TGATCCGGAATTTTTAAATTCCAGAATAAAAGAAGTAAAAGGATATCTAACAGAAAAAGGAGCTAAAAAACTTGACTTTGATTTTATAGATGATACAATGATAATAGAATTCTATAAAAAGAAGCAAAAGGAAGAATTGAAATTAATAACAACTCCAGTACTAAATAATTGGGAAGGAGAGGAACTAATACACGAAGTCGGCGGCATAACTATAGATGAAGCTTTAAAAATAACAAGCTATACTTTAATGGATTACTTAGTAGAAAAATATGTGAAAGGGGAGGATGAAGAATGAGGACCGAAGAATTAAAAAAAGTATTACCAACATTAATGGAAATAGGAGAAGTACCAAACTTAATAGGACATGCTGGGGTAGGAAAAACCCAGATGCTTGAACAAATAGCGAAAGATACTGGAAGAGATTTATATTATGTAAATCTCGACCAGTTAGAACCGGGAGACTTTTATGGTCTCCCTATGATGAAAGATGGAAGGACTTATGAATCCTGCCACAGATGATTATGAAGTTAATGAAGTTGTAGATTCAGCATTCAATGATAGACTTGTTCATATAGTTGTAGTGAATCACTTTGAAGATTTCAAAAGTTTTATGATGAGAAAATATGATGCTGACACAAGAATAGATGAATTTATAGCATCATTGGAAAATGTTAGAAAAACTTCTGGGGATCATGTATTCCAAAAAGACGACATTATAGAATTACCAGAATTAACTCCAACTCCAAGGTCTTGGGAAAGATTATATAAAATATATAGACATGTAGATGATAAATTCTTCAATGAATATTTCTTAGAAATTGCAAGAGGAATAGTAGGAAAGGAAGCACCAATGTTTTATAGTGTCCTTGATAAAATGAGAAAAGAAGCATTCGCTTTAAGTCCAGATGATCTCTGGAGAAAATCAGTGAGAAAACTTCAAAAGACCGAGCCAGCGTTAAGGATTGCTGTTTTAGATCAATTAAAGGAAGAAAACATTGCAACCAGAGATGACGAAGAACTCTACAATTTCTTCGAGAATTTGGAAAAAGGTTATAAAACCGAAGAATTAAACATTCTTATGAGAATGGTTGTAGAAGATAAAGAACTCGCTGAGAAAATGGAAGAAATTAAATCAAGAGACAAAAAGCTCAGACGAGCCTATTTGAAACTAAAAGCAGGTAGTGACGACATCACTAACTTGCTTGACAATGTAGATAAATATTATTAAGGAGGGATGTGCATATGATTATGGTTTTAGATAGATTAAAAAGTTTTGTTGGGAGGCTTCAATGGACTAATCATGCCTCCCACCAATTAAGGCAAAGATTGAATTCAAAGTATAGAGATGGAGGCATATTTAATCCATATAAACTTGGAGAATGGAAAGGTGTTATGCCAGTATTCGACCCTGAAGACAATAAAAAAAATGCATATTATAAAAAACAATGGAACTTAGAAGACTACAAAGGTCAGAAGTTCCATATTTTTTTTTGGATTCATTCTAACAGAGTAGTAGAATTGATTATTGACTGGCGAGAAGAAGAACCAAAAGTTGTAACAGCAATAGTTATAATGGGAAAAACCATAAGAAAAAAAGTAAATACTTTTTATCCACAATACAAATTGATTAAGGAGGGGTCTTGAAATGGACCAGGAAGGAAGGCAACGCCTAATAAAAAAATTATCTTCTGCTATAAAAAAAGCAAAAGGACTTGGAGTTATAGGATTGAAATATAGTCCTCAAAATAAGCAAGACGCCTTTTACAATATATGGTTACAAAAGATGCAGTTTGCAATATCCGCAAAGTTAAAAGCACCTGCAGCTATCACTTTTAATCATCATAAAAATAAATTTGTACTCTTTATTAATCCTTTAATGGCCTGGGCTTTCATACAAGCAGCATGGGAATATAAAGGAAACAGTGGAGAACCTGATGAAGAATTCACAGCATCTATTTTCAGAGGTTTTATTAAACATGAAATTCTTCATGGAGCATTAAAACATGTTTTTCTTTCTAAAAGAAGGACAAATCATGAACTGTCTAACATATGTCAAGATGCAATAATTAACCTAATGGTTGAAGAAATGGATAAACATGTACCAAATGATTCAATAGAGGCGCACCTTGGTTTGGCACCATTTGAAATAGAGGCTCTTATTAAAGGTGTAAAAGGTTGGAAACTTTATGCTGAAAAGAAGGATCCAGCTTGGGAGGATTTATATGATTTTTATATAGAAAGAATGCCACCTCAACCTGAATCAAATGATGAAGAAGATGAAAATCAAGGTGGTGGCAGTGGTGAAGGTCAAGAAGGGACAGGACAAAACGGAGACCATGAAGGAAAAAGTAAAGGTAAAGGGCAAAGTTCTAAAAATGATGAAGGTGGCGATCAAGATAAAAAAGAAGATTCTGGAGGAGGTCAAGGGAATGATAAAGAGGGACAACCCACGCCCGAAGATGTAGAAGAAATAACAGATGAAATAAGAAAACAACTTCAAGAATTCGGAGAATTAGATGAAGAAGATGTAAGCGCAGATATAGAAGAACAAGCAGTTAAAGGTCAAGGAGTAAGACCAGATGCTGAAAGTGCTGCACAAGAAAAAATGAATGAAATGAATAAAGAAGCTATAAACGAACTACAACATGGAAAACTTAAAGGGGATAAACATTTTGATTGGCTTCTTAAAATATTGATAAAAGTTACCAAGAAAAGAATAAATTGGAGAAAATTATTAAAGAAAGCTGTGGTTAAATGGTTTGGAGAGTATTCCGATAAAAGATATTCTTACAAACGACCTAATCGAAGAATACCACAATTCATGGGTGTTAAACAAAAACCTTCCGCAGTAAAAATGTTAGTTCTCATAGATACTTCAGGTTCTGTGTCTGATAAACTATTAAAAATATTTTTAGAAGAAACTATAAATCTTATAAGAATAAATAATATAGATGCAAAAATCTTCTCATATGACGTGACAACAAATGAAATACCAATGAGAGCAGCTAAAGCTGGGAGAATCACCATAACCGGAAGAGGCGGTACTTCTGTAGAAGCAGCTTTAAAAGAAGTACAACAAAAATATCCGAAATTATTCAATAAAAAAAATATGCTGTTGATATTTACAGACACATATGATGATTTTCCAGACGAAAAATATCACAGCATATTTAAACATAAAATTTTAGTAAGTACAGAAGTGGTAGATAATGTGTTTGTATCAAAAGCTAAAAGTCATGGTTTCAAACATATTATTATTTCCGAAAAAGAGTAAAACGTCGCAAACCCACTATTCAAAGGGGTGCATTTGACGTTCAACGGTCCTATTATATATATATAATAGAGTCGTTACCCGTCATTTGCACCCCTAACGTTTCAGCTCTATAAGCGAGTTTTAGAAAATTCAAAACGTCTGAAATGAAGTACAATTTTACTAGAAAGGAGGTTTTACATTATGAAATAGAACAATAGAAATGCTCCAAACATCGCTATAAAGAGGATTAGAGATATAATATGTATGCCATATTATGCTTAAGTTACATGTTATATTTAAAATGTTAAATATTAAGCCACATCCATCTTTACACCACACACAAATCAAAGAAAAGGATGTGGTCAAAGATGAATAAGTTTTTTAAAATTGTTATGGAAGTATTAGAGGATGAAAAAATTGCACCATTATTAGTAGGAGGGTTAGCATATGCAGCTATGCGTTTTGCTACAGTATCAGATCATAAAATACCTTTAGCCAACAATTCATATTCTCAACCGAAAAAACAATCATTTAATCATGAAAAAGTTTATGATTGGCTGAAAATTATAATAACAGATATGATAAGGACAGGAGAATTACCAAAAATGAATTTCTATGATGTTGTAAGAATCGCAAAAGATGCTGGTGCAACATTTAGAGATTGGCAAACTGTATATGAACAAGTGAATTTTAAAAACAAAAAGCATGACAGAGTGTATAAAAAAGCAGTAGAACATTTCTATAAGAGAAGGATAAGTAATGGAAGGTACGAACTTGAATAAAAAAACCCGACCGGGTGCAGTCGGGTGGGGGTTCTATACAGGGCAAAAGAGGGGTGTCTCCACAATTAGTATAACATAGTTTTTCTAAGCTTGCTAAACCCTTTTTTTGTCCCGTGTAACCCTTATTTGGCAAAAAGGAATTTGACTTCGTGTCACAGAATGTGATATAATGAAAGTGACAGAAGCGGAAAAACCGCATAGGAGGGGAAGAAAAATGCTTAAGAATTTCAAGTTTAAAATTTGTACAAGAGAAGATGCAATAAAAGTAGCAAATATATTTTTACCGTTTATAAAATCCAAACCTGTGACGGAAGATTATAAAAAATATGTGGAATTTTTGAAGAATGGGATAGAAGATGAAGGTTTAATTTCTTCAACGTTATACTTTTTAAGAAACAAGACTTATGAAGAAGCACCTTTAGCCTATTTACTCTTTAATAAAATGTTGTATGACAAAATAATTGAAATACAAGAATTAGACCCTAATGATTTATCAATAAAAGCAATTGTAGCATTGGGATGGTTTAACTATATGAGTTTATCAGAACTTCAAAAAGAAGCGGACTACTATTCTAAAGAAGTTGCTGGTGAAATTCAAAGAATATTATTAGAAAATAAGGAAGGAGATGAATAATATGGATAGAATTTTAGAAGCTATAATGAAATGCAAATCAATGGATTTGAATTTTTTAGATGAAGTTTTGTTAAACATAGAATATGCAACAGATGAAAGCGTAGAAGATTTAGTAGGTGGTGAATGTGAATTTCATGCTGTTTTGTCGCATGCTTTTGAGGTTTTGATTCAAGATTTTAAAGATAGACTGTTTGATATGCTTTATGATGAATTCTATGAAGAATATTCTCAGGAATATATTGAAGAATGGATAGATGGGAAGGTGAAAGATGGATATTACTTAAATTATATAGATTCTCATCTCGAAGAACCAGCATTAGAAGAAGTAATTAAAGCAGATTACACAGAAGATATTGATGAAATATACAAAAGAACATTAAAAGAATATAAGAAACTTTTCTGTGATGAGAATAAGTTAGAATGCGGTAAAGAATAATATTGTAGAAAGGAGATGCCAGTATGGATATTAATGAATTTTTAAAGAGAATAAAGTCGGAAGAGGAAAATCCTCTTCCCGACATTCTCGAAGAGATAAAAAGGGAAGAGCCTATTAAAATAAAAAAAGAGCCTCTTCTTTTAGATGATGAAAAACCAGAAACTGAAGAAATAGATTTTATAGTAAAAGAAAATAAGATTCTCAATAAGCAAGAGCATGAGGTGGAATTCAGAAAACACGCAGTATATCCTGCAGTTAATCCAACTAAAATATTATTGCCAGATTATTATAAGAAAAACGGTTGGATTTCAATAGGAATAGAAGTTGCGACATTAAATGATCCTGAGGATAGATTTTCTCCTAGGACCAAGGTAAAAGCGGAAGCAATGCTTCATATTCCGCAAACTAATACTTCACCAGAAGAAATAAAACAAGCATTGCTAAATTTAGGAAGTACAGTTGAAGAAGCAGCATTAAAACAATTAGAACATACTTTAAGCAAACAACAAGAAAGGAGCGATATTATAATGATAGCAAAGATTAATATATGGGACAAAGTTTCGGAGGTAATTGATACATTAACCACAGATAATCCACATCACGTATTCATGGTGATAAAGAAACAATTATATGTATTCTTTAGGGATAATTTAACTTTAAAGATTAGAAAGAACTTAATGGAACAATATCAATGGAAGAATGATGTAAAAAAATACATCAGTTTTAATGTTTCATCAGAAACTTCAGTTAAAACAGTAAAAGAAACAGATACATTCTATACGATAGAATTCGAACTTGGTTCTGTAAGAGAAGTTGTTGATGCAGCAATTATGGAAATGGTAAATACAACTGAAATTGACAAAGAATTAGAAATAGAATTTAAAGAAAAGAAAAAGAAGAAGAGAAGAAACGCAAATAAGGAAATGACAGCAAAAGTTGTACAAGAAAAGCCAAAAGAAAAGAAACCAAAAAAGAAAAAAGAAGAAAAAGTTAAAATGGATAATTTTTTAGATATGGCCAAACTTAATGAAATAAAGAAAGAAATACAGTCTAAAAAGAAAAGAACTACAAAGAAATCAATAAAAGCCAACGTTGCAAAAACAGAAGGTTCATGGATGACAGTAAAAGAGGCTGCAGAAAAATTAGGAATATCTACTAGAACAGTTTATAGAAGAATAAAATCTGGGGAATTTCTAATGAAAGAAGAAGGAAAGACCAAATATGTATTGATTAGGGGGAAATAAAGATGAGGCCAAGGAAAATTATAGATAAAACAGATGAAGATATTGCAACATCTTTTTATTTTGAATTAAGACAAAAAGTATTGGAAGTAGAAAAAGAAATTATACAAAAATATGGAATAGGAAATACACAATTAATAGATTATGTGCTTCCAATAAACAATATGCCTATTTCAGCAGCATATAGATATGACAATCCAATAATCAAAGCATCTCTTGAATATATAGAAAATGAGTTTTTTAATAGTTGGGAACATGCGGATAAAACAATAGAAATTCATATTGCTGTAGAAAAAAAATCTTTTAATAAATATATGAAAACACACGGAGGTTGGTTTGTAAGGGCCAATCTCCCTTTAAATTATTTTATATATGAACCAGTGATGCTATTTATGATTGCATATGCCTTTAGAAAAAAGGAAAATAAGTGGAAAGGACTTGCAAGTGGAAAAAGCGCGAAAAAAGTTTTAAATGCAGCTGGAGTTAAAAATGATTATATTATAGAAAATTTAAAAAAAGTAGTATATAAAAATGCTGATACTAATGAGAAAAGTTTCTATGTAGAAGAATTCATTCCTAGCAAGAAAATAAATTATAATTATGCTTTGTCTGGACTATTGACATTGAATTTACTTGGATTAATAAATCTTCCACAATTGGAAGAAGCATTTAGAAATTACTCAAATTTATGAGAAAGGAGTTGGATTACTAATGATTATTTCTATCAAGGAACAGATAAAAGAAAGGATAGAAAAGATAGATACAGCAATAAGAAAGTATTTCGAAATAGACGATTTATTTGAACATTCATATGATAAAATTGTATTTACAGAGGAAGAAGCATCTGACGAATACTATATTTATACAGCTGTTAATATTTTAAACGATAATGCTGAACTATGTTATGCTATCGGGCAACAAGAAAAAATAGAACAAATGATTATTGAAGGGATCGAAGATGGATTTTATCCAAAAGCTGCAACTGATTATGAATATTTTATTGCACATGAAATTATGCATTTAATAGAATGGAGAATCATCCTACATTATTTTCCAGAAATGAGATTTTCATATTTTGATGAAGCATTTTTGAGTAGAAAAATTCTAAATAAAATGAAAAATAAGTATTCTGAAAAAAGAATCATAGAAGAATTAGGAAAACATATTTTAGAAGATGAAGAAATAGAACCAAAAGAATTTACTGCAGCAATAGTAGGAGCTTATTTTAACACAAGATTGTTACCGAATGGTTTTTTGAATGACGGTATTTCTTTGATTGGTGCAGCAATCCAAGATATAAGGGGGAATTTTGATGGAAATCTTACAACAATGGCGTGATTATGTAATTCGAAATAGAGAATTTGAAGAAAGATTAAAAAAAGCAATTCTGTATTCTCCAGAAGATTTCAATAAAACTTTCAAGAACAAAAAGATGGAAATGATTGATAAAGTTGAAAGTGAAATTGAAAGGATAAAAGCTTATGTTATGGATGAATATCTTGTAATTGAACATACAATATTTTTGCCAAAAAAGATTACTTTATTTTATGTTTATTACTAATAAGGGGATGAAAAAAATGAAACTAACAGAAGAACAAAAAACTATAGTAGAAGCAAGCAAAGGAGACTTTGATATACTTCGAATAAATGCATATGCAGGAACTGGAAAAACAACTACTTTAGTAGAAATTGCAAAAGCTAATCCGCATAAAAGGTTCCTGTATTTAGCTTTTAATAGATCTATTGCTGAGGAAGCAAGACAGAAATTTCCTTCAAATGTAATTGCTTACACAACACATTCTTTTGCTTTACGTCAATTGAAGAAAAACGGTTTCAAAGCTAAGTTAAAAGATGATTTAAGAAAAGAAATGAAAGAATTTGTGATAAGCACATCTAATTTCAGCCAACTTTCTGAAGAAAACAAAAGTGTTATAATAGAATTGATGAGCACAACTATTTCTAAAATATGTAATTCTGATTTATCACCATTTATATTTGCAAATCATAATTCTGTAGAAGAAATGCTATATGATACTCAAGATTTTGAAGATGTATATCAAAAGGTTGGCAAATACATGTCAATTAATTCTTTCATTACATCTATTGCGTTATTTTTAGAAACATATTTGCCGAGTGATATAGAAACTTTAACTGAAACTACGCATGACTTATATTTAAAATTGTTTCATATTCAACTTGGATTAGAAAACATAACAACAGATGAATATGATGTAGTTTTATTAGATGAAGCTCAAGATACTAATCCAGTTACTTATGAAATTTTTAATTTATTGAAAGGACAAAAAATCATAGTTGGAGATAATCTCCAGAAGATTTATGGGTTTAGGGGTTCTATAAATATATTAGAAAAATACGATTATTCATTAACAACAAGTTTTAGATATACGCAAGATATTGCAGATAGAATAAAAGAATTTACATCGGTTTTGATGAATCACAACATTGATCTTAAAGGAATACAAAAACAAAATACTATAAGGACGCAAGCAGAACTTGTGCGTTCTAATTTTGAACTATATCAAACTATAGAAAAAAGATCTGGCAAAGTTATTTCGTTAAGAAATCCATATGCAATTTTTCAACCAATTTTTGATATAATTTATTTTGAGAGAAATAGTTCGCCGTTTAATAAAATTTTTAAAACAAAAGAAGAATTCAAAGAATTCGTAGAACTCACAAACAAATATTCTTATATTGCAGCATTTCGTATTTTAGAACGTACTTATAACAAAAGTAAAATATTTGCTTTGTACAATAAAGTAAAAGAAACCACAGCTAATAAGAATGCAGATGTATATGTAAGCACGGTACATTCCGCAAAAGGGCTAGAATGGGATAAAGTAATAGTAAATGTAAATATATTACATATTTTAGTAGAAAAACTAGCTTATATGGTAGCAAAAGGAGATTTGCCAGCAAATTACGATGAGTTTATAGAAAACAAAGAAGTTTCTGAAGAATTAAATTTGTACTATGTAGCTTTATCAAGAGGTAAATATGAAGTAATAGAGAAACACAACGAACATAGTTATAGTGAAATACGAGATATAATGGAAGATATGATAACAGAAGCAACTGATTTTTATTTGGAATCTGAATTTTATAAAGATAATCCAAAGTTTAAAAGCATTCTTCTTCAAAGGCTTAAGAAAAAATTGAAAAAATACGAAAAATATCAGTCATTTGATGAAGATTACAAAGTAGAAGTAAATGAAGATGAAGAAATTTCAGAAAAAATGAAGCAGATTATCAAAGAGATTTTTAATATAAAAGAAGGTTGATAATATGCGAAAAGCGCCTGAAAAGTTTATAAAAGAAGTACAACTTGCAAATTTGAATCTTTTGAAAGCATTCAATTTACAAAATCGAATTGAAACAGTTTATGATAGAATATCAATAGATAACTTTGCTTTAATAATCCCAGATTTTTATATCATGTCAGCTTTTGAAGAAAAGAAGCCAAATATATATATAGGCGAAATTATTTATAATACTATGTCGAAAAACATTGAGCACATCAACGTTGAATTAGAAAAATTAGTAGAAGACGGTTTTTTGCCAGATTTTAAACTTGACTATAGATATCTCATTTATAAAAGATTATTTAGGTTATTAATGGCGAAAATTATGGCAATGTTTAAAGTTCATAATCCCACTAATCCAGATAACAATTTTGTCATAAACAAAACTTACAAATGGATATTGGATGTTTTTGATAAAGAATATATAATAGAATTGTTAGGTAATAATATATTAGATGGCGGATTAGACGATACTGGTATTTGGATATTAGAAGCAGATTTAATAGAACCTTTTAATCTTTGCGAAAATATAGTAGCATTATATCTAACGCAAGAAAAACCTCTTCCAGATTTAATTGAAGAAGGCTTTTGGAAAATAGATTTTGAAATTCAAAATGCAAAAGAGAAAATGCTAGTATAAGAAAGGAGAATACCAAAGTGAATGCAAAAGAAGCAGCCAAGGATTTTAGAGAAAAATTTTACACAGAGGTAGTAGCTGGTATTTTTGAAAAATGGTACAATGAATATAGATTTTTAGAACTAGAAGGCGAACTTATACAAGTTGCAGGAATGATTATTCCACCAAAACTAAGAGGGAATAAACATGTAAGAGTTGTAGAGGAAATGATACATGTTGATTTCAAAGTATCAAAAAAAGACTTAGAAGATATAGATGATTTTGAAGAATTCAAAGAACAACTTTTTCCTAAGTACCAGATAATTTATGAAACTGAAGAGTATTATATATTTCGTGCAAGGGAAAATCTTAGAATGTTTTATTTGCCACAATTGCCAGATGATTTAAGAAATCTCAATCCTATAAGAGAATATATGCGTGAGCATTTGAAAAAACTAAAAGTAGAAAAATACGATATAGAAGACATACTTTATTATAATCAAGGAATATTAATGTCTATACATGATATAATAATGGATGTGCCACCTGATCTTAGAGTGGTTAATTATACAAATGAAGAAATTTATGAAAGGTTAAAAAAAGAAGGACATTATTATAATTTTAAATTATACAAAACAACTAATGATTACGTACATAAAAAATATTTTAGTGAATTAGATAAAAGACTTTTTAAAAAGGTAATACCTTATTTTGATGAATTCAAATTTATGAATCATGTAAAGAAAAGCGGGAAATTTTATCCTTTTTTTCTGCATGATGGCAGAGTATTAGAAATGATAATAAAAAAACCGAGACGAAAATAAGTCTCGGTTATTTTTTTGTAAGGGAATAAAAAACATTAATTGAAAGAGGTGAAATTATGGTTGATTACGGAAAGAGGTATTTTTTTGATGCTTCAGTTAAAAATAAAGATGAAGAAAAATTAAGAATGTTAGATGTTTTATTAAATTATAGTGATTATCTTATTGAATACAAAGATGATGAAGCGTATAACTTTTCTCTAATGTTAGAAAATCTGTTAAGTCATGAATATGATCATTTCTTGTATTTGTATCGCATTAGTTTAGATAAAAAGATTGGAAATGTAAAAGAAAGGTATAAATGTTATTGGTTTAAAGAAGGACTATTAAAAATGTTAGAAAACAAAGAAAAGTTAGAAAGCATGGAAGACGAAGATAAAAAGCATTATGAATATCTTGTGTATTTCTATGATTGTTTTAAAGAATTGGATGATAAAACAAAACTACAAATTATTAAGTATTACGAAGAAACAAACGAAGATATTTAATACGCTAAAATGAGCATATGTCAATAGTAAAATTTATAAGGAGGTATAAAATATGGGTTTATTCAAATTCGAATTAGAAAGATGGTTACATAAATATATAGCAAATGAAAGTGTAATAAATTTTGTGGAAAATTGGATTTTTGAAGAATACAAGAAAGAAGAATTTGATTTTGAGCACTTTTATCAATTACATAGATTTTTAAGCAAAAACAAAGGGGAAGTGCAATATCTTGTGGTTTGGAAAAAACTAAAAGAAATTTCTGGTTTAAGAAACCTAAGCGATAATTTTGATATCTATTATTTCAAAACAAAAAAAGAAGTAATTGAAAGTAGGATTTTTAGCCGTGTTTTCAAAAAACATGAAGAAGTTATTTATTTGTTTGCACCTGACAAAGCTGTTGAAGAATTTATTCAAATACTGAAAAAAGAATATAGGTCACATGCTTCTAATTTATATCCATTCATATTAGAAGACGGAAGCTATTTAATTACAGCAGATGGAAGTAGAAATATTAAAACGGAGGAGGACTGAGACAATGCCAAATTGGTGTTATATTCACGCAAATATTACTGGGAATGAAAATGATATATATGAATTCGCAAAAAAATATCTTAGAGTGGATCCGTGGCGAAAAGAACCTATCTTAGATTTTGGACAAGTAATTCCAAAACCTGACTTTGTTTTGGATTTAACTGAAAAATCAATGCAGGATTTGAAAGAAGAGTTATTTATCTTCAATAAGCTTGTAGAATCAGAAGAAAATTATAAGAAAATCCTTAAGGTGTTTAAAAATTATCAAAAATATGAAAATAGCGAAGACGAAATAGAAAGGGCTGCATGGTATCTACTGCAGCCTGATGCTTTAAAAAAATATAAAAAATATTTAAATAAATTTAGGAAGGAAGAAATAACACCTGAAGAACACCAAAGGATAAAACAAATAGCAGATGAATATGATTGGAATATTGAAAATTGGGGGGTGAAATGGGATAGTCTAACTTCTAAGATATATATTGGAAAGGATGACGATGGTTCGTTGGGATGGATAGAAATTTATATGACAACACCATGGGATTTTCCAAGTCCAGTTTTCGAAAAATTACACGAACAAAATCCACATTTAGATATTGAAGCATATTATGGGATAGAAGGGGGTTTTGAAAAAGGAAAATTTGAAAATGGAAAATATACAATAGTAGATAATGATTTAGACGAAATAGATTGGACAAATTATGATTTTGGAGCAGATAACGAACCTATGATAGTATATGAAGGGAAAAAATCTGAACGTTGGGAAAAAATAATAAAAGAACTTTTAAAGGAGGTTGATAAAAAATGACTCATATTATAGTAATACAAGAAACTAAAGATGGCCCTAAAGTTACTAGATATGAGGATGTTAGATTGTATTATATATATGATAAAGAAGTACTGGAAGAAGATATAATGGATGTCATTGGAGAAGATAAGTATGAAAAGCTTACTAAAGAACAGAAGGAAAGATTGATAGACGTGGCAGAAAGTACTACAAGACAAGAGATGGATATTAGTTTTGGATATATTGCAGAAGCAATTCAAGATGAATACTATTCTTTATAAGGAGGGATTTGGTATGGGAAAATTTGAAGAAAGAGTAGAAAAGGCAAAGAAATTGGCAGACAAACACGTATTATGGAATCAGAGTATGGTGGTAGAAGATATGTTAAAGGCAGGATTGTTGGATTTGGAAGAAGATTCAAATTATTTAGAAGTATTATCAAAAGAGGGAGAAGAATACGAAGATGCAATATTAGAAATATTTGAATGGTATCTAGTAACTCCATGGTTAGCAAACAGATTAAAAGAAAAAGGTGAAGTTGTATTGGATAGTGGCAGTATGGATTTTTGGTGGGGGAGAACTACAACCGGCCAATCAGTTATAGTTGATGAAGTAATACAAGAAATTGCAGAAGAGAACCTCTGATTTCCGGCCAGAAATAGACAAAATCAAAAAAATATGATATAATATTTGAAAGGAGATGGAAGATATGAATAAAAAATTATTAAAAGAGTTAAAAGAAGTAGTGGATGAAATGTTTGAAAATTCAGAAACAACATTTTATACAGATTTAAAAGATTTACCAGAAGAAGAAAAAACTACAGATATTATAGAGTTGATAGAAACTTTTGATAAAGATGATGAAGTGTTTTATAAATATTTTAAAGAGAAATATTTCCCTAAATTATCAAATGAAGAATATTGGAATACAATGATGGAATATTTATCCAAACTTTGTGACAGAGTTTCAGATGAAGGGGATACCATTGAATTAACGAGAGTTTTGAAATTATTTGAGGAGGATTGAAAACATGGAAGATATTACTCAAGAAGAAGTTGTTGCTTCTTTCTATGAGTACCAGGAGTGGGGTATTGATCCTATACAAGCAATGGCCGAAGATTACGATTTATCCTATGAAGAAGCAAAAGAGCTATTGCGAAAATATAATTTGATATAATATTCTAAAGGGGGTTATACAGTGGCAGAAGAGGTTTTAGCTGAAGATAAGATAGTAGAATTTTACGTAGAAAGCAAAGAGGTTGTACCTTACAAAAAACACAAAGGTGATGCAGGATGGGACCTAAGAAGCAAAGATCATTATACTATCTTACCAGATGAAACGATGAAGATTCCAACTGGAGTAAGGGCTGTAATTCCGGAAGGATACGTTGGGATAGTTAAACCAAGAAGTTCTTGGGGAATAGAAGGATTTGATGTTACAGCAGGGGTAATAGATTCAACATATAGAGGGGAAATCCATGTTGTACTTCAAAACCATTCTAATAGGGCAAAATACATAGGAAAAGGCGAAAGGATAGCACAACTTATAGTAGTACCTATCCTTATGAAAGCGAAAGCAAAATTGGGGAAACCACCAATAGATACTGACCGTGGAGAAAAAGGGTTTGGTTCTACAGGAAAAGAATAATACAGGGTGCTCGCAAGGGCACCTTTATTTTGATGATAAGGAGGGAAAAAATGCCAAGAGCACTATTAACAGATGCTGGTTCTATCAAAATATCATATTTTCAACCTGCTTTTAATATTGCGGAAGTAAAAATCACAGCTCCTTTACTAGTATTAGATTTTAAAAGTATACTTATGAAATATATAATAAACACAACAGATATGTTTTATGTGCCAGATTTAGTTACAGAAGAACTAATGAATGCTTTTGAAGATAAAGATGAAAAGAAAAAATTCGAAGAAGAATTTGAAGTAGCTGGTGAAGTTTTAAGAACTACAATGAGGAGAATCAAAGAAGTAGAGGGGAAAGCACTGTATGCAGACATGCTTTCTTCTAAGTTTTTCTATGTAAATGCTGTAATATTATTGGATGTTGATAAACTCAAATTAGAAAAACCATTATATCATGCACAAAAGTTTTTCAAAGATTGGATTTTAAAAGTCTTGGAACATCCTAAGAAAAACATAAATGTATTTGAAGAAAATGCATTACAAACAGGTGTTGTAGAATATGTTTTAAAAACACCTTTCTTCTTAAAAATTCAAGATTCACCCATAATATTTTCTAAAACAGATTATGCACAGATATTTAATAGAAATTTTGTATTAAGAATAAATGGGGAAAAACAAGATTGGGAAATAGGAGATATTCTAAGAGTAGATTATATAAATAAAACATTAAAATTAAAAAAAACGGAGGTGTCTAAATGAAAAAAATAGCAGTTATACTTTTAGTTCTAATAAGCGTGGTGAGTTTTGCTTCTTACAAGATACATTATACGGCTATGGATTACACAAGAGACTTACTGGTTATGAAATTAGGAGTAAATGTAGGAGAAAAGATGTTCCAATCTATTAAAGAAGAATTAGAACTTCTAAACAACCCTCAACTTGATCCTTTTTTGATCTTAGCTATTATGCAAACTGAATCTTCGTTTCGAAATATTGAGGGAGACCATGGCAAAGCTATTGGCTTTTTTCAATTACACAAAGTTACAATAGAATATGTTATTCAGTTTTATCCGGATTTAAAAGAGAAATATGCTATAATAACCGCAGGATGGAACCACGATTTCAAAGATATAAAGAAATACCCTATTTTCCAAAGCAAAGTAGCAATAAGATATCTACATTTAATATTACAATATTGGGCTAATGGAGACCTAAATAAAGCGTTATCTTTTTATAACGGTAGAGGAGGAACACAACCTTATAATGAATATGTGGTAAAAATTTTGAATTATAAAGTATTATTCATGGAGGATTACTTATCAACTATAAAAGGGATGTGATAAAAAATGCTTTTAAATTTATATTTTATAAGTATAATAGTAAATTTGACTTATGTTATTTACTACAAAATAGAGTTTGAACGGTACAAAGAGCTTGCGGATTATCCGTGTTGTGCCAAACATTTTCCCCAGGCTAAAGTTTCTTCTTTTTTGTTTTTCTTTGTTCCTATTTTAGGAATGGTCAAATTTCGACAAAGACATATCAAACTTTTTAATTTGCTTAAAATAAGAAAAGATGAGAATTATGATATCGATTTTTTAAAAAAAATAAGAGGTTTAATAAGGAAAATAAACGAAGAAAGTGATGTCAAAGAAGTATTAGTACAAAGATTGCTTGATAATTTATTAGAAAATATAATATTTAAAGATTCTTATCCTTTAGGATATTATTATTTCGAAAAATTAATATTGAATGAAATAACACCGTATGAAATTAAAGACGATTTATGTATTCTATCTTTAATATTTGGTGACATAAACAAATTGTATTCGATTTTTACTGACCATGATAGATATGAATTATTACGAAAATATGGAAAATATTCTGTTAAAGAAGCTAACGAAAAAAAAGCAAATAGAACAGAATATATTTTTGCCTTTTTGAAATATTTAAGGAAAAGATATATTACGGAATTTTCGGTGATAGATTAAAGGAGGGAATAAAATGTTTAGAGTATTATTAATAGGATGGATATTAAACTTAGTAGTAGCAGCATTACATTGGAAAGTGTTTTTGTATAATTTTAAAGAGAATTTCTATGGAAAAACGGATTATAACAAAATTGTATTAGTAAGTGTTGTTGTTGTTCCTTATACGATTACATTGATTGCAATTTCCAAAGTTGTTGCGGATTTAATCGTGTTTCTCAAACGCAAGGGTGTTGCTTTCTTCAAGAAAATATGATATAATTAAAGTATCATAACTCACTAGAAAGGAGATGGAAGAGATGTTACTGATTAAAGGATTTGATGCCACAAGGGGAGCGCAACTCGGCTTCATAAAAATAGGTGGAAAAGGGCAGGAAAGAGTTTCAGCAAAAGGGTACAAGTATAGGATGCCAGTAAAATTTGCAGGATTCCTTATTACTTCTATGGTTAAAGATAAAACAGACAATTATACTCCGCATCCTTTATATTCGAAAATGTTAGAAAATTATGGTGTGCAGATTGGTGATAATAAGTTTTTGAGGAGTTTTCCAGTAACTTTTGCATCTGACGACATAGAAGAAATAGTATATACATACAAAGGAGTTTTTACTGCTTCAGAAACAGTATGTATTTCTAAAGACGGAGAAATAGGATTCAATTATCAAAAACAAGAAAATGTAGCATGTGAGACTTGTCCTATGAAAAAAGATTGTAAATTGCACGGAATCGTAAAAGTGTTGTTGAGGCATCCTGAAAATCCTCAAAAAGTTTTAACAGGTGGAAGTTTCTTATTTAAAACAGTGTCTTACAATTCATTAAGAGCAATAGTAGATTCTTTAGTTCAATTAAAAAAAATACATGGAAAATTAACTGGGATTCCAGCATTTATGACGTGGGATGAAACGATGGTAAAAAGACAAACAGAACAGGGTACCGTAATGCAAACTGTTCCTATTGTATATTTTACATCCCAGTTAGATATAGAAGATATGCAAGAAAGACATACGGAAATCACTGTTAGTGACCCATTAGCACATCTTGCAGATGAAGATGTTGATGTGGATGAAGTTGTTGAAGCAGTAATTGATTCAGGTAGCAGCGAATTTGATGATTATTTAGAAACCAAAGAATAAAAAAAAGCGCCTTTGAGAAGGCGCTTAATTTTATAAGGAGGGATAAAAATGGCAGAAATGACAATTAAACAATTGGTAGATAAAATAGCAGAAATAAAACAATTGGAAAATGATATGAGAAAATATAGAAAAGAATTAGAAGAACAATTGACAAATTATGTAAAAGAAACTACAAACGATAAAACTGTTTATTTGGAAGGAGAAAAAGCTAAAATAAAAGTATCTAGGACATCTTCATTAAAAATTGACCAAAAAGCAGCAAGAAAATTTGCAGAAACACATCCGGACATTTCACCAAAAATATTCACAATAAGTTATAAACCAAAGAAAACAGGTTTTACTATTTTACATGAACTTGTGAAGAAAGATAAATCACAAAAAGAAGTTTTAGAAGAATTTCAAAGTTTAGTAACCGAAGAAGAATCAATTAGGATTACTGTCGAAGAAAAAGAAGAATAATGTATTGACAAAATAAAAAAAATATTGTATAATAAATTAAAGCGGTGTTTCCCAGCCATAAATGGGAGCCAAACATTGTAATTTTAGTTACAGGGCTCGCAGACGTGCGAGCCCTTTTGTATTAAATAAGTTATAAACTACAATAAAAAAAGGGGGAAGATGAGTATGAAAAAAAGTATTATAATGGTAATTGTAGTATTAATGGTAGTTTTAAGTTTTGGTAGTAAATACAATCAAAGAACAATGGATGTAAGCAGATTAATCAAACAAGGATATGTTATCGATCCAGAATATGTCTTTTTTGAAGATTATATGAGGGATACTTTTACCCTTACTCAAGTAAATGCTATTAATAATTATATGACTTTAATGATTTTACAATACGTAGAAGAACTCAAAGACGGGAAAAAACCAGCATACGCTTTAGATGAAGTAATGGGTTGGGGTTTTGGCTCTTTGGAAGGAACAAATTATGATGTTGGACTTGGAAAGAAATTTTTAGAGAATTATTATAGCACAGATCCTAATGACGTAGAATTCAATTTTCATATATCTGTTTTACTTGATTATCTGGAGTACAGATTATCCCAAGAATTTTTAGATAAAAGCAACGTACCTTATGATGATAATTGGGAAACAAACAGTAAAATTAGTTCAGATCATTTGAATTTAATAAAACTATTTTTAATTGACAATGGGGATCTTCAAGTTGATACCCCTATTTATACTTTTTATATTTCAAATGTATCCGAAATTGAAGAATTAGAAAATCATAAAAAGAAATTTGGGAATGTGTCGAAATTATTAACAACTGTTCATGATACTGAATCACATGAAAAATTTCAAGAAGAGGTAATCGAATTAATTGATCTTTCAACTACAACCTATATGTTTTTTGCAAGAGTACATGCTTTGCCAATTGCATATGATTTGCTAGCGTTTTTAGATGAAGACTTACATGTATTATATATAATGGTTACAACATTAACTGTCGAATCTTTATAATAAACAATAGTGAGGCCTGCAAATATGCAGGCCTTTTTTAGTCAAATTATTATTTTAAGGGTGTATTCCTTATTAGCAATTCATAATAAAATATGTTATAATATTTATAGTTTTATAAAAGAGAGGTGAAAGTATGGATTTAATACCGCAACAAAACAAACCTCAATTTCATATAAAGAAAGCTGCAATCAGTCATGGTCTTCGAAGTATGGTTGCTCCTAAATTATTTTCTGTAGGACGCAAAGTTAATAAATTAGGTGATAGAGCCGCTTATTCTTTTGGCACGAAAGTTTTAGGGTTTAAACCTGTGACAATGAAATTACCAGAAGCAAGAAATTCTGTAAAAGGCGCATTGGCTGCAGGAGCAATTGGTACTGCAGGGTTAATGGGGTACGCTAATGGAAAAAGAAAAAACAATACACAACAAAATAGATATTATTAAGAGGAGGTTGGATATTTATGAAAAGAGAGGTTATAAAAAATGCAGTATTTGGACAGTTGGTTAAGAAAGCTGCATTAGTAAAAACAAAAGAAGAGAATGGTGTAGATACATTAGTCAAAAGAGCATCCTTAAAAAGAGAACAAACTACAGAGGGAAGGGAATTAATTAAAAATGCAACTTTTGGAGCATTAATAAAGGTAGCGATGAATAAAGCTAAAGGGGAGTGAAATTTATGCAAGATGAAATAATAGTAGCGTTACAAAAAATAGCTGCAAGCGATCCTCGTGGTGAATGGACAAAAGAAAAAAAAATAAAAAAAAGTGATGTTGAACTCCCAAAGGAATCTAAAGTGGTAAGTTTTTTTAAAAATTTATTCACTCCTAAAAAACAAGAACCACAGCAAAAAGTAATAAATAAAGCTACTGCTCCTTCAAAAACATCTGCAAGTTTAACTGCAGGGAACCTCGGCTATAACAAATTGACAAATTCTCAAAAAAAAGAATTCAACTATAAAAGCGAATTAAGAAATTTAAAAAATCAATTAAATGATGGAGATATAAGTAGAGCAGAATACGCTAACAAAATAAGATCTTTAGAAACACAACATTCGAATTATTTAAAAGAACAAAATAAAATATTAAAAGAACAGAAAATAGAAAGGAAGCAAAAAGCATTAAAAAGTCCGGAATACAGAGCAAGTCATACTAATAATGCAAAAAATCTAACAGCACTAACAGCAGGTGCTGGAGCCAAACCTTTAACGAAAGGTCAAGAATTAAAAGCTAAAGCAAACGAAATTACACCTATTAAGTTTAATTATATAACAGGAGATAAAAATAAAGTAAAAAAAGCTTTGAACAAAATAAAAGAAAAGGATAAAATAGACAGAGTAAAATCTAGAAATAAAGAATATTGGAAACAATATGAAAATTACTGGAAGAAAAAGACAGTAAGTGGGACTTCAAACAAAAATCTAGCTACAGGATTATCAGTAGGGAATTTAACAGGGAAAAAACCTAATATTGACAAAATAAATAAAGTAAATAGAATAGCTGCAAACAAAGATTATAAAGAAAAATTCAAAGCAAAGAAACCAGCAGGTACCTCTAATTCTAACATTGCAGCTGCATTTACCGCTGGTACAGGAACAACTTCAACGAAACCTCATGCAAAAATAAAAAAAGAAATGCAAATTCAAGGATTGAAAAATAGAATAAAAGAAATACCATCTAAATTAAAAGAAATAGGAAAAACTACAATAAATAAAACAAAAGAAACATCTCAAAAAGCAATTAACTATGCAAAAGAACATCCTAAAGAAACTGCTGCTGCAGGAGCAGGTGCTGCAGGTTTAGCTGCATTAGGTACAGCAAGCGCAATTGCTTCAAAAAGAAGAAAAGCTCGAGAAGCAGCAAGATTAGCTCAGTTAGCAAAAAAGAAAAAAATGATCAGAAGAGGAGGAATAGCAGGAGCCGCATTAGCAGGTGGAGCTGCTTTGACTTCTTATATTTTAAAGAAAAGGAAGAATAATGAAAGGAAAAAGGAGGAGGCAAAAAATAATGCATAAAAACATTTTGCTTAAATTAGCTAGCGGACCTATATATCCTCCAGGAACTACTGAAGAACAAAAAAAGAAAATTAATGATTATTACGCAAAATCATATTTACTCTTAAATAAAAAAGATATTGCTAAACCAGAAAGGTTACCAGATATACGAGAAAAAAAACCAGAAGTTGAACTAATTACTAAAATAAAAGAAAATACTAATAAACTATTAAGCGGAGTAAAAAATAAAATAAATAATATGTCTGATAACGATAAAAAGAAAGCAGCAATAACTTCTGCAGGAGTTGGCGCAATAGGAATAGGAAGTTTAGCTGCAGCAAAACACAAAGCCAAGAAAAAAGCTAAAGCTGCTGAACTAGCTAAACTTACCAAGAAGAAAAAACTTCTAAAAGGAGGAATAGCAGGGGCTGCTTTAGCAGGTGGTAGTGCATTAGCAGCTTATGCTTTGAACAAAAAAAAGAAGAAAGAGGAGGCAAAAAATAATGTATAAGAACAATATAATTAAGTTAGCAGATATAGGAGGCTCAGCATTATATAACACCAAAAAAGTTCCAGCTATTCAAAGAAAACTAGATGAAGCCGAATACGAAATGGAAGATAATCTATCTAGGAAATTACATAAAATAAAAAAATTTGTTTCTAAAAATATGCAAAAAGCAAAAGAAAAATTAATTGAAGAACCAAAAAGAAATGCTAAAAATTTACAAATATCTAATTCAAGTGTAGCTGCTTTAAAGCACAAAACTAAAGGCCCTTCAAAAACAGTCAGTGATTTTAAAAGAAAAGTAGATGAAGCTGCTTATAAAGCAAAAGATTTTGCTTCTAAAAATAAGGATAAAGCTGCAGTTGCTGGTGCAGGAATAGCAGGTATAGCAGGTCTTTCTATGCTTAGTAAAAAAAATAAAGCAAAAAAAGCTGCTGAATTAGCTGCTTTAGCAAAAAAGAAAAAAATGATCAGAAGAGGAGGAATAGCAGGAGCTGCTTTAGCAGGCGGTAGTGCATTAGCAGCTTATGCTTTGAAAAAGAAAAAATCTAAAAAAAAACAAGAAAAAACAGCTAGTTACGTAATACCAGCTATAAAAGGAGCTCTCGTAGTAGGAGGACTTGCAGCAGCTCACGTTGCTGATAAAAAGAATCAAGCCAAAGCTATGAAATTAGTAAATGATATATTCGAAGAAGGTGTAAGAACAGGAAGAAAAAAAGGTTTTAGAAATGGAGTATTAGCAGGAACAGGTGCTGGTGTTGGAACCACTTTAACTGCTTTAGGTATTTCTAAAACAAGAAATAAAAAAGGAAACAATAAGAAAAAGAAGGAATTGCAACAAAAAAAGAATACATCATTAAAGAAGTCAGCCGCAGCTACCTTAACAAATGATGAATTACAAAAATTATTAAATGTAAAAAAAGAAAACATGGAAAGAATGCAAAAAACTGTAAAAGAAATAGCACCAAATGGTGCTGCTCCGGTAGCAGGATTAGGATTAGGTCTTAGAGGCGGAGCAGGATTAGGATTAGGCAATATAGGAAGACCTAGAAGAGGTAGAGGTTTAGCTGTTGGTTTAGGTGCTGGTGCTGGTGCAGGTACAGGATTAGGCGCTTTAGCATTGTACAATTTAAGCAAAAAAGAAGAAGAAGATAAATCCAATAAAAAGGAAGACAAAAAAACCTCAAAAAAGTGAGGATGATATAAATGGAAACTATTTTGGATAAAATTTTAAGTCAGAAAATGAATGAAGGATACATTCTAAAAAACGAAATGAAAAAGGAAGCCGGGATTTTCGGCTCTCTGAAAAATGTTGCAAAAGGTGTAAGGCGATGGACAAAAGCACCTTACACTAAATTTAATCCTCAAAGAGCTTCAACTTATGAATTTGCAAATTCAATAAAAATGAATAAATATAAACAAAGATTACTTAGAAAGAAAAATAGATTAGATGCGCAAAAAACACGTAAATTATCACAACAATTTTATTTGGACCCAGCAAAAGTTGATAAATATCAAAAAACACAAATGAAAAAAAAGATATTAGGACCTTATTATAAACCTAAAAATACAACAACTACACCAAAAAACAATATTCCAACGCCACCAAAAAATCCCACAGCAACACCACCACCAAATGCACAAGCTGGTAATACCAACGTGGGACATTCCGCAATACAAAGTGCTTTAAATACGATTAAAAAAAGACCAGCTGTATCTGCAAGTGCTTTATTGACAGCTGGCACATTAGCAGGACAAGCATACGGTTCTTATAAAGAAAGACAAATACAAAAAGAAATGCAAAAGTATCAAAATCCTACCGGAAGAAGAATACTTATAGTTTGAAAACAATGTTAAAAGACCCTTTTAGAGGGTCTTTTTTTATATAAATAAATCAAGATTTATTGGTATATATATAGTAATTTATTATAAAACACAGGAGGTGTTTAACATGGATAATACTTTTTTTGAAGAAAATATAGTTGGGATTCTCATTGAGGATCCCAAAATTTTTAGAAAGGAGGTGAAAAAGAACGGAATGATAGACCAAGAGTTTGTGGCACAACTAGCTAAGTATATTGTCACCCAACTCCAAAAAGATGAACCTATTTTTATAAAAGGGGAGGACGACTATTATGTTGATTACGAATACTATCGTCCTTCAACTTTATTGCATTTGAAAAACCCAAAAGCGTTTAATTCGATGTTGGAAAAAATGATTAATTATGCAAGAAAGAGACTCCCGAGGATTGAAAGAGACTTTATTGTAGATTTAATTGTAAAAGTACAAAGAGATTTTATAAGCCCATATAATTTCTTGATTGGTATTGATAATTATTTATCCGCAAACTACGATTATGAATCGTTCTATACTGACGAAGAATTCGAAAGATTAGAAAATAGTATTTTAGAAAAAGAATCTGAAATTATAAGAACTAACAACAAAGAAGATTTCCTAAATTGGACTGATAAAGGAGAGTTTATACCAGCATGGTATATCAACGATCGAATCGACGGTTTCTTTTATAAGTTCTTCAAAGATGTATATGATTACGACTATGACAATTCTAATTTTGACTTCTGGGACTTTTTAGAAAGAAGAAGAATTTGGTATTCATAAGTATGTTTATAAATAAAAAAGGAGGTGAAAAATGGAGAGTATTTTTACTCTCAGTTTCCATGGGTTGAGAGTATGATTCTCATAAGCTTTTTTAAAAAGGTAGCTTAATCAAAGCGGGTTCCGCTTTATTATTTTATAAATAAGGAGGTGTCCTTTTGAAAAGAAACGCAATGTTGCTTTCGCAACATATCTCATAAAGCATCCGGTCATTCTTTGTGTGGTGTAAAAGATGGATGGTTGGATGCGAATAAAAAAATCCGCGAGCGGTTTCCGCTCTTTTTTATTATATAATAAAGGAGGTAGATATGAAGAATTTGATTAAAAGTTCAGCTCTTGAACTTTTAAACTTGATAAGTACTTTTTAGTAGTAAAGTTTTGGGAGTGGTTTCCACTCCTTTTATTATATAACAAAGGAGGGAGATATGAGTAGATTGCTCAAAAGTTCCTACAATCTGTGAGAGAACTTTTGTCTAATAAGTACTACTTTAGTAGTAAGTAGAAACGTGCGGATTCCGCATATTATTTATAAAAAAAGGAGGATGATAAAAGATGGCAAAATTAAAGGTATTACCAGCAGGAGAAGCAAGTTATATAAGGAAAGACAAGCAAAACTATTATGTAGAGAATTGCTTGTTGAATTGGGCATACAGTTTAAACCCTAAAACAATAGGAATAACAAGAGTAGAAGGTACAGATGTATATGCTTTAGTGATAGATGGATATGTAATCAGGCCAACAGAGCATCCAATGTTCTATGAGGTTTTAGAGGAAAAATGTGATGATGCAATAATCATAGAACAAAACAAAGAAAACGAACCTGTCAAAATCAATTCTAAAATCCTTTTGAGATCAGAAGGTATTCCGGAGGTTAATGTTGTAAAACATATTAATACTATGTTCGTTACTGTAGATTATGGCAAAAAAGAAGATACTATATTAGTACCTATTACAACAAAAAGAATTGTTCTCGGTGCTGCAAGTATTAGAGGTGTATATTATTATTACGAAATAAAAGATGATATTATAAGCACAAAAATAATTCCAGCATCAGCAGATCTAAATTTGGAAGATATAAAATTATTATTAGAAGAAAAAGGAAATCTTTAAAACAAAAAAGGAGATGGTGAGGTATGATGAAAAATAGTATAATTAACCAAATGATAGGAGATGTAATAAAAGTTTATGAAGGAAAAGAATATTTTTATGAGGTTGTAGAAGCAGAATGGGTAGAAAATCCAAGGCAATATGCAGATGCTTCGTATTTTTATATGAGCCATAGGAACTATGATTTTGGAGATAACATATCTCTAGATACTTCTGATTGTTCCTCTTGGGAAGATGTAAAAGAAATAATTGAAAAAGAGTATAACGTGTTTGCTATTTTACCTGTTTATATGTATGATCATTCAGGAATTACAATAAATACAACAGGATATTCTTGCGGTTGGGATAGCGGACAAATAGGTTGGATCTGGATGACTAAAGAACAAGCAATGGAATATGGATATAAAACGAAAAAAGAAGCAGAATTATTTTTAGAAACCGAGATTGCTACACTTGACAAGTATCTCACAGGAGATGTATATGAAATAAGAATGAGAAGCAAAAAAGACCCAACGGAAACTGATACATATATAGGATACATTTATGGTTGGGAAGAAACTTTAGCTGAGATACCAAAAACCGCAAAAGAAATAAAGAAAAGTGATTATAAAGACAAATTTGAAGTTGAGGTGAAAATAGTATATGTAGATGAAGAGGAGGAATAATAAATGAGAAGAATAATGGAATATGCCGGACGTATAGCTTATACGTCCGGCTATACTTTTATATTTGATGATATGAAATTTAAACTTTCTAAAAGAGTTACATCTTTTTATATAGATAAGTTTCATTCCTTTGTATTTTTGAATTCTAAAGATGAAACTTTGATATTAAATTTATCAACAGGAAAAATAGAAGGTACCTTGCCTCCAGCAACTAAAATAAGAACCTCTCCAACAAAGATTTATCTAATGCAAGGAAAAGAGGTTGTAAATGTTTATGACAAGTTTTTGTTAAACAGAATATATCAATATTCAATGTCAAAAAATAAATTATTCAAAGATTTTGATATATCTATAAGGTATATCGCGAGCCCAGATGAAGCGTTATTTATATATGATGGAGATAAAGTCTTGTATTGGAAAGATTATTTGACTTATCCATTAGAAGCAGACACAGCACCATATCCTGCTCAAGCTTCAGAAATGTTTTCGGCAGGAGAATCTGTTAATATTTTGGATAAGAAACACGCAAAAATAGATTGTTATTCTTCGCTGTCACATCAAAAAGATACAAGTTATTCTATTTCTTATTTTGAACATGAAATTGTTGATGCAAAGTTTGTTGAAGGTTATTTGAAAAATAGATTATTAGGATTAGTTATTGAAAGAAGATATCTTGTGTTGTATTTTAATGCAGACCCAATAGGTTCTGTAAATTTTCATATAAAACCTTATTATTCTTCTGATTTTCCCATTGCATTAGCGAACTTTGAACATTTAAAAATATTAGATATACAGTATAATTTTTACAATGGATTTGTTGTAGCGTTATTACATGAAACAGATGAAGATGAATATTTCTTTTTTATAGCTCACAAAAACGAATTCTTTAACTATAAAAAAATAATAGCAGCTAATAAATTAGATGGTAGATACGCCATAGACTTAAAAGAGATTGTAGTATGGCGAGGAGGGAAAATAAAACGTATTCCATTAAAGGAAGGTGATTAAAATATGGTAAGAGTTCTTGAAGATCTTGCATGGATGGTGAGTGTTATATACGAAGGTGAAGAATCACTAATATTTGATGAAAGTTTTGCAAGGTTCATTCGTGAAGAAAATGGTCGTTATGGGAATTATTTTAAATTGATAAAAGATAAAATAGGTTCGCAGAAAAAGTTTGGAATAGATGATTATTACTTTGAAATACCAAATCTTATTTTGAATGGAATAATAGTAAGTTATAATCCTGGAATAAATTACGAAAAAAAAGTAGCGTTAAATGGCAATCCGCAGATTTTTGATCCTTTAATATTAGGGACAAAAACTTTTTATTTATTAAAGCTTAAGGGGGAATTTGAAGTTGTTGAAGGAAATAATGTTGTAGCTGCAACTTATAGCAAAGACGATATGTACAAAGTTTATAAATTCGATGTTCCATATATTATTGTAATAGAAGGAGATCATTTGTTTTATGTAGATTTTATATCAAAAACGTCAAGGTACTTAAAACAAATGCCGGGTTTTAGTCCTGGAGATTATTTATTGTTGCACGAAGAAGGAGGTTTTGATAAATGGAAGAACTTAAATTAATTCAAGCAATAGAACCAAGGCCTACTTTAGGATTCTTTGATTATCATTTCCCGTTTTATCTACAAAACAACAAATTATATCTGATTACAAATGTTCCTATAACTAATGTTATGGGTTTTATAATAGATATTGATACTTTAGACTTTTCATATTTAAAAATTCCTGAAGTAGATTATATTGTTTCAATTTCAGAAATAGCCAGAAACCCATATGATAATATGTTATATGCAATATTGAATCCTAATGAAAACATTGATGACAATGAAATTACTTATTATACACAAAAGATTATCAATATCGAAAGTGGATTCTGTTATGAAACCAAAATGACATTAAATGAAGAACTAATGTTTTCACGTATAGTTAAGTATGACATTCCAGGCTACAAGTTTATGTGGGGCTTTTTTAAAAACAAAGCTAAGAAAATAGCACAACTTTATGATTTATTTGGAAGGCCTCTGTCACCTGTTTTGCAACTTCCTTTAAAAGATGTTGCAAGCAATGGATTATACATAAAAAATAATAAGATTTACGATTTGTTTCAACAAAAGTTTGTATCTCCCGAATTAAAATATATGACAGGGAAGAATAAAATGAAAAATATAGAAATAGTCAGAGTAAATACAGGTTATTATGTAATAGGGACTATAAAATATAGTGGAAAACGAATTCCTATAGTCCAATATACTGACGGAGAATATATTTCTACTAAACTAATAGACGATATTGAATTTGAAAAAATAAAAGTATATCGAATAGGACATGACGCAATTTGGGTTGGACTGGATAATCAAAAATATGGATATATTTTCAAACCAAATATATTTGGAAAACCCATGAGATTCCCAGGGAGTATAAGTTTCTTAGGATTAGATAAAAAAGGAAGATTTCTTGCTTATAGAGTTATAAATGGAACGCTTGAACTTTATATAGAAGATAAATGGTATTATTATGATTTAGGTTCATATCAATACATTTTTGATGAAAAATATAAAATTTTCTTGTATAAAAAAAATGTATATCTTTTCCTTGGAAATACAGATGAAATGGTAACACTCAAATTGTCAAAATGAAGGAGGCATAAAAAATGATATTACCATCTGTTAAACCTCTTACGTCAATTGAAGCGGGTAAGCTATTTTATTATGGTGAAACAAAAGACTACCTGCTTTTTAACTCGTTTCCTTATTATAATTTATCGAAAGTATATATAATGAACAAAGAAACATATGATTTCAGAATAATAGCTGAATCTGTAATTGCAGCACGAATAGACACATATCATGGCAACGCTCTTTTTTATGTTCAAATTAGAGAAGGGATACCACACATGATATGGCATGATTTGCTTACTGATAAAAGCATTGTTCTTGGCAAAGAAACTAAACTTCCTTACGACATCAACAATTGTTATATGATAACAAATGAGAATATTGTAGTGCATCATCAATCAATATCTACAAATTCACTATTGCATTTTGATTATAATTTTGAATATAAAGGTTCTGAAGATTTTGAAAAGCTATCAACAGTATCTCCTTCATATTACATGGGAGGAGAATTTGTTTATAGAGATAAAACTAAAGCATATTATAAAGGTTATACTGTAGAACTTGGAACTACGTATTTTCTTGGAGAAGTCTTTGAACGAGGAAATTATATTATTATAAAAGCAACACCTAAAAATATGTTTTCTGTTTTTAAATATAGAATATTCTTTATAAATAAGCTTACACAAGAAATAACAATCAGAGATGTAATTTCAACTGATTGGATTTTTAAAGTAGAAGAACGCATATCTGAATCAAACTATATTGCTGCAAATGTAAAAAAAACAAAAAACGATCTTGAAGTAGTATTGTTCAAAATTGATGATTTGATAAAAGGAAACTATATTTATGAAAAATTCGAACCAAAATTTGCAAAAGCATGTTATAAAAATGACGTTTATGGATACGAAATGAAGGACCCACTTAAATCAAATCTTTTAACTATATATGAAAATCAAAAACCATATGTCAAAATAAGCTTAGATCCACTTGTTGCAAAACAACACATGCATACACAAATTCAAACATTTTCCACTCCAATAGGACTATTGTTATATTATCATGGTGAAAATTACGGAACATTCTATATTATTGATAAATAATTATGATATAATAAAAGAAAGGGAGGTGGAAATTCTATAGGTTAATACCTTCAGGCATAGCGTTATAAGCTCTCTCGTAGAGGTTGAAAAAAAAATCTTAGCTGCGGATACCGCAGCTTTTTTTATTTTAAAAAAAAAGGAGGGAATATTATGGCAAATGATTGGAGATGGTACAAAGACCAATGTTATAACATAGTAGAGATAATGCAAAGGAATAAAAAATTTGAAAAAATTGAAATTGGGGTAGTACCAATAACTAAAACTAAATTTTTAACAATTGATAACAAAACATTATTTGCAAATAGTTGGGAAAATTTATATGCTATTTTAGATATGTTAGGGTATTATCGTCATCATGGCAGATAAAAAAGAGAGGTGAAGTGTAATGTTATTTGATATTGATCTCAAGTTTAATGTTAAATATAAAACCGATATTGAAAATGTTTCTATTGTAGAAAAAAGTAATAGAATTTTAGTTTTTGTACAGCTTGAAAATAAAGTAGAAATATTTGAAATTTTAAAAGGAATACAAAAAGGACTAACATGGACTATTAATTATGCACCAGATAATTTGTTCATTGCTGATAGAGGGTTTGATTTAATGTTAAATGAACCATTTTTAGTAAATTCTGATATCTTAGCAACACCCCATATTATAAAAGAATTTAAAGAAAATGTGCTTTACTACATGATAAATAATTCTCCATATTATTTATATCATGATCCCAAAAACAAAGAACAAGTATTTCTTTCTTATTATGATTCAAAAATAAAAAAAATAGAAGTAAAAGACCAGTACTATGCATATAACAGTTATTTATATAATAGTTTTTCCGTTTTTGATAAGAATGATATTTTGTATTTTTATGATACAACAGGCAACCTCTTAAAAAAGATAGATCTAGAAATATTACCTGATAGAATTCGCAATTTATTTAAAACTCGAGATTTAAATGATATTCAATTGTTAATACCAGAAAAAGACGCTTTTATTTATTCAGTTATAGGTAATGAAAACGTTTTTTATATAAAAGATCACCAAATAATAGCAGATATTCCTATAGCTTTTGATGATTGTAGCGAAGAAGGAGTTAGGGGTTCAAAAGCATTTTCTCTCCATTCTTTTACTGCTAAAAAAATGTATGTTTTAAATTTCAAATACAAAGATCCTTTTATATATCCAATAGAAAATTTAAATTATAAAAGAAACAACATTTCATCTTTTCCTATAAGTGAAGATTTATTTCTTATATTGGAAACAAATGCGACAAAGTAGCTTGTGATATTCCTTTTGTAGCAATGGCCAATAATTGGTTTACAATGAGAAATACCGATAAGAAAACATTTGGTTTTTTTATAAGAAATCTCTGGGAAAAAAATGCTTTTGTCAATGTTTCGTTTTTTGATAATCAAATAGAAATATACAATATCAAAATTAACAAAGCAGAATTAATAAAATATTTGAAACCGTTACCTACCTTACCTTTTAGGAGGGATTGAAAATGAAAAGTTTTTGGAAACAACACGACATTAAATATATTGATGAAAATGAAAGAAATAGATATGTAACAGCATTTGATACAGATAATTTTGTTTTTGTTGTAGATTATACTTATAAAGACATTCCGATGTTTAAAGCTACTGTTAGAAGAATTCACAAATATACAACAGAAAAAACTATATGGAATTTCAATATTCCTATTTCAAACTTAAAGATTGCCTACATTAATTTTGGATATGATAAATATAAGGATCTGCCTTTTGTATTGATAAATGGGAATATTTGGTTTTTCCCTGGAGGGAATAAAATTCGTGGAAACAAAGACTTTCTTATAACAGGTTCTTCACCATTCAATCATCATATTCAAAATAAAACTTTAACTTTGGCATATTATAACAAAATCATTAAACAGTACGAACTAGAAGACGGCGATATAAGATATCATTTTGATACAGAAAAGGATTATATTGCTATCTTTAACGAGAAAAACTACAAAATCAAAATATATTCTCCCGAAAAAGAGCCTATAATGTTTCAAACTCCTTTTTCAAAAGGTACAGTGAATGATTTTAAAATAGTGAAGCCAGAAAAAGATTCAATTTATACATGTAGTATATCCACAAAAGAACAAGGCTCTATACACTATGAACCTACTGGCGCTAATATGAAAACTTATATATGCAGAGGGAATAAAATATTATCTGAATTAGATTATTGTTCTACAACAATATCAGAAAGATATGTAATTGCCGAATATAAGAAATTTGTAAAAGATGAAGACGCTGTCAGAAATGTAGAAAAAGTTGAAGAAACTATTTATAATGTTTATGATATAGGGAACAACAAATTGCGAAAAATAAAAAGCGATTCTACCTCAACTAATTACACATATTTCAAAATAATGAAAGATTATGCGGTAGAAGTTTCAAAAACAAAAGGATATTTTAATGGATATAAATTCACCGTAATTAATCCTAGCAATTTTCAGAGAAACCAAATATTACAGGAAATTTCTAATATTAGAATGACAGAAGGGTATTTTATATTTCCTATAAAAAATACAAATGATTTTTTTGTAGTACTTGATGTACTTCAAACAATTGTAATAGACAAATACACAGAAAGGAGTGAGTATTGATATGAAAACAGTAAATAAATATAAATTAGAGGTGGCAAAGAAATTAATGAGTTTAATCAAAAAGTATGTGGTGACTAACAAGTTTGCTACAATAGAAGATTTAGTAAAATTATCACCAGATGCGCTCGGAACAGAAGAATTCTATTTCAAATATAACAATTTAGTAATTTGGGATGGAGTTTCAGAAGAATTTATAAATGCAGTGATATCTTTGTTAAGTGCAGGAGATATGGTTGCATTAGTAGCTCACCCAAGACTATATGATAGAAAATTAAAATATAAAGCTGTCAAAATAATGGAAAGTGCAAAAGGTACAAAACATAAAGTATGGGCTCCTTTGTTATTAACTGTTGATAAAACTTTAATTGATTACATTAAAGAAAGGAACCTAGAAGCAGCTACTAACCATATCCCACCTAAAGCTTTAGTTTTAAAGAAAAATTATGCTAGAAGAGTAAAAGACATGAAATCCCTTTATAGAATGATTAATTTATATGGTGAATATAAATTTTTAACAGAAACAATGAATATCAATCCAAGTTGGATTAAAGTTTTCGTAGAGATACATCATGACAAAATGACAGATATAGTAGGAGTTGCTATAGTGCATAAACGACAATTTAATATGGGAGCATTAAGACAAACAGTAAAAGATTATCTTGAAGATGGTAGAGATTTTCATTATAAAGGATTTAGATTTGAAAAGGATAAATTAATTGTCACATATGAAGTGGAGGGATGACTATGTACGTTGTTGCGTGGATAGGAGACGATGCTACTGAAGAAGAGATAAAAAAAGCTCAATATGTGTTGAAGTTAGCTGGTATAAAATATGTAGATCTTGTAAGATTTATTTCGTATCGAAAAGACTCAGAAATTAAAGAAGCATTAGAAGAAGCTAAAAAGAAACATAATTGGAGCAAATCAGCAGATGAACTTTTTGAAGAATTTTATGACTTTTGGATGCAGTGGGATGTTTCTGATTCTATTGAAGAATGTTTTGAATCTTTTGTACAAGTAATAGATGCTGAAGAAAAGGAGGAATTAAAATGGAATTGAATTTATTGATTGTATATACTTCTGATAAAGAAGAAAAAAAGAAAGTAAAAGAAATGCTTAAATATGTTGGAATCGACGCATCAAACATCGAAGAACCTATGATAATTCAATCGTGGAATAAAGAAGATTTACTATTACTTTTATCGAGGTATTATGATGATGAAGAATTTGAAATGTTTAATCATGAAAGACTACTAAATGATTTTAAACATTACTGGTACGGGCAATATGAAGGAGATTCGATGGATGAGTGTGCTGATATGTTTGTGGATTATATAAAAAAAGAAGAATATTTACAAGGAAGAAATTCAAAAAAAGAAAGGAGTGAATATTAAATGGAAAAAGAAAGAAAAATTAGAAGAATCAACATAGGTTATTGGCTTAAAGGTGGAGGTTTTTCCCCTGATAATAAAGTTGTAGTAAAAACAGCAGAACATTTATGGACTTTATGGAAATTATATGTATTTGTAGAAAATGGTGATGTTTCAGAAATGATGTATAAAGCTGAAATGTTAAATATTTGTCCTGAAGATGTAGAAAAAACGCATAACGGATTACCTGTTTTTCGAACAAAAGAAGAAGCAAATAAAGCATATGAAGATGTTTTAAAAAAAATAGACAAAACTATAAAAAGATGGAAATGGTAATTAAAAAATATACAACTGCCTATAATGGGCAGTTGATTTTTTAAAAAAAGGGGTGAAAATATGAGTAAAGAACTTATTATGTATGGAACAAATATAAGTAAATTGTTTGATGAGTTAGTAGAAGCATTTAAAGAAAAGGATGAAGAAAGATTTGCCGAAACATATAGAAAGATTTATGACGTACAATTTAGGTGCGAGAATAGTCGTGAAAGAGCAAATATGCCAGAAGAAATAAAAGATATTGATAGAACATTGATTAAGAAGTTAGCATATTTCTTTCCAGTTATATCAAAGAAAGATTTTGCTAATTCAAATATAAGTTTCTTGTTAGCAAAAAAATATAAAGATGTTAAAAATATACAAGAAAATATACATAGAAGTGTATTCGAAAAGAATAATAAATATATGATTAGACAGTGGGAAACATTAAACCCTTGCACTGGTTGCTTTGAAAAAATACGTAACTTACTATGGCATACAATATTATTAGAGAATCTTAAATTAGAAAGATTAAATATCGAATACGAATACTTAGTTATACACAACGGATTTAAAACGTACGAAGATGCTTTAAAGGCAGAATTTTATTATCATAAAAATATACATTGGTTAGATATCATGAAGAAGTTTAATTTAGCAGAAAATAACGTATTTATTATAGTTGAAAATTATGACGAAGGCATGAGAAAGTTAAAGTTAGAAAACGTCGAAAAAATAGAAATGGAATACTTTACTATAACAAATCATTTTTGGAAAAAAATAGATCAATGGATTTATTATTATAAGAAAAATTATTTGAATAAAGATAAATTAAAAATGATAAAAAATGATAGTATAGACAATACTATAAGAATATTCTTAGACGAAAAAAAAGATAAAGTATATTATGTTGAAGATAATTTAATAGATTATGTTGATTTAGTACTAACATTATGGGATGAAAATGAAGAAATACGCAAATTTATATATAATTATTTTGAAAAAGATTACACAAATTTTCTATTACATATAGAAGAATCAAATTACGAAGATTACTTAAAGAATGTTGTATTAAAGGATTATTATCCAACAAAAGAAACATTGAGAAATTTTTTGATTGAAATTGCAGAAAAAGAACTATTTTATATAATAGATTTAAATGATAGTATTATTAAACCATTGGTAGATTATGTTTATGACTTTTGGGAATACACATATCCAGATTTTTTTGAATATGATTTAAATTTCTCCAACGAGGAATATACTATATTAGCTCTAATGCACGGCAAAGAATTTGCTGAATGGGTAGAATTTGATTGTCCGTTCCCTTTGAACGAAGATGGCAAAGAGGGAAAAACGATTGTTTTTATTGAATAACAACAGTTTATTAGATTATTTCTAATAAAAAGGAGGGATTAGTATGTTTTATGTATATGGCATAAAAGGTGAAAAGAATGTAAAGGTAAAATGCAGAACTGTAGAATGGGCTGCATTTTGGAGGGCAAAATTACAAGAATATGGTTACAGAGAAGTTGTTATTTCCGAAACAGAATTAACAGATGGAATTACTTATGAATGGTCAGGATATGATTTGCCAAAAAATCTCAAAGAAGTATTTGATGCAGAACAATTTGTTCTTTTTAAAAGACCAAGTTATAATAATTAATATTATAATATCGGGTGACTTTTATACTGTCACCCGATTTTCAAAAAGAGACCAGCGAAAATATCCTAGAAAGGAGATGATGCGATATGATGAGAACCAAATTTGATTATAAAATAATGAGGAAAAGGAATCGTGATGGGATCTTACCTCTTTATGATGAAACAAAATTATCTAAAAGTTATATTGATATATTCGATAAATTATCTACTAACTTTTTCAACGACACTACAATATCTTTAGTATCTTATAAAAGAACTATTTTAAAATTGAACTATGGGCACATAGTTGCTGTAGTGCAAATTGATACATTTAGAAACCCAATCAAAATAAAATTCTATGTAACTATGGTAAATATCGTAAAAAGAAAAGTTGTATATAAATCTGTGCAAGAAATTAATTCTGAAAATGAGTATGAAATATTTGGGCCTTTGTATCGACACATAGCAGGAGTTTTCAGCGCAGCATATAACCTTAATAATCCAAAATATTCTAACTGCAAATTGATTATACCACAAAACAATGCTTTTGTGCAAGTGCTTTACTCAAAAAATAGAATAAAATCTTTAAAATTAATGGGAACTTATGAAGAAAAAGGTACAAAAGAAAGTACAATCATGAAAGATGCAGATACTATCCTAATCACAAGTAAGAAAAACGGCTTGTTAATTTTAAAGAAAGGTGATATAGTAAAAAACGTTAAAGAAAAAATAAGTAATTTTACTGATGAACATTTAGTGTGGGTAAAAGAAAATAACGGATTTTTATCAGTAGTATATTGGGATGCAAAAACTTATAATAAAGGAAAATATAGTCTCAAATTTAAACCTACTGAACTTACTGTAGAAGATTTAATTCTTGCACAAAAAGGAGATGAGGATATTGGTTGAAACTAAAGAAAAGATGATATATGGAATTCAAACCATACCACAATTTGCGGGGTTCCTGCAAGAGTATCCACAAACTGTTACTTGGATTGAAAAAGTAAAACCCAGGTTATATAATGAGTTTAAAATTCCAAAACACAAAGGTGGATTTAGAAGCATCTCTACACTTGTAAAAAAGGACAATGAAGTTATTGTTCTTAAAAGAATCCAAAGAAAAATAAAGGAAAAAATAATTGACAATATAATATTTCCTGATTCTGTACATGGATTTGTAAAAGGTAAAGATATTTATACTTGCGCAAAAGTTCATTCAGGCCATCATATTGTTGTATCTTTAGATATAAAAGATTTTTTTGATAGTATAAAAGCTGGAAGATTAATTCCGTTGTTCCAGAATTTGTTCAATATGGAATGGCAACCAGCTTGGCTATTTGCTCAACTCGTAACTTTTAAAGGAAGATTGCCCCAGGGTACTTATACTAGCCCTGGAATTTCTAATTTATATATGTATTATTTTGATTTGTATATGGACGAAACATTTAAAGAATCTGGTATGACCTATACCAGATATGCTGATGATATTACTTTCTCTGGTGATTTTTCCAAGGAGGAAGCAAAAGAATATATTAAATTCATAAAAGCAGAACTGCAGAAATTAGGTTTAAAACTTAATAAAAAGAAGACTAAAATATATGAGAAACCAGCAAAGCAAATTGTATTAGGGATGGTTGTAAATGATCATCCAAATATTTCAAGAGAAGAAAGGTTTTTACTAAAAGCTATGATTTATAATTTTGTTCATAAACACATTATAAATATAGATTATACAACAGATCCCAAAAAATATAAAAGAATACTTATGGGTAAAATAAATCATGTGCTTCATGCAAATCCAAATTTAGCTACTTTCATCAGATATAAAGAAGAGTTAAGGAAGTTAGATCCAAATAAAATTAAAGACTGGAATTTGATGACTTATAAGGAGGGTTGAAATTATGGAGGTAGTTTTATATACATCAAAGGAATATCCTTTACTTTCATTAAGAGGAAAATTCCCAAATGGTAAAAATTTTGAAAGAATTGTTCTTAAAAATTATTATGTAATAGAAGAATTGATCGCAAATTTAAAAAAGCAATTTCCTTTCCAAGAAAAAAGTATATATGAACAGATGACAATGTCTAATTTTCATTATACTAAAACTCCTAGACTTCTTTTTGAAGAGTTTGGATATGTCCAATATGAATATGGCACCACAAAAAAGTTTGTCACAGATGGTTTTTATAATTTTGGATTTATTGATTTATCATATAAAAACTTCATAAAAGATTTAAAGAAACATCAAATATATACAGAATATAATTATCTGCCTTTTGCGCTTAGTAGAATGGTTGCTTTTAGATACTTTTATACTGACGAAAACAATAATGTTGTAGCTTTTGATTTAGGAGAAGATTTTGATGTGATTACTAAAATAAAATATGTAGGTTCTACTATCAATAGAGCACCTATTTTCTACAATATTCCAAAAGAGGATTTTGATTTTGATAAGTATAAAAGAAATCCTTTGGGAATAAATTCAGATGTGTTTTCAAATTCGTACAGAAATCCTGCAGATCTAGAGGAAGAACACCCTTTACTTCAAAAGAATGTAGTTCTAATTCAAACCGAATATAAGTATGAACAAAATGGAATTATATGGCATATTATGTCTAAAAACAACTCCTCACAACATTTCAAAATTGCTGATATGCCTTTCCGTGCATTGTATCAACACGAAAAAACATTTTTTGAAGCAGTTAGTTTTAATGGTTATCAGATAAAAAATGGAGAATTAATATTAGATAAATTAAGAACTTTCAAAATGTTAATATCCATGGTATATGGTAACAAGAAAAATTATATGAAAGATGAATATTTTAGTAGAAAAGTACCTATGTTACACATTCCAGGACAAACAGGTGATATTCCTGATGAAGGTTTGAAATTTATTGTGTTTCCGGATTTACCGGAAGAAGTTTTAGAAAACATTTGGGATGTAAAAAATTTTTAAGGAGGGAAAGTTATGACTACAGAAAGAATGTTAGAAAAATTAGAAGATTTATTGGAATGGTGGGAAAGTGATTTAGATATTGAGGCAGAATTTAAAAAGAAGGAAGATGGAGTAACAAGAACAATACTTGTAACTATTTATTCGGAGACTTACTATTATAATGGTGAGAGACATTATAAACCTTTAAGAGATGTGGAAATTGTTGATGAAGACGAAGATGAATTAATCGAATCAAGAAGGTTTATAGATAAAGAAGAAGCTTCACAAATATTCGAAAATTTAATTGAAGATGGTTGGAAATTAATATAAGGAGGGGTTTTTATGTTATTTGATAAAATATATAATATATTATTACTAAGAAACCATGATTATACATTTGTTGATAAATTCGTGCATCCTTCAAAATACAAAGATATAAAAGTAACAAAAGAAAAAGAAATTTTTACTGTGTTTGTTCAAGATTCTAACAAAGATCCATTATACAGTAGAACACATAAATTATACGAATATGAAAACGGAGATATTGTTGTAGGAACGCATTTCTCAAATTATTCTCCTGATATGCATTGGGAAGATGTTTATTTCTTAATTAAAGATGTAATTGAAGAGCCTGAAGAAAAATCAAAGAAAAATCTATATCATGAACTAAAACGAATATATTCATGGAATTCTAAAGAAAGGTTAAAAAAAACAGCAAACTTTTTATTTTCTAATGGAATAAATCATTTGAATTTTGATGAAAAATGCATGTATATTTATTTTAGTAAAGATGATTTTGTGAGCTTTAGATTATTTGATGAACCAGCTGAAGAATATTGGCAAGCTTTGGGATTTATCGATTATAAAAAGTTTTTTGACCATTATTCTCAAAACAGAGCTATTTTAGAATTTTCAGATAATTCACTTGTAGTTTATGAATGTCCAAGATATTATAGGGAGTGATAAAATGACAAAACTTATAGTTCAGAAATATAAAGATGATGAAGTAGGGATTAAATTCCCTACTTCTTTTAGAAAATCCAGAACTATAAAATCAAAGAATATTTATGCGAAATATTTTCTCAATACTAATCCGTTTTTTGTAGATTTAGCATCTGATATTTCTTTTACACATATTTTAGTACCTAATATCAAAAAAAAGAATAAAAGTATTTGGGGTTTTTATAATGATTATTACAATATAGTATTATCCCCTATATTTATAGAAAAAATTCCTGTATTAATTTCATTTAAAAAACAATCATTCGATGCTTTTTTTTCTGGAACACACTTTTTTGATTATCCCATCAGACACACTGGACAATATTGTATTGACAAACCCTATAAAATTATATATAGAAATAAAAATTTAGACGGTACAGGATATCCTGCTATTTACAATGCACCAATTTATTTTAAAGAAGAACAAATACATATTGATTATGCTGAAAATTTTATAGTCTTAAGTGATTATAACCCACAAAATAAAACTATAAAAACATCTGGTTTTTTTATAAGAGAAGCAAATAAATTATACATAAAACTTAGTACAATTGTACCTAAAGAAGTTATTCCGCATTCATGGTATAATAGTATATTGTTTTATGAATCAATACCTCAAAAACTATTAGAAAAATATTAAAAGGAGATGGTAAAAATGGTGACAGAAACTTTAGATTTAGATTTTCTTTTAGAGACACATGATTTGCTATTTTGGGAAGATGTATTTTTACCAGAAGAACTAAAATTGTTTAAAAAGATAGATAATGCTGCTGAAAATTTCTTCTTTAAAAACAAAACACAAAAAACTGTATCTTTCGAATTGTTAAAAAAAGAAGATTCGGTTTCTTATTGGTTGATAAAATATAAGGATTATCTTTTCATAGCCGAACATGCTTTGGAAGAAGTATCGAATGTGCATATGACAGAAAAAGAACTTATGCAAACTTATATAATTTATCAACTTACAGATAAAAAAGAAAAAGAAGAAAGAGAAAGTTTATCATTTTGGAAATATGGCTCCTGTTAATGGGGCCTTTTGTTTAAAGGAGGGATAAAATGTTAGATCTATTATCTTTTATGGAAAATAAAAAATATACACCAATCTTTAAGTTAATAACAAGTTTAAATGCTGATGGAACATCTATAGGAGACACTTTAAGTTACGAATATTATAAAACCAAAGAATATAAAAACATCAAGCTAGAGCTCAGCGAAACTGTTTTAAAATTTATAAAAAAAATAATAAAAGATTATTCTTTTAAAAAACTAACCCTCGAATTTCAACCTAATCAAACTTTGACTATATTTGAAGAAGATCCTAAAATGTTTGGTACAAATCAAATAATAAAAAGAGCTATAGGTATTATAGCACATGAATCATTTCATAGAATTATTATTGATGATTATTATTCATATGTATCTGCTGGAAAAGCTTCTGATGTTTTGCCTTTTGTTTTGTTAAATAAAGAACATAACGAAAATGAAAACGAAGAAAAAATTTGTGTTCAGCAAAAAGGAGCTAAATATACTATTAAACTACTTGATAAAGGAAAAATAGTTGTACAAAATAACAATAACACAGTTCCTGCATTTCATCCTAAAAAGAAAATATGGTTGTATTTACCTCAACATTTTTGCAATATGGATCCTTATTTTATGGTTCCAACAAAAGATGTAATAGATACTAAAGATAATAGTAAGATTTTTTATGAACCGCAAAATGATAATATTATTCTACTAAGTTATATGGAAAATTATATTTCATATTTAATTGCAAAAAATATTCATACTGATAGTTTTACCAAAGGAACAATAGAAAGATTTATAAAAATAGATCAAACAGGGCTTTCACCAACTGATTATATGGAGCTGCTAAAAGAAAAAGGAGGTTTTCGTAATGAAGATTAAAAATTTTCCTTCTTTGTTTGAAGGAAAAGAAAAAGGATCTAACTTAAAATTTGGATTTGTAAGTGATAACTTTATATATGTAACAGCAAATACCACATTTCCTGAAAATCTATTTTATATGGTTGAAGATTCCGATAGAAAACCTGTTAATTTTTCATTTCAAATTTCCGATACTATGTTTGATTTCTTTGAAAAAATAATAAATGATTTTAGGTTCAATAAAATAGTAATAAGTTTTTTAATGGCAAAATCTTACAGTGATTCCATAACAAAAAATCATGTTTCAGTTTATGGGATTTCAAATATATTCATAGATAATTATAAAGTATTTTTATATCCAACTTTATCTGCTGAAGTTTTGCCTTTTATAGAATTTACACACCTTAAAAAGAAACCAACATCACAATATGCTAATCCTATTTATGAAGAAGAATTTGAAAATTTTACTTATAAATTATTTCCAGATAGATTTGAAATAGAACGTAAAAAAAGAACTCGATATTTTAATCCCAAAATCCAAAGATGGTTATACATTCCAGAATGGAGAGATAAAGATAAGAAACATGTGTTTGTTTTTGAACACTCAGCTTTATTACACGCAAAAAAAGAATTCTACATTCCGCCAGATAATAATTATATTTTAGTTGTAACTGAAGGAGAAAAAGTATCTTATTTATATTCAAGAGATATGTTAGACGGAACTGTAGAATTTGAACAGAAATCTTTTGTGAGCCTTAAGAAAACAGGATTGAGTGGAGAGGATTATGCAGAACTTTTAATAATGAAGATTTTGAGAACTTGGCGAGATGCAATTTTGTGATGTGAGAGTATAGAAAAAAAGTGAGAGCTACCCACCTGACCTGTATAATAAGAAGAGCAGGCAGGTGTGGTAGCAAGAGAGAATGAGAATGAGAGAATGAGAGAGAATGAGAGAGAATGAGAGAATGAGAGAGAATGAGTGTCATAAATAGGGAGGTAGGAGTAGCAGAGGAGCGGCTTCGGCTGCTCTTCTGGTACTCCGCCTCCTTTTTTTATTGAGAGGAGTGAAAGAAATGAAAGATGCAAAATATTTATTTCCAAGAGGGTTAGCTTTAGATGTAATTATTGAATATAGTGACCAAACCTATCCAAAACAAGTACAACATTTTACTGTATGGAGAAAAACTTATTACGATCTTTATTTGGTAGTATTCAGTTATTTATCACTAACTGGACCATCTATTGCTATAGAAAAATATGCAACAATTTTTGATGATGATTTAGTAAAAGATTATTTTAATAGATTAAAAGACATACCAACAGGAGATGGCATTACTCAACCTATAAAAGATGTAACTGTGAGTTTTATAAAATATTCTTTTCCAAATAAAATATTAGAAACAAAAGTTTATGAGCCAACTGAATTTGTATTTGATATAGTATCAGAAGATTGGGTACGAAACAAATTAATAAAATTAGACCAATTATATGAAACGGAGGTTGGGAAAACATGATTAAAATCAGTAAAGGAAAATATATAAATTTTGCATTTGAAGATTTTTTTACTAACGAAGCATATGGATTAATAGTACATCAACCTGAAATTTCTATGCCAACATTCTATTTAATTATTTATCAAAAAAACGTATCTAATAATGATTCTATTTTTTATATTGAGGATATAACGCATTATCAAAACGTCACTCCACAGTTAATAGAATATATATACGACTATCTAACAGAGCAAGACAACTTAATAGACGAAGAAACCCCTTATGGACTAAACACATATGTAGCAAAATATGAAGATGGTTTATTGGAATTTAAAGAACCAGATTTTCTATCTGGAGGTTATGAAATATCTAAAGAATTAGTAGAAAAATTGTTGTTAGAATTAGTACGTTTATAACGATCGTCGCAAATCCACTGTTCAAAGGGGTGCAAATGACGGGCAACGACTCTATTATATATATATAATAGGACCGTTAAACGTCAAACGCACCCCTATGAATAGCGACTTTGAGGTACTTTTTGGGTACTGTAATGCACCTCGAAATTACCATTTTTTCCAAAAATAACTCCAACAGAGAAAAATCTTTAAAATTACGATGGCTGTAATAGGCATAGAAAGTATCTTACAGAAGAACAATATATCAAATATGTATGCCATATTATGCTCAAGTAACATGTTTATTAAATACTTAAAAGGGATTTTGTAACAAAAAATGCTTGAATTTGACAACCTATGCTTAAAATGTTATAATTATAAGGGGTGATAGAATGAAAGAAATCGCAGATAAATTAGAAAATATTGTTGATTTTCACATTAGAATTGAAACAGATAAAAAGTTAAGAGAAGTTGAAAAATTAATACTAAAACTTTCTAAAGAAGAAAAAATAGAATTATTTGCAGAAATATTCAAAAGAAAGATAAAACATATTCCAGTAATTTATTTTGCTAAGTATGAAAAAGATTATGATACTGGTTTTATAGATGTTGCTTTACAAAGAGAAGAGACCATTTTAGGAAGGATATTAGATATTCTAGATGAGGAGGATGATGATATTGTTTTACCTGAAGATTCCATATGATCCGGAAAAGATTCAAATTTTAAAGGACCATGGGTTTAGGTGGGATCCTGACAAGAAACAATGGTATGGAGAACCTACACCATGGAATGTAAAAGCGTTAGAAATCGAAGATTATTTTAACCCGGTTCCAAAAAGAATTGAATTGTTTTCAGATTATTTAAACAACAGAAAACCTTTACCTGATTATTTATACGGGTATCAAAAAGAATTTGTGCTTTGGGCTTTAGAAAGATATGTGAAAAAGTATAAAGGTTTATTACTTGCAGATGATATGGGAATAGGGAAAACTGTACAAGCTATTGCGTTTTTTTCTCTTCTTATGAAAACATACTACAAAGAAAGAAGGATGCAAACTGCAACTGTATATGTAACCACGAAAAGTGTTAAACAACAATACAGAGATGAAGTAGTTAGATTCGAACCAGAAATCCTTGCATATGAAAAGATAACAGAAGTACCAAAAAATGTTCCTTTTGCATTAGTTTTACATTATGAACAAATAAAAACGTTTTTTGAGCATAAAACCAAAAACAAACTTACTGAAGAAGAAAAGATTTTAGATTCTATTCTGAAAAAATTTCAAGAAGGTGAAATTCCATATTTTGTAGTTTATGATGAAATTAGTAAAAAGATGAAAAACAAACAAACCGGAAATACAAAATCTTTAAGAAAAGCATTTCCAAATCCTATACTAACATTAGCTACAACAGGAACTCCTATGGAATTGAATCTGAAAGAATTTTATACAATTGTTGATATTATTTGGCCAGGGTATTTCCCTTATAAAGTATTTGAAAGAGACCATGTAGTAAAAAAAGAAATATTTAATAGACACACAAGAAGAAGGCAAGAAATAATTTCACATTATAAAAATCAAAAATTATTTTATGAAAGAGTAAAAGATATTATGTTGCGAAGATTAAAAGAAGATCAAAAGAAAAATGGCACTATGCAACTTGGAGAAAAGCATATGATGTTTTGGGAAGTCCCATTAGATAAAACTCAAGAAACATTTATAAATATTCTTATCAAACAAATTGAAGCGCAAGTTGAAGATAAATCCCAAATACCGTTTAAAGCTTCTCCATTTTTAAGACAAATATTTAATCATCCTGCAGGAATGTTAATGTCAGATACAGAAGTTATTGATATGCAAGATTTCCCGAATATACCAGAAGATTACGTTCCTCCTAAATTTAAAAAAATAAAAGAGAAAACAGAAGAATTATTATCAGAAGGAAAGCAATTAATTATATTCACTTATTACACAAGGACTGCGAAATTGTTGGAAAAGTATTTAAAGACAGAAATTCCAAGTATAGGAATAAAAGTATTATCAGGTGAAGTTCCACAAAAAAGAGTAACTGCAGCTATAAAAGAATTCAAAGATAAAGCATATAATGCTATTATAGCTACTGATACAATTGCATATGGTGTGAATTTACAATTTGTCGATCACATGATTATGGTAGAAACACCTTACAATCCAGCAGTATTCCTCCAAAGAACAGATAGAATTTATAGAAGCGGTTCAACTACAGATAAATTTATTTATGTATTATACTCAAAAGCAGAAGAAAAAATCATTAAAAGATTAATAAAGAGGATGGAAGATGCAACAGAAGCTGTAGAAGGACGTAGAAAAAAAGCAAATGTAGCTTTCGTTAAAGAGTTAGATATGATGTTATATGATGATTTGGTAGGGTTGAAAAGAAACAAAAGGAGGCTTTTAAAATGAAGAAAATTTTGATATTACGAACCTTATTTATAATTTTGTTTTGGATAGTATGGATAGTAGCATTTAGCTATTTACCAAAAGAAATTATAGTATATATTACTTCATTTATAATATGGTTCTTTTTAGGAATTTCATTAAATATGTCCTTGCATAAAAGTATAAAAAAAAGAATAAACAAAGAGAAGCGTGAAAACTAATGGAAAAAAGTAGTATTATATTTTACATGATAGGATTAGGTATAATATCTACAATGATATTATTATTTAACGAAGTATTTCATTATAAAATTATTTTATTTGCAAAAAAGAAAAAACTATTTGTTTATAGGTTAGAACAGGAAGAGATGGATGAAATTGAAACAGAAAATAGAACTTTGTTTGTAATAGAACTAGCTGTAATATTTTTTATAGGATTATTTGTATTTTTAAATTATTATATAGTAACAATAATTTCATTAGTTGTATTTGTGGGTTTAATAACTTACCATTTGCTTTTTGCAAAAAAACTTTTTTTTATATTTGAAATTTTTAAAATAAGGGAAGGAGATAAACAGCATGAAAGAAATCTTAGAAAAATTAATGCAAATATCATACGAAAAAGAAAATGAAATCCCAAATAGGTTTATGAAACTTATAGAAGAAGTAGGAGAAGCAAGTCAAATGGCATTAGCTTTTCAAAGAAATATAAGTGCTTCTGAGAGTAAAAAGGCTATAGCAACAAGAGAAAATGTGTTAGAAGAATTAGTTGATGTTTTAATAGTTGCTTTTGATATATATATACAGATGTCTGATGCTGAAGATTGGATTTCTGAATTAGAAGAAATTATGAATAAAAAATTGGAAAAGTGGCAAAGAAAAGCCACCTCCTAATTACTACTTTTGCTCGGGGCAGGGCAAACGGGGTGCTCTCCTCGAGACTTTTTAAAATAAAAAGGGGGTATGATTGTTGAAAACAGTGGTTTATAAACACTATAAAGGCAAAGAATACATGATTCTTTTAGATAATGCCTTTATAGAAAAAAACTTAGAAAGAGCAGTAGTTTATAAAAGCATTGACGATGGAAAAGTTTGGATTAGACCGTATGATGAGTTTTTTGGTGAGGTGGAAATAAATGGAAAGAAAATTCCAAGATTCCAAAAAAGATTAAAAGAGGATACCTTGCAAGAATATTATTCTAGGAAAACAAGTTTAGAAAAATAAAATCAAGAAAGGGGATGTAATGCATGAATGTTATTTTGGAAAATTACAAAATGCTTCAAGAAGAAATAAAAAATGAAAAAATAAAAAAAGGAAAGCAACTTATGCAAGATGGACATATTGCAGAAGGGTTGAAAATTTTATTAAAAGAAAAAGTTCTTGTACCAGGAGCAACTGAATATTTAAAACATCCAGATGCCAAAGTAAGGATTGCAGCTATGCAATATTTAATTAAAGCAAAAAATGAAGAGGATTTTTTAGAAGATATGGTTCATGATGAAAATCCACAAGTCAGAATCAAAGCTATTGAATTATACTTTGATTATGTACCCGCATCAAATGTCAGCAAATTCTTGGAATTTTTATTAGATGAAGATTATAAAGTTAAAATAAAAGCTTTTATATTGTTATTAGAAAGTGGTTTTTTTGAAGATACAAAGAAGTTTGTAGAAGAACATAATATAATCGAATTTAAAGATATATTTACAGGAGATTCAATTGATATATTAAAAGATGAATCTGTGCCTAAGAAAATAAAAGTTACTCTTTTAAACTACATAGTTATGAATATGCCTATGTCAGAATTTGATGAAAAATATTTTGATTTATATAAACAATTAAATAATGATTTGAAAAAACAACTTTTAATTTGGATAAGTAAAGCGCCAGAAACTGAAAAAAGATTAGAGAAACTTTGGAAAATAGAAGGTAATGACGAATTAAAAGCTATAATGCTTGGAATGGCAAGAAGTAAAATTGTCGAAGAAGCTGAATTAATAGATTTAATAAATGAAACAAAATCAGTTAAACTAAAAAAAGCAATATTGAATTATGCAAGAAGAATAGATAGCCTTAATTTTATAGATGAAGCGAGAAGACTAATAAATAATGATGAACTTGCAGAAGAAGCTGCAGCTTACGCCATATCTATGTTAGATTATGAAGCATTAAACATTAATAGAATTACAGAATGGTTAGAATCAAAATCTCTGGGAAAAATCAGAAAAGCTTTGGCAGGAATAAAAAAATTAAAATATGAAGAAATGGCTCCTGTTATTTATAATAAAATAATTGAAAATAAAAAATATCCAACAAATATAAGGACTGCTGCAATCAATACCATTAAAATGCTGAAATTGCCAGAATACGCAAATGATTTCATGAAATTAACAAATGACATAGAAGAAGATTTAGCAGTCAGAGAAACTGCGTTGAAAGCAGTTGCAAGACTAGACCCAAGTCTTTTAGAAAATTTACACAATACCCCAAGCGTATAACGCTTGGGTTATTTAAGAAAGGAGATGATGCTTGTGGATATGGATATGGAAATGTTATGGTTTAAAGCGTTTTTGGTTTCTGCAGAATACATTTTAATTAAAGAAGAAGATGAACAAATTTTTGAAGAACAGGTAGAAGAACTTTCTTTTATTTTGTATGATTCATTAGAAAATAAAGAAGATATTGATAGAGACGAATTAACAAGAGAAATAAGAAATACATTGAGAGCATTTGTGAATAAATTAAAAACATTGAGGAACACCGAAGAAAATACAGTTAAAACTAATGAAAGATTTGAAGGTTTTTTCATATCTTTGGAAAAGGCTTTTACAGCTAATTTAACATCTTTAAACTAGAGAAAGGAGTTGAACAATGTGAAAATAAATTATCCAACAAGAACAATGATTATAGGAGAAAAAAAATATTTAGAAGGGGTAATAAGAGCTTTAGATTATGAGAAAGAAAACATCGCTGCATCATTAGAATTACAAGTTTCAAAACGTACTCAATTTTCAAAAGAAGGAAAATCATATTTTACGATTGTAACATATAGTCCTGATGTTAATCCTACAGAATTAATGGAAACCATAATAGAAATAAAAAATAAACACATAGAACCAGTAGTATTATATGCAACACAAACTAAGAATGGTTTAAAATTAGAAAATTTAGAACTAAGAAGTTTTGACGCAGTATATGCTGATTTCAAAAAGGTAATTGAAGACACAAAAGTTGAAACCATAAATACTATAATTAATACAATAAAATATGGAACTTATATAGAAGTGCAGATAGACGAAGACCAACTACAAGAAATAAAAGCTTTAGCAAAGAACATTTTAAGTCCTTCTGAATTTAAAAACGCTATAATGGATGTATTTGAAATTTTGCTGGATCGTAATATCGTAAAATTCAAAATTTTTGATCAAAAGAAAGAAAAAAAACTTTTAACTTTTGATAGTTTATTGGAGGTGTTGGGCATTGAAAAATGAATTACTTTACTACACTTTTAAAGATTTGTTTAAGGCTCTTTATAGCAGATATAGATATCCGCAGGAAATTATTTCACAATATTTGGATTATGCTGATGCTATCTATTATTATGAACATACACACGACAAGCTAATGAATTTATATGAAAAACTTTTTCCTTTAAGATGTATGGGAGAATTAATAGCAAAAACATACACTAACGATAACGCCAGAATGTTCTCCGTACCTTATTTTGATAACAATTTTCAAAAACATATGTATACTTGCATAGCAATTCCTGAATATAGTGAAAAAAACTTTATTGTATATATGAATAATATTAGATTTACATTTGAAGAACTGAAAGATTTAGAAAGAATAGTCGAAACGTTTTTAAGAGATTCTTTTGAAGATGTAAATAAAATAGAGTTCAGAAGACTTCTTGTAAATAAAGCTGAATTAAATCCTTTTTATTCAAACGAAGCTATATTAAAAGATGATAACGAAACTATAATTAATAAGGTTTATTTGTTTTATGAAGAAGTAAATCCGGAGTATGCAAAAAAAATCAAGAAAAGAATTACTTATATGAAAAATCTTTATTTAGAGTTATTTGGTGAAGAAAAGGAACACGAGTTTTATAAAAAATTGATAGATTATGTAAGCAGACAATCTGCAGATTTTTCTGGGTTTATCAAAGAATTTATTAGAAGTTATTTAGAAACAAAGCTAATAGAAAAAACAATAGCAGAGTATGCAAATTTTAAAGTACAAAAAATTCATTTCGGTTCAGAAATTGCAGAAGTTGAAGATGTTGTTAGACAAACGTTATATAATTTAAGAGTTTATAAAGGAACAAATATTATAGAAATTTATATGGGGAAAGAAAAACTTTTAAATGTAGATTTAAAATATACCTCAGAATACGCCTTTGCGGTAAAACTAAAAACTTTATTTAAAGGGGGTAATTAAAATGGAAGGACCATCAGGATGGTTATGGTTTCTATGGGCAGGACTAGCAGTTTGGGTTTTTTTAGACGCATATTATAAAAAAAATAAAACTGAATTAGTCTCTTTCTTATGGGGGTTAATAACATTCCTTTTTGGAATTTTTGGAGCTCTGGCTTATTTTTTTATTACATTTGCAGAAAGAAGAAATATGCAACTGAGGAAGGAGGAAGAAGATGAAGAAAGAAATTCTAGAGAAGATAACTAAAAAAATAATAGAAGAAAAAAATAATCAACCACATGAAGAATATATAGAATTAATTGATGAAAATACAAGGTTAGATCTTGAAGCATTTGCAGAAGAAATTCAAGAATATCCAAAAGAAAAAGTTGAAGAACTAATAAGCCATACATACGTAAAACTTTTAAATATTGCAACATTCGGACTTTCTACACCAAATGAAGGAATTACTTTGAAAGGATATGTTCATATGATGTTGAACACTATTTTGAAATTAAAACTTCTTATGGAATTGTATCCTGGATATAACGAGTCATTAATAAACATGCATAGCAACGTGGTTTCTGGAAAATACACAGGAAGTAATGCTGATGGAAATGTTCATATTTATTTTAAAGCCAAAACAAATTCAGCTCTTGCTGATAAAATGTTTAAAATTTTGAAGAATATTGAAGAATTCATGAGGCCTTGAGGGGGGAAAAAATGAAAGATATAATTATTTATAGAACATCAGAAAGGAATATATTAGTAAGGATAGAAAAACTATTGCGTTTATTAAAATATAAAAATTTGATAGAAGGATACGTAAGAGAAGAAGAAGGATACGATTATATTTTTTATTTGGACGTAGTGAAAAAAGAATATTTTATAATGGATTATCATCAGTTATATACTTCTATTACTTTAGGGATTCCTTTGGAATTGGATGTTTCAAAGTGGAGAAGAAGAAGCGTTTCTACTTTCTTTGAATTAGAAACATTTATAAAGGAAAATATTATAGACCAGCTTACAGAAGAAAATTTAAATAATATTTTGAAATATTATATTTATGAAAAAACTTTTGAAACTTCAAATCCGCACATTCTAAAAAAAACTAATATAAAGATAAGAGAATGGCAACACAAATAAATGATTTGACAAAAATCGCATAATATGGTAGAATAGAATAGCAATAACTTCTAGGAAGGGAGTAAAAAGATGAGTGCATTAACTGATAAAATGGCTATAGTAAAGTCTGTATTTATTCAGAATTTTGTGCAGGAATTTGCGCATTTTGAAGTTAAAAAAGGGACACAAGAAATGAAGTTTATAGAATTTAAAAACAAGGGGAACTTTGCGGAAATCTTTGCAAAAAAAGTTATATTTTACGAATTCATGTTATTAGATGAAGAAATGAAAAAATACAGAGAAGAATTTAAAGAATACGAACCAAAATTTATTCAAGAATTGCTTGATTACACTCAAAATATTTTAGAAGGACAATTTGAACAAAAACCTGAAGATTTTACTCTTCCTACAGTGGATGAAATAATGGAAGAAATAAAGAAAAACAGGAATTACTAGAAAGGAGTGGTTAGGTATGATGAGAGTGACGATACCATTGGGGTATGTTGGGAAGTTTTATGATTCATTTCAGTATCAAAATGGGACGATAGTAAAAAGGTTTAATTTTAGTACAAGAAAAGGATATCAAGGAAAGAACGATCCAGAAAAATATATGTATTTCACTTTAAAAGTTATAGGGAAACCGGATCATTTTAAATGGCCACACTTAGTTGAAAATGCAAAAATAGCGATTTTAAATGGTTCTTATAATGTAGAAACTTATGTAGATCAAAATCAACAGAAACAAAGGAAACATGTAATAGAAGCGCATATTTCAGATATAGAATTTGTGCAAACTTTTGAAAAACAAAACGTACAGCAACCAGTAACACAGCAACCAACTCCACAACCAGTTCCACAACCAGTTCCACCTGTGCAGCAGACTGTACAACAACCTTTACCACAACAAACTTATTACAATCCACCAGTTCAACCGTAATAAGGGGTTGATTAAATGTTATTTGATAATGTGAAAAAATTTTTACAAGAATTAGATAAAGTTTCGTCAGAAAAAGGTGAATTAGAGGATAAAGATATGTATGACGCTTTTTCAACAGCATTCAAAGATGAAGCTGGAAGAATAAAAAGAAAATATAAAAAACAAAGTGTATTAAAAGAAATGGAAGAAATATTCAATAAAGGAGGAGAAAAATAATGGATATAAACGATTTTTTGAAAGCAGGGCCAAGCGACGCAAACGCAAATGCAAACCCAAACTTATCATTAGAAATAGCAACAATGAAACAACAATTACAAATGGTATTACACGATTTAGCAGCAACAACACAAATATTGCAGACTATGTCGAATATGACAATATTACCTCTTTACAAGATTTTATATGATAACGGCCTTATCAAAACAAAAGAAGATTTAATTGAAGCTATGAAAAGTAACGTAGATTTTGTATATGAAGCAGTAAAAGATGTACCAGAAATTGCAAGAGGTTTTGAACAAATGAAAAATGCAGTAGAAGTAAAAGCAGATGAAATTTGGTATTGGTTGCAAAACGATGATTCTCAATTAAAAGAAATTGTTGCTCAAGAAAAACAAAGAATAGAGGAAATTAAAGCTAAACAGGCATCTAATATTATTAATCCATTTGGTGGATGAGAAATTGCATGAATTGCCGCAGTCTTTATGACTGCGGTTTTTATTTTATAAAGGAGGGATTAATATGTTAATATATTCAATTATATGGTTCGATAGAGAAGGAAATTTTTCTTTGTTTGAAGAACATAGTTATGTAGATCCAGAAAAAGTAGAAGAGATAATTTCTATTAAGCAATTCACAGATGAAAACCATGCTTCATATAAAATTCTAACCACTGATATTATTAAATAAGTCATTAGCATTTCAAATAAGAATATAGTAGAATATAAATTGGAATAAAAATCACATTCATTCCAGAAAGGGTGATAAAATTGAAATTAATATTCGGGCCAGATTCTTATGAAGTAACGGAAATTATTCCTAAAATGGTTTTCAACAAGAACGTTATTGCTCTAGATGATTTAATTCAAGAATACAAGAAGATTTTGAAAACGGATAAAAAATTAAGGTTGTCATTTATTAAAAAGAACGAAAAGGACTGGATCCTTATTTTACGAGTTTTAGAATTAGAACCTTGTACATATGCAACTGTATATTTAGAAAAAACAAAAGAGTTTGCAATTTCCTGATTTAATCCTTGCAATTATATATTTTTTTTAGTATAATATATATATAAAACATAGCGTGACTACGCTATGTTCATTTAATTCCGAAAGAAAGGAGATTTAATATGCGTTATTCGTATTCATCAATTTCTACTGCAAAAACTTGTCTTTATAAATGGTATTGGGAATATGTAAAAAGAGAAAGGATACCTTCAGGAAAAGCAGCGCAGGTAGGAAGTTCAATGCATGCAATTTTAGAAACATATTATAAAACTATACCTGGAAACAGTCATGACAAAAACCATTTATTAGAACTAGCAAAAGAAATGACAGTTGGTGCTGGCCATTCTCATAGAGAGGAAGTAATTTCTACTTTAAAAAAATTTGATTTAACTTTATTGCCCGAACCTATGTTTAGAAAATACATAGCTACAGAATTACAAATCAAATTAAATGAAAATTATGAGGTAGATGAAAATGCTGATTTCTTTATAGGAATAATTGATTTATTATATTATGATCCAACAACAAAGAAACTTTGGGTTATTGATTATAAAAGCAATAAAAGGCCAAATGCCGACACACAACAATTAAAACTCTATAGTTATTTAGCTTATAAAGCTTTTAAAGGAAAGCTTGATATAAAGTCAATAACTACAAAATATGTTTATTTGAGATTAAACCAAACAATAGAAGATACACCAAATTTAGAGACATTAGAAGAAGATTTGGAAACTTATTTAAAAGAAAACATAAATCATCTAAATTTCTTAGTAGAAAAAATTCCAGAAGAACCTACACCAGAACAGATAGCTGAAGTATTCAAACCAACGCCTAGCTGGTTATGCTCATGGTGTGGAGCAAGAGCAGCTTGTCCTTTATATCAGCACGGAATGCATGTTGCAAGAACTATAATAAAGAAAGAAAACACTGAATATTCAATAGAGGAAATGGCTGCCTTTTTGATTATGCAAAAAACAATAGCAAAAGATATTGAACAGGCTTTAGCAGACAAACTTTCAGCTCAAAATCTTTTTGAATACAAATTTAATGGTAAAGAATTAATAGTTGAATATGAATACGATTTAGATTTTGAAAGCTTTGAAGATATAATCGTAAAAAATCATCCGGACAAAATATCATGGATTGAGAATCCTCCTTCTTACAATGAGCTAAGAAGAGTGCTAACATTCGAAGAATTCGAATCGTGCGTTATTTCAAAACCCAAGGGAGTAAAAGTCCGATAAATTGCATAAAAAGATACTCCAGAAATAGCAACAAAGATGTAACATTCCATAAAAAATAGAGGAAATGCGGAGTTCGTGAATTTCTACTAAATGTAACAAAATTGCGCCCTTTACAAGGCGCAATTTTTTGTGATATAATATATAGCGAACTAAAAAATAAGGGGAGTAAAAATAAAACCCCGAGCCCAAAAAGGAACCCGGGGACCCCAATCTAATAAAGAAAGGAGTTGAACAATATGAAATACAATAAAATAAAAATCCAAAAAGAAAGAAAAATTGACCCTAGACTCAAATGGATTCCGGCAACAGCCATTGTAGCGGAATTCCGTGTATGCCCAAAATGCGGCGATGCAAAAGGACATTGTGGATACTACGAATTTGAAGATGGATCAATAAGAGAATACTGTGTAAAATGCGAACATAAACACATATTCAAAACATCTTCAAAAAAATTATATCATGATGATGTTAAGGTTGTTTCACAAGATTATTACAATATGATAAACAAGATAGAGAATATATATCCTTATTCTATCCGAACAGAGGATGAACTCGCATTTTTCGAATGGGCTAAGTCTAGAGGGTTTAATGACGAGTTCTCTGAATATCTGTTCGGGCGTCGTTATTTTTATATGCAATCTCCATTATTTAATTCTGCATTGAAAAATTCTCCTGTTATTTCTATTCCTGTATATGACATTAGTGAAAGAATTGTCGGTGTTAGGTACAGAATGATTAATCCTGGCAAACACGGCAAATATTTATGGGATAGAAACTACAAAACCAAACCAACTCCTTTCTATACTTTCGTTAGAGGTTCCAAACCTAAAATAGAAACTATTTATATTGTTGAAGGTGAATTTAAAGCTGAATTCATTTCATGGACTTCTGGTCAAGCAGCTTTAGGTATCATCGGGTTGGGGAATCTTAAGAATAAAAAAATAGCAGCAATACTTGAAAAATTCAAAGATTTAAAACAAGTTATCTATGTACCAGATAGAGATGTATTTACTCAATGGCATAAATATGAAATGATAATGAAGGAAATGTTCTACCTTCAAAAACGTATTTATGGATTGAATGTAGATGTTTTATATTGGCCGTTTTATGAAATTGAAAAGAATGGTTTTGATGATTATCTCCTTTCTTTGCAAAAAGGAGAAAAGCCTTTAACGTCTAAATTTAATATAGAAGAGTTAGCAACTCCTTTAAAAGAAGAAGTAGAAAAACAGGTTGATATACTTCTTAAAAAAGATGATACTTTTAAATTTATTAAAAACAAAGAAGGTACTTCTTTGTTCGAAGTTATAAAACCTGAAATATCTACTTCTAGTACTTATACAGGAGAATCAAGAATTGAACTTTGGAGACAAGCTTTGTTAAAAAGGAAATTTGTATTGGATGTTTCAGGTACTGGTTCTGGTAAATCTCATACTACAGCTATCGATTTGAAAAAAGTTGTAGAAAAAGGCGGTTTTAAAGTTATTCCTAAAAAAATGACTAGAGAGGACGGTACTGAAGTAGAATATTTATCTACTCCGTTCAAAATTTTCTATGTTAGTCAATCTCCTATAAATCCTACTATTGATAAATTTGATGAATGGTTCTTATACAGAGGGAGAACTCCTAACGGTCATTGGTATTCTGAAACATTAGAAAAATGGGAAGAAGCTCCTTCTCCTGATAAAGCTCATGAAGATTATCCACCAACATGTTTAAATCCGGATTTATATACTATTAGAGAAGATACTAATTCAAACTTATTTACTAATAACTATTGTGATTTATTCTGTCCTATGAAAGAAAATTGTAATTATATTGCTCAAAAAAGAGAAATGATGGACAGAGAAACAAAATTTGTTAGAATTTCTTATAAATCATTGCCTTTAATGGATGAAACTTTGGTAATTATAGATGAATCTATAATTTTCTCACATCTTGAACATATTGAAATAAATCTTAATCATTTAGCTCAATTGAATTATGCTGCACATAGTGCAAAAGAATTATTAAGGCATGTTATTGTTTTAAACAATTCACACATGTTCGATGAAGAATTAAATAAAACATTATTAGAAGAAGAAGTAGAATCTACTGTTAAATTTTTCGAATTATTCTCTTTGTTTTTAAATTCAGCAAACTTTGGAAAATTGCAAGCTAAAAAGAACGCTACCTTTAAAGAAGTGCATGATGCTTTTGCTGATTTCTTAGTAGAAAATGAATTAACTCCTCTTGAAAAATTAATAAATCCTTATTTCGATTTTGATTTTGAAAAAATGGAAAAACTTCTTGAATCACTTTTTATTTTAGGTAATGCAATAAAACAAAACAAAAACGGAAAATTACCAAGAGAAGCAAGAAAAGCAAAAAGATGGTTAGAAAAGAATAACGTTAATTATTATGGCGTCTTAAACAATGTAGAAAATTATCATGAATTATTAAGGATAATGTACGCAATTAAAAGCATGGGACGCAACGGTTCTGTTTATGTTGCAAATAAAAAATTGTTTGTTGTAGTACCAGATTTGAAAACATTGTCTTTATTGCAAAAAGTAAAAGACGGAAAAATCTATTTAATTATTTTAGAAGCTACTCCTAATAACCCTACAATTGAATATATTACTAAATTCCTGAACCCTGTTACTGTTGGGGATTATACTATTCCCAAAAACTTAACCCTGATTAAAACAAAAGGTTTAGGTAAAATGACTTTTAAACCTACAAAGAAAAAATCAGAGAAGAGATTGGAATATATTAAAGAATTCCATGAAAAACGTTTTGGTGATAAAAAGAAAGGTATTATTACTTCACAAAAAGAAATTATATTAATGCATGATGAATTCAAGAAAGAATTCGTAAAATATGGATACTGGTTTAAAGATGATAGAGGAAGTAATAAATTCCAGGATGTAGAAGTATTATATCTGCAAACTCCTCCTATAAGAAACCTTGCTACGGTTTCTGGTGAAATAATTGCTTCAAACTATTCCCTTGAAGGGGAAAGTACTTTCATATTAAACCAAGTTGAAAAAGAACTTTCTAATACATATGTTCAGGCTGTTGGTAGATTAAGAGCTCATAGAAGAGCTAATAAAGATTTATATGTAGTTTTTACTGATGATATTCCTTTACCTTTTAGCGTAGATGAGGAAATTGAAATTGGTGATTATGTTGATAAATTGAAAAAAGGAAACAATGTTATTGAGAGATTGAATAAAGAAAAGCATAAACAAGCCTTACTCAGAATAGGTGAATTATATCGTTTCTTTGATTTTGTGTATAGACGTTTTATTCCTACAAAAACAATTGTTAAGTTTGCTGCTAAAAAATTCGAAATGAAAGAAGATTATGTACAACGAGTTTGGAGTGAATATTTAAAGAAAGTACAGCCAGTACCAAAAATTACAAATGAAGAGGAAATAGAAGCATTCAGAAAAGATTTTCAGCACATCCCAATTACAACTTCAAGTTTGGGATTTGCTAAAACTTTCTTATTATCAAAATTATTGTTAGATAATTTTATGGATAGTCCTGACAAAGGCAAATTCTGGCAGAGGTTAGGATTAAATCCTAAAAAATCAGATTATAATAAGGGGGTAATTAGGCGCATGTTAAAACATTTTAATTTTGAGGAAGAAGATCCAGATGCTATTTTAAAAAGCATCGAAAAATCATTTGGCAGTGAAATTATTGAACATATCGATAAATTAACGGAAGAATATGAAAAAACTTTAAACATGATAGAAGAGCACAAAGAAAATATGCAAATTGATAGATTTAAGTTGTTAAAGAAAGAAATGCCTAAATTAGAAAAATGGTTCTCAGATGACAAAATGCCAGATGCAAGTTTCAAAACAACTGGTCCGGATGGAAAACCAGTTTATATAGTTAGGAATCCAACTGATATGTACAGAGTAATGAATTTCATTTTAAGATTCGTAAATTCAGGAAAAAGATTAAAAATGATGGTTGATAAATTCTACAAAGAAGCACCAAAGGAAAAAGGTGTAAAACCTTTCTCATGGAAAGACAGACAAATTCTACATATGTATATTGATGTAGAAACTTATAAACCGAATGACGGTAAATTTAGCAAACCAAAAGTATTTATGACAGAAGAAGAAATAGAAGCATTGCCTACAGATGATGTTATGGTTAGAACTATTACTTTAAGAATTCCGTTCTTGGATAATGCAACATTCGTTTTTGATATAGAAAAAAGTGATCCTATAGCTAATGGTGCATTAGATACATATTACCACCCTATGAATTCTACAGATGTAAGATTCCATTTGCAACATTACGATGAATACAAAGCAAACAAAGAATTCTTAATGTCTAAAAGAGCAGAGTATTTAAAAGAAAGAACAGAACTTTTAGAAAAAATAAAAAGACAAGGTGTTCCTTTTCAAAGATTAAAAGAATTAGATGAAAAATATAATGGCAAGGATACATAATGATATCAGATACTTTGAATTGGTTTAAATATATTGCTACCAAAGAAACCAGTGTAAGAGACTTTATAGGAATTTTTGACCAAAGAAAACCTATAAAACTTATAGACTTTATCAGAAAATATGATGATACTTTTATTCCGGAATTTGAACAGTCATGGTGGCAACAGAATAGAATGACCAAAGAACATTATAAACATGCTTATGTTTCAATTTTCTATTTAGATAGAGTTACAAGAATGGGAAGACAGGTTATGAGATACGTTCATACTGATATTGGTATTATAGATTACAGAGGAGAAGATGTAGAAGCATTCATCAGATTCCAGGAAAGACTAGGAAATAGAACTTATATCGCATATGATAGAATGGTAAAAGTCTCAACGGATATAACAAGGAACGGTTTTGCTGTAGATGTACATGCATTGAATGTCGCTGAAAACGGATTAAAACTCATGTTCAATCGAATAAAAGCAGTATTGCACAACCAATATAATTTAACATCTTTATCCAAACCACATTTATTAGCAAAACATATAAAAGAAAGATTAGAGCTTAAAGATGAACAATATGCTGAATATGCAATGGAAGCTACAGGAAACGAAACATCTTTAACAGCAAAAGAAACTCTCGAGACATTGATTTATTATTATCCAGACCATGAAGAATATCTTAAGTCTATACTACATTACAAAGATATATATGCAAAACTCAATGTAGTAAAACAAATCAGAAAACACATGAAATATCATCCGGATGAAGATATTTATAGAATCCATTCTATATTTAGACATAATACTTCAGCAACAGGACGTTTCATTTCATCTAATCCGAATATACAGAATTTCCCAAAAGACAAAGATATAAGAAATATTTTAGGATTCCCTTATGGTTCAGATAAAGTATTAGTAAGTGCTGACTATCCACAAATTGAGTTAAGAGTGTTTGCTGATTTAAGGGCTGATTTCCATATCACATATGATTTGATAAAAGCATTCCAAGAAAATAAAGATTTACATAGAATTGCAGCATCGGCTATTTATAATAAACCATATGAAGAAATTACAGATGAAGAAAGACGCGTAGGTAAAGTATTAAACTTCGGTATATTATACGGTATGTCCCCTCAAGGACTTAAGAGGTTATTATGGACGCAATTAAAAATGGATGTAACTGTTGAGGAAGCAAAACGATTCATAGACTTATATTTGAGTAAAAACGAATTTGTTGCCATTAAACATTGGCACGAAGATATGTGGCCATACGTTTCAAATCGTGTTGATTCCAGAAATGGAAGAATAAGACACGACAATGAATTAAGGATTTTAATAGCAGACCATGCATTCTTATTAATACCATTCCATAAAGGTGAAAGAATAGAAACTACATTTAGAAGAATATTAAACTATCAGATACAGGCATCAGCAGCTAACTTAATAAAATATGCATTATCTTTATTAGATAAGAGATTAATTTCTGAAGGATTAGATGAAAAGATTAAGATAGTTAATGTAATCCACGATGAAATTATATTAGAAACAGAAAAGAAATATGCAAACAAAGCTGCAGAAATATTGAAATGGGCTATGGATACAGCAGCTAATACTTACTTAAGAAAAGTTTCAGCTGATGTAGAAGTCAATGTGAATCAAAAATGGGGTAATCTTAAGTAATAATATAAATAAGTCAGCGCCTTTAAAAGGCGCTTTTTGTGTTTTGTTTAAGATATTTTATATGTTATAATTAGATAGAATTAAATCTATAAGGAGGGGAAACCGTGAAAATTGATTTAGAAATTGTAACTCCAGATTCAAAAATAGTGGATAGTATGCAGGTTATTTCTCAAGTGCGATTGTTGTTGCAATCAGTTTATATCCTTACTATGAATACTGTCGAAGAGGATATAAAAAAAATAGGACAAATTAATAAACTTAAACATGACCCTAAATTACTTACGGAATTAAATGCAAAATTAAAAACAGTTCAAAACAGGTTCAATGTAATGCCTCCTATTGACGCTGTTATTTCTAATTTGAATATTGAATATAAAGAAGAAAAAGATGCAGTGACGGCTATTATGAATATTGAAATAAAAACGAATAACGGCACTACCCTCAAGTATCAACAAAACTTATAAGGCGGGATTTCTTATGGGTACTTTAACAAAACAAATTAAAAGATATGAAAAAATAGTTTTAGAAGATGAAGAACAAAAAAAACACTATATAATATATGATCCCATAATGCATTATATGTATTGTGAGACTTGCAATGAAAAAATTATCGTCTCTATGGCCTCCAGGAACGTCTCAGAAGTCCGATTTAATGTTTCTGATACCATTTACTTAGAAATAGATAAAAACGTTGAAATAAAGGCTGATTTTTTTTCTTTTGAATGTAAATGTTCTAAATATAAAATAAATGCTCAATCTTTAAAAACACAATTAGACGAAGCAAAAAAAGGGTGGTAGTATGTATGCGCAAATATATTTAAGCGGTAATTCCGCTTTATCTGAAATGCTAAAAACTAACGCTTCTTACGTTATATTAGCCCAACCTTCTACAGAAGTATTTTTTACTTCTCCAGCAAATATCTTAATTTCAACGGATCCGGAAGATGCGATAGCAGTATCTGCTCCTTTGAGTTCTATAAACGAATTGAATTATTATTTAAAATTATTACAAGATAAGTTTAATTTTCCTTCTACCATAAAGCATGATTTGAAGAAAAATAGCTTGTTAAGCATTGATAAAGATGTTTCACAGTATAAAAAAAGTTTTTTAAACTTTTGTTTTGTAGAACATCTTAGAATGTTATACTTGCCAAATTTCTTTACTTACACGCTTACTATTCCTTACGAGGAAGGTAAAAAACTCCTTCAGACTATGTATTACTTTTAGTCCCTTGTGGGACTTTTTTTTTACCATGTGCACTAAAAATATAGGAACGTCTGTAACCCGCTATTCATAGGGGTGCGTTTGAGGGGCAACGACTCTATTATATATATATAATAGGATCGTTAAACGTCATTTGCACCCCTTTGAATAGTGGATTTGCGACGTTTTGGAACGCAAATATGCTAATCTATTGCGTTTTGAATATCATAAAAAATATGGTAAAATAAATTAAAGTTTCAAAATAAGCAATGAAAGCATAAGATGTCATAAGATAAACGTTAGTTAGCAGAAATAAAAGACTTATGGTATAATAATATCGAAAAAGAAGAAATGGAGGGTGCATTATGGATGACAATGCAGTAGTATATCAAAGATATGCTCAAGAAGCAGCTGAAAAATTTCTTAATCAAAATATACCCCTTAACGATACAATTGCTAAAATAGCAAAAGAAAATAGACTTGCCGAAGAAGAAATCCGACGTATAGTTGGATATGCAAATAAAATAGTCTTCTTAAAACTTTATGCTTCAACAGAAGAAAAAGATAAAATAAACTTTCCTTTAGCAGATGCAGATGAAATATTTTCAATGATTCCAGAATTAGAAAAAGCTCAAGAAAGAGCAAATGCAGCGTCAAATGAAAATTTAACGAACGAAGAAAAAAGAAGTGGAACTGTAGCTGAGCAAGAAAAAACTGCTTCAGCTATAGATTCTTCATTATTTGATCTTACTGATGAAGAATTAAAAGAAATAGAGAATATGAATCCTTATGAAACAAAGGTAGAAGCATTTAGAAAAAAAGCTAGTATGGATTCATATTATGTAGATGAAGATATGTTTATAGATGTTACACGTCCTCTTACTGAAGAAGAACAAATGTATTTTGATATGATGAAAGAAAAAGAAGAAATAAAAAAAAGTTATGAGCAAAGTAATGAAATAGCAAAAAAATATGCATCTTTAGACGGTAATAGACTTGTTTTAAACAATGAAAAAATAAATAAATTATATATAAACTTCAAAGAAGCACACACAAAATATGCAAGCTATAGAACACAAAGCGTACATTTGAGAAATGCTTTGGAAAAAGAAATATTAAGGTTGAGCAAAAATGAAGGATTACTACCTACCGATATAGTAAAAATTGCAAGGAATTTTGCTAAAAAAGACGGGACAGAATTTGATGCAAATGATATTTATTTATTAAAAGGTGTAGCAGAAGAAATAGTAGAAACACATCCGGAAATAATTCAATTCGTAAAAAAAGCAAATTTGGATTACAACTCAACAGTAAAAGAATCGTTAGAAAAAATAATGGATACTACTAAAGCTTTACTTACTAGTATAATAGAAACATCTTATTATAAAAACACATATCAAGAAAAAGAGGAAGAACTAAGGAAAGTAGCAAGGGCGTTTCCAGAAATATATTCAATGTATAAAATATAGGGTTCTATATAAAAAAATGCAAAAGAGGAGGTGAAAAGTTCCGGGGTTAATAAAACCTGGAACGAATTAATATGGAAAAATGGAGAACATTATTAATGAAATTAGCTGAAAAGGGTGCAGAAACACAGAATACCAAAGAACAGGAAACACAACCAGTAGAAACACCTGAAACCGAAACAGAAGACAAACCAGTTTTATCTTTGGACGAACTTACGGAATTGGATGCTTTAGCAGAAAAAGCTACCGATATGATAGAAGAAGGTAAAAATCCAGAAGAAGTTTTAGGGAAAGCAGAAGAAATTGTTGAAGAATATTTTGAAGAAAAACAGTTAGTAGATAAAGAAATATTAACAGAAGAAGATGTAGCTAAGGCTTTAGATTATTTGGTAAAAGAAAAAGGTATGAATCCTGAAGAAGCGCAAGAAACTTTAATTCAACAATTAAAAACACAAGGATATGAACCTTATCAAGAACAAAACACAGAACAAAACGCAAAACAAGAAACTCCAGAGGAGATAACAGAAGAAGAAGTGCAAGCTGCATATAACGATTTAATACAGCAAGGATATTCTCCTGAAGAAGCAGAAACTGCTATTTTGCAAGCTTTGAAAGAGCAGGGATATGAAGTAGAAAATATGGAACAAGCTAATGAAATTGAAAATATAGATGAAGAACAATTAGTAAATTCAATTTTAGAAAATGGTATTGAAGAACAAGATATAGAAGATGCATACAACGAATTAATACAAAGCGGATTATCTCCTGAAGAAGCACAAGAAGCTTTAGAAGAAACACTTCAAGAATTATCTCAAATAGCAGAAATAAATCAAGCTTATAACGAATTGATACAACAAGGATATACTCCAGAACAAGCACAACAAGCTATAGCTGAAGCATTAGAAACAGAACCTCAAGAAGGACAAGAGGAAGTTACACAAGAAGATGTAGATGCAGCATTTGAACAATTATTGCAACAAGGATACTCTCCAGATGATGCTTTAAATATAATACAACAAAATTTGGCGGAGTTAGGCTATTCTTTAGAAGAAGGAGAAGAAGAAAATACTGATATAGATACAGATACTTTATTAAATATGTTAAGGGAATAAAGGGTTAAGAGCGGAAAGCTCTTCCCCCTTTCTTAATAAAAGAAAGGATGGTGTAAATAATGTTGAAATTGCCTAAGCAATATATTGCAATAATAAAAAATAAACCAGTAATAAAACAACCAAAAAAAATAAGATTTAAAAAGAATGCATCTTTAAAAAAAGAAGCTTTCATAGGAGCTTTAGCTGGTACTTTTGGAAAAGCTTTGGTTGGTGATTTAGCAAAAAAAACTTCAAAAAAACTACTAGGCGGAAATGATGATAGTTTAATGCAAACTTATAAAAGCAAAATGCAAATAGTTGCACAATCAGCTCCTTATCATGGTTCTATTTCTGCAATGAAAAGAGAAATGGTTCCTTTGATGCAAAAGAAATTTCCTGAATTAGATAAATCAAAATTAGAAAAATATATAGTAGATATTTATAGAATTGCACCTTTTATTTTTGTATCACCTGCAGTAGTAGAATCTGCTTTAAAAAGAGTGGTAACCTATGATGGAATAGACGTAGCTTTTGCTAAAGAACTAGCAGCAGCCAACCAGAACATAATGAAACAATATGTTTTGGTTTAAAAAAAGGTTGGTGATAACAAGTGATTGAAAAAACAATTTATCCTGATATATTAGGAACTGAAGAAGCTATATGGGGTTTTACAGATAAAAAAGATTTTATAAAAAAAGCAAGTATAAATTTTCAAGGAGAAATAGATCCTCAATTAAGAGAATTCCTTGATAATTTTAAACCAGACCCTAATTATGCATATGCACATGTTGTTGCAGTAGGAGCAGGAGAATATTGGGATGCAAATAGAAATGGCGATTACTTTCCAGAAAAATCATTAATAGAAAGCTATCATACTTTTTTAGATGGAAAAGTTTATGTAGAACACCAACATTCAGATGAATATGCAATAGGTAAAATAGTATTTGCTTATTACAATAAAAAGATGCATAGAGTAGAATTAATTATTGCTATAGATAGAGGCTTATCTCCAGAAACAGCCGAACAATTGGATAAAGGTGAAATGTTTGATGTTTCAATGGGTTGTAAAGTTCCATATGATGTTTGTTCTGTTTGCGGAAATAAAGCTAAAACAACGGCAGAATATTGTGAGCATTTAAAGTATCAAATGGGAAAAATACTTGATAATCCTAAAGGGTTAAGAGTATATGCAATTAATGAAAAACCGACGTTTTTTGACATAAGTAAAGTTGCAGTGGGTGCAGAACCAACTGCGAAAGCTTTAAAGAAGGTGGCCTCTTTGAAAGGTTCTAATATAATGCTAAAGAAAGCAAAAGAAGATAAATATGCTTCTATTTTGAAAAAATTAAAAGGTTTAGCAATTGGAATGGATTCGGATGACTTTGCAAGAAATGCTGATATAGAATTAGATAAAACAGAACCAATTCCAAAAGTAGTAATAATTAAAATGGTAAGGGAAGCAGATGGGGATCCTTTAGCTGTAATAAGAGAAGGTATGAGATTTGGAATTCAATTTAGAGATGATGAAATAGATCAAATGCTTAGATGTGGAGACCCCGCTTTTGGAGCTTTGAATCAATCTGAAATGGGAAGTCTTATAGCTAATCCTTATAGACCATTGCCTGGAAGAGCAGGATTAGGTATAAGAAGAATGTTAGCATCATTTATGCCAAGACGTTCCTATTTGCCATATTTCTTTATGCTGAGAATGGCACACAACCCTATTAACAAACTTGCATCAATAAGTAAAATGCCAGTTTTTCATGAAATGTATAGAACTGCTTTAGAAAAGAATGCAAGTCTTGTAGGAGATGTAGGAGAAGTAGGATTATTATTAGCTTTATTAGCAGCAGTAAAAAACAAACCAAAATATTATGTGGATCCATATGAAATATATAAAGCAAAAACAGTTAAAAGAAATGATCCATTTGTAAAACAATCTTCTTATCAAGATTATATGGAAAAAATTGCGGTAGTGTTCGGTCCAGTAATTTCTTTTGGTACAGGATTAGCAGCTTCACACGCTTTGAGTAGGCAAGCTAATCAAGAGAATGTAAGAAGAGCAAAAAGAGGAGAAATGCCAGATCCAATGTTAGATTATTTAGCAAAACATCCAAATTTAGTAGGTTTTGCCGCAGGAGCAGCACTGTATCCAAGAACTAGAAAATTCTTTACTGCTGGATTAAAAGCTGCAAAAAAAGGAAAAACAATAGGAATTTAAAATTTTAAAATATGGAGGTGTTCTTAATGGATGATATGATCAAAACTGCAGCAGATGCTGAAATAGCAAGATTAGGTGAAATAATGGGAAATTCATTTGCAGATGCAGTTTTAAAGAAGTTTGCTTCTGCTGGAATCACAACAGAACAAGCAACAGAAATATTAGCCAAAGAAGCAGCTGATAATGAAGTTTCAGGCGTAGTTGCAAAATTAAAAAGTTTAGCAGGAGCAGAATTAGTGAGTGCTATGAAGTCGTTGAGCCCTGATATGCAGAGAAAAGTTTTAGAAGCATCACCAGAATTAAAACAGAAACTTGCACAAGCTATGGCTGGTAAGTAAAAATGGTTTTAAAAACCAAAGAAGGTGATAACTTATGAGTTTAGGAGAAGTTTTAATAAATACTACAGCAGTAAGACAAGTACTTGCAGATACTCCGATTATGGAACATATAAAAAGTGCAGCTTTAAGTCCGAAAGTTTTGAAATTATTATCAAAAACAAAAAAAGTAGGCGCTGCCGCTGCCGCTGGTTCCAAATTAGGTAAAACAAAAGAAATGTTAGATACTGCTTCAAGTGCTGGCAATTTAGCTTTTACAGGTTTGATGCTTGGTTCAATGGCACAAATGCAAAATGACGCTAAAGAAAAAGAAGAACAACAGAAGACTGCAAGTGTGGCTGGATTGTTGATGAAACCAGTAAAATTTGTAGCAAAAAAGACTGGGAAATTTGCTTTAAAGCATGCTTTACCAGTAGCTGGAGTTGCTTCAGATTTGTCACAAATGAGTGCAGCTAAACAGAAACCTTTAAATTTAACAGGAAAATATGCTTCTTATGAAGAAGGTGCAGATTTAAAAGATGTTATTGACGAAGCGTTAGGAAGTTTGAATGATTTTGAAGTAGAAAATTTTGAAGTAGAAAATATTAAGACTGCTTCAACTTCTGAAGGTACTTTAAAGGAAATTATGGAAATTTCGATGTCTCCTGAATCAATTGAATACACATTCGCGCCTTCAGAAGGAACAAGCGCAAATTACGATGATGTAATGGCGGAAATAGATCAAATTTCAGCGTTAGATTTAATGTAAATTATAAATATATTTAGGAGGTGTTTTTATGTTTGAAGTTAGAACAGGTGTTATGAATGTACTCCATATTTCAAAGGAATTAGGCGTTGCTCCAGAAGTTTTAAAATATGGGATGGCAGTAACGGTAAATAATGAAGGAAAGGTTGTTCCACCAATAAAGGGTAAAGGGCCAATTTTCTTTGTATGGTCACATCCTGAAAGACCATCTGTAAAAGAATCAAATACAGTTGATTTAATTATGGGGGACATGTTAATTGAAACAAACAACTTTGACCCTGCAACAGCATCAATGCTTGTATCAGGAACAGCAGTGACTGTTGATAATCAAGGAAGACTTATTCCTGCTGACACAGCAGCTGGAGATTATGTAGTGGGTACAGTTGTGAAATTTAATGGTACAACTGTAGAAGTAAAAATATAATTAAGATAAATTAAAAATATTTTAGGAGGTGTTTTTAATGAACGTATCATTCGAATATATCAACAACAATTACACTGATATGGTAAAAACGGCAGCAGCTCAAGTAGATGAATACGGTGCATACTTTTTAAGAACAAAAATCAGAGAAGCTTCTTTCTTCAGAGCTATACTTGATCCAGAACCAAAGACATGGCAAGAACTTATCAGAGGTTGGAACGAAGAAGAACCATACGTAGTAGTACATAAAGAACCAGATGCTACTGCATTCGTTATTGACTTCCGTGGTGAAACTCCATATAAATACGTAGAAGAAGAAAGATATCCTGTTTATTTCAAACAGATCCAAGCAGAAAACTACGAAAAGGATCTTATCGAATTAAAAATAACAAAGATTCCTTTAATCAAAATCTTAAAAGATATCATGCTCAAAGAAATAGCTTACACAGAAGATAAATCATTTATGCAGACATTAGAAGCTGCTGTTAATGATGGTGGTAAAATACTTAATTCTTCTAATCCATTACCTCAAAGAGAAGATTTTGTAAATCTCATGAATTTGCTTGATGGTGACAAATTAAAGACAGAATTAATCCTTATGTCAAATGTTATGTTCAACAACATTCAGCTTTGGAATTATGCTGATTTCGGTGAAAAATTAGTTGGTGAAGTAACAGTTAATGGATTAAAAATTCCAACATTATTTGGAAGAAAATTAATTACTACAAATAAAACTGATTTAGTTCCTGAAGGAGTAGCTTATGCATTCACTGCAAGAGAATTCTTAGGACATTCATTCAAAATAGAAGATGTTAATTTCTATACCAAGACAGATAAGAAGAAAATGACATTTACAGCTTGGGAATTTTTAGGTGCTTCTATAGGAAACTCAAAAGCTGTAGCAAAGTTAGTTCTTGCATAATAAAAGCCTCTTTGAGAGGCTTTTATTGCATTGTATGTTTTTATAATTATATTAGAAGGGGGTAATTTAATTGAAAATCAGGGTAAGATCTAGTAATCCAAACAAATATATTTCTTTAAAAACAATGATTATTGGGAAAGAGTGGGTTGTAGTAGATGATTCAAATCCAATTATAAAACGATTGCTAAAAGGTGGTTTTATAGAAACATATAGCGCATCGAAAAAAAATCAAAAACATTTAGAAGAAAAAGTAAAAAGTAATGTATCAATGAAAAATAAAGGTTTTATATATTTTGCTAAAGATAAAAAGAAAATGAAATACGGCGAAGTTTTAGATTCAGAAAAATTGCCAAATAGTCAAGAAGAAATAAAAATGTTTATTGATAGAGGTGTTTTAGTAGAAGTTTCTGAAAAGACGGAAGAAAAACCAAAAAAAGAAGAAAAAACAGAAGAGGTTGTTGAAGAAAAAACTCAAGAAAAGAAAATAAAGAAAAATTCAAAAAAGAAGCAATGAAATTAATAATGAAAGCGGGATGATTTTTTATGATACTAATTAGAACTCTTTCACTTTACTTAAAAGTACCAAGGACTACAAACAGACTAATTTCAGTAACAATAGGAAAATATCATCTTACCGACACAAGACACTTATCTGTGTGGATACAGCCTGCTCCCGCTTTTAAAAAAATAACTGCTTATGTTCCACATTTAAATTCAAGAAGAGAGATACATCTCCACTGCACAATACAAGGTTATGGTGAATTCGAACCTTTTATAAAAAAATTAAGAGAGGTACTTTTAGACAATGAATTAGCTAATGATTTATTAAATTCTAAAGAGTTTTCAAATGAAACATTGTACAAAGCTCTTCGCTTCTCTTTAGAAACAATAAACACAGCGCCTCCTATGCAAACTGCTTTTGGAATATTAACATTTCCACGACCGCAACTAATAATAGACGGAGCTCTAGTATATTTATATAGAAGTTTAATGTTGTTAGAGTATAGAAATCAATTGAATTATGCAAATTCTCAAATAAATGTAGGCATTCATGATAAAGGTCCAATTTATCAACAATTATATAATCAATTCAAACAAGAATTTGAAATGAAAGTAGCTAAATTCAAATCTCAATATAATGTAGAAAACAGTTGGTCAGGTGTATTTGGATTAGAATATGGTGATTGGGATTATTCGTGGTTGCCTGATATAGGATGGTGGTAGTATGTCAGCTTATTATGCTAAATTATATGTAAAACAAGAAGGTGAGCATATTAAACTCAGTCCTATAATTGTAGGTTTGGATTATTCCAAAATTAAAACGATAGCGCTCTACATAGGCAACGCGTCCAACACCTTAGAGTTATATGAAAAACTTGGGACTGATACCCAATACTTTAAAATACCTTCAGGACTCGCTTTAAATTATAATGGGTATTCAGTGATTGCCCAAGTAAAAATTTTTGATTTTGAAGATAAACTCTTAATGGAATCTATGCCTTTAAATTTAACAGGAACTTTTAGCCATATATCTGAAATTATAAAAGAAAAAATAGATAAGGCAATCCGTTCAGTGGATGGAGAACCTTATGCTCTTTTGGCAAGGAAAATATTAGGGAGTCCCTGTTCCGTGTGCAGAAATGTTTTTACAAACACGGCCTCTGATCCAAATTGTCCTGTTTGTTTTGGGACAGGAATCGAGGGTGGTTATTATAAAGGGATCTCTGTGTTTTTAAGGAAGTTAAAGATTCCAAATAGGAGATATGTTTCTGAACAAAAACCAGCATTTCAAACATCACCCGATGAAATTTTCCAAGGGTCTGCAAAAAACCTTATGAAAGAAGGCGATGTGTTGGTTAATTTAAAAACAGGAGTGCGTTTTAAAATATATGCAGTGGAGATGTCCTCTTTTAGGAATATACCCGTAGATCAGACAATTTATGCTAAAAGGATAAAGGGTGATGTAATAGAGAAAAAAATCCCAGTACCTCCAAACCTCTATGCACAGGTGGAAACCGAACGTTTAGCACGTTTGACCAATCGCATGTTATAATTAAAGGGAGGTTTTTATATGGGACATATAAATTCGAATATACCTTTTGGTGCTTTGGAAAAGAAACATTTTCCTACAACAGAATGGCAAAGTTTAGAAGAAAGAATTTCTGATATTATTATTTCTTGGATTTTGAATGTCATAAAAAGTCATACAACATATAGTTATGACGAAGAAATACAAAAGTCGGATATTTATGTAGGTGTTCCTTGGAATATAAATAATATAGAACATATGCCGGCACGTTTAATTACATTTGAAGTTCAGAGTTATGGGGACAATAAACCCTTTGATGTATTTAAACATGATACAAGGCCTATCCCAGGTGATGTCCCAACAGGTAGTACTTATGAAATTTTTAGTGTTCAGGGAATGTTGTATGTACAAACACCAAATAGGTTAGAAACTCAAAGATTAATCTTTTTACTTTACACTGCTTTTAAACATTACGAAAGACAATTTTTGAAATACAGAATTAGAAATATATTCCCAGGAGTAGTTTCGACAGCACAAGCATCACAAGCTGCGGATGTATCCTACGTTTCTCAAATGTCTGTAAGTTTTGAATATGAATTTAGTAGTTTTGTAAAGGACTTAAGAGAATTTACAATAAATAACATAAGGTTAGTTTTAAATTATTAAAGAATATATTTGTGGAGGTGACATTAAATGCCTTATAAGAAACCAGGTGTTACGGTAGTACAAGAATTTACACAACCGGCAGTGCCGGAGATTACAACAATATTGCCACCTGCAATAATTGGTGCATGTAATGTTGTAATAGAAGGACAGAATGCAAATACGGGAACTGTTTTTAATCTCAACGAAGAATTAACACAGAATCCTGGAGCAACTAATTTAGGAGTTATAGTTGCTTTCGAAGATCCATATAATCCTTCAATGGATGTAGAAGATCCTAGTTCTGTTAGGGTTTTACTTGTAGAAAAGAAAAATGCTGATGCATTTGATTACAGACCTTTTGTAAGAGAATTCATGCAAAATATAGGAGCACATCCTAAAAAGGCATTTTTGCCAAAATACCCTTATGCAGAAATCAAAAAATCTTGGTTAGAACATATGCCAGGTTATGGTGTTGAAATCAAAAACATCGAACAATGGGATGCTTCATCAACAGGAAACATCGCTGATATTTTAGAAACATATAATGGTTTTACTTTTGATGCTGATTTAGATTACATGATTTTCGTATTCTACAAAGCTCATAGAACATCAGAAATAAAGAAACAAATTATCGTAAATGTGAATGACACTGCAAGCACAATTTATCTTGAAGATGCTCCATTGACAGATTCACCAGTTATAATAACAATGGGTACAAATCAATATAATGAAAGTCCAAGTACTTTTGAAGTAGATAGAGTTGGAGGTATAATTAGACTTGCTCCTGGTTTTATTACAGGTTCAGATGTATATCTAACAGTTGATTATGCTATCTACAATCCTATTTATAACAAACCTGTAGCATTACACCAAGTCCAGGATATACAAAAAGAATTTGGTCCAATACATCCATATAATCCTGTAGCTTACGGTGCTTATTTAGCTATGATGAAAAATGGAAACATCGGAAAGACTGTATATGCTATTGCAGCTGAAACACCAAACAGTCAATTGACTGATGACTTAGATCCTGATGTTGGATTAGGTAACGCATTAAATAACATTAATAAAGTAAATTATTATACTTTAGCAGTTATGGCTGATGTAAAACTTGGCGTGGGTGCTTCTACTGTTTATGACAGAGTAGAAAGCTTGATTAATCAAAATGCTGATGAATATGCATCAAGACCAACAATTGCTATGTTAGGATTTAAAACATTGACAAGTGCTTCTAATTTGTTCTTAACTGAACTTAATACAGAAAAGATAATGAAAGATATTAATCTTTTCTTTAGAGCAAAAATAAATAGAAGAATTAGAGTAGTATTCCCACCATTACTTAAAACTAAATATGCAGGAGAAACTTTGGTAATTCCTGGATACTTCTATGGTGCAATGTATGCTGGGTTGGTACAAGCATATGAAGATAAAGCTGCTACTCCATTTACATTGAAACAAGAACCAGATATAATAGGTTTTTATTATCCAAATGGAACAGACATGTTCTTCACTGACAAAGAATTAGATATAATTGCAGCTGAAGGTGCTTGGATTTTATTCATGGATGAAAACAATGTAGTAAAAATCAGACATCAATTAACAATGGATACAACAATGCCAGAAAAGAGAGAAGATTCAATCGTTAGAGCTATGGACTTCATCTCAAAAGATTTAAAAGCATTCATCTATTCAATGATGCCAGAGAAAAATATTACCCCTTCTTTGATCAATAATTTGAGAATTATGATTGCTAATAAAATTCAAAATTATATAGAGAATGAATTAGCAGGTGCTGGTACTCAATTAGTTTCTATTGAGAAAGATCCAGAATCACCAGATAGTTTAATAGCTATCTTAGATTATCAACCACTTTATCCATTTAATAGAATGAGAATTGTAATTAGAGTATAAAACCGGATTGATAGCCTGCAGAGGCTATCATATCCTTTATAAAGAAGGTTGGTGTAAAAATGATAACCCAATCAATGTTAGGGAGATTATCAAAAACTCAAGATACAGATAAAGGATATTTAGCACCTATAAACGATAGATTTGTATATATTGGGTTTGCTGTAAATGATAAAGAAGAACCAGTTTTTTCAACAAGTGATATGAGTGATGTAATTTGGTTAGGATTGGCTCAAAGTTTTGCAGATACAAATCAGGTTAATATACAACCAGTTAAAGAAATGGGAACATTTAGGACTTATTTGGTTTCTGATGGAACAGTTAATTCAAATTACCAATTGACTGGAGTAATGTTAGGATATGATAATTATCTTGCACAAATATATGGGAAAATTAAAGTGTCAAACAAACTCCCCGCATATTTGAAACCAGGGTTTAAAGGTAAAACAGCTAGATTTTATGCTAATTTACAATCATTCATTTTTAGAAAATCCTTTTGTTTGATAATAGGGATGGCAAATCCAGAAATTTCAATGCCTAATGCAGGATTTTATCAATTTTCAACTTTTTATGCAATAGAAGGTGCAACTATTAATTCATATAATCTTAGCGTACAAACAAACAGTTTAATGATTTATGAAAATTTAGTAGGAAGTTATTCATATAAACGTATTCTGGAAGTAGAAACTCCAGCAGAATAAAAGAATAATATAAATGGAGGTGTATTTATATGAGCGAAGTAAAAGGAGGAGCTACAGGAGCAAACAAACGTATAACATGGGATCCATATGGTGGCCCTATAAATGAAAACTATGATTCTCATGTTGCTCTTAATAGTAAGTTCTTTGCAATTGGAGTAGGACTTTCCAAAGTTGAAGGAAGCGAAGGAACAATGCCTGCCGCAAGATGGGATAATGTAACTGATATAGTATGGTTAGGATTAGCTCAACAATTTACAGATGCAGACCAAAAACAAGTACAACAGTTGTTCGAAATAGGTTCAGATGAAATGTATTCTATTCCTGGAAGGACATTCCATAATTTCACAATAAATGGTGTTTTATTAGCAAGAGAAAATTATCTTTTCACAATGTATAACGGAATGATGAATAGAATAAAGAAAAAATTGACAGACAAATATAACGCAACTGTAGCAAATGGAGTTACTACAGCTATTAACGCAAACAAATTAAATGCTCCTGGAACTACTGCAGATGGAAAATCAGGATTTTTCTTCAATATTCAATCCCCAATTTTTGACAGACCAATTTGTTTAGTAGTTGCTATTGCTAATCCGGAAGTGACAGTTGGCGGTTATACTGATTTAGTAACAGCTTATGCTTTAGAAAAGGCTTACATTTCAAATTATAATATTTCAACTTCAGCCGGAGATGTAGTAATTTATGAATCGTTATCAGGAACATATACAAGAAAAAGACCGTTAATTGTTGATAGCAATACTGAAAATGAAGTAGCAGGTGGAAATGCTTTTGAACTAGAATAATATTAAAAGACCCTTCAAGGGTCTTTTTTTAATAGTTCTATATAATCTTTTTTATAATGATGAGGTAATGCATATAAAACTTGTAAAAAACTTATTGTTTCTTTAGTTAAAATAAAATTTTTGAAGGTGTCTAATAGCAAAGGATCGTAATATATCGCTCTATATTTCATAAGTTCTGTAATAGTTAGTTTTACTTTTAAACAAAAAAAATCATAATTTGAAATATCATTATGGACAGCGTAATACCGCATCAAAACTATCTATTATACGTAAAATTCTTGCAAGATATATAATATTAGTTCCTTTCAAACCCATAGGATATCCTTTCCCATTAAAATCTTCGTGATGCTGTAAAATTATATTTTTCATATTTGGATCTTTAAAAAGAGAATTGGCAATTTGAGCTCCAATTATTGGATGCCTTAATATTTTTTGTTTTTGTTCTGGCGTTAAAGGGTCTTCGGGATCTACTTCAAAAACTTCAGGGATAAATATCAATCCAATATCGTGATATAATGCGCTTTTGGTTAAAAGTTCTATTTGTTGTTCGCCCAAATCTAGGAAGTAGCCAAACTTTTCTGCAATGTTTTGGACTTTTACTGAATGATAAGGGTTGTTTTTTATAATTTGCTCAAGATTAGTAATTGCAACTTCAATAATATGTTCATGTACATGAGAATCTCTTTCTAGAAAACTTTTGATTTCATAATAAAGTATTAGCATTTTAGATACATATTCTAAAGATTCTTTTTCTAGAAAAGTTAGAGAAGTAGTTTTTGGATATGTTGCTATTAGCATAACATGTTTTAATGATGTTTTCAACAACACTTTTGCATATACTTTATAATTAAGAAAATTATCTAAAATTAAATTCAAAGTTTGTTTCATTCTATAAGGAAGCTTTGAAAAAAAAGCAAGACTTCCATAAGCCACATTATTAGGAAGGGTTAAATGGTTTCCAGCTATTAGATTTTTGTCAAAAAAATGTTTAAATTCTTCGTTCGAAGAATATATACAAACCCAACGTTCATCTTTTGCATGGCGTTTCTTCTGTTTTTCAATTATCGAAATATTAGTCAAAGTTGGCACTAAAATTTTCAATCCTTGAACTGTGCCTGCTATATAAGAAACATGATCTTTTGTTCCTTCAAGTTTTATAATTGAATTAAGCAGAGTTTTGAACCCATTTATAAATTTTATATCTTCGTTTCTGTTTTTCAATATAGTTTGTTCTGTGCTACTTAAAATAGCATTCTTTTCATTTATGCATTTTTCATATTGTGTTTTTAAATTACTAATTTCAAGTTGCAAATCATGCCTTTTTTTTGAAGCTGTTATAGCGTGTATAATTATAAGTATCATTATAATCATAATTAAACCAAAGAAAACATACATACGGGCCACCTCCCTTCAACAAAAAAAAGGTGGGAGTAATAAATCATTCAAACCCCCACCATAATATAATTATTTTTTGAAATTAATAGATGCATTTCCTGGATGTTTATTCCAGTCTTTAGCTAATTCTTCAGCCATTTCTTTTGCTTTCTCTTCTGTTTGTTTCTTTTTGAATTCTTCTATTTTTTTTTTGCATCAAAATTTTCGGGTTTTTCTTCATCGGGATGTAAATCTTTTAAGGTCTTCCCGATTTTTATCATTTCTTCTCCAATCAAATTTTCCACTTGGTTCAAAGTATCTGTATTTTTAATTACTTTTGAAAGAAATTTTGAAAATAACTTAGCTGCTGCAGCAGGCTTGATAGCTGCAAATAATGTTGGTAACCCCCAACTAACGATTATAGTAATTAAAATCTGAATCCAATCAAAATTTTCCATATTTTCAACCTCCCGTAAAATAGTGTATTAAGATTTTAAATATACCATCACCTGCAAGTAATAACGTGACAATTTGGATCATTAATTTTCTTAATTCTTTTTTAAAAGCATTTTTTGCAATTCTTTCTTCCAAAAGGCTATCTATGAATTTTTCAAGATATTTATCTAAAGAATTTTTTTGAGTATTTAATATTTTTAATGAATTTTGATAACTGTTTATAATTGCATTAAATTCAGCTTCTTTTAATTCAAGTGTCGTTCGAAGTTCTGTTATTTCAGCAGTTAAATTCTGATGTTCCTTCTCTTGTTCTTTTATTTTATCAGCTAATATATCCATCCTAGTTCCTAATGATTTTAAAGTAACAGCAATCATTCCTGGATCTTGTAGATAAACTTCTGCTATTTCTCTTATTTTTTCTTCAGGAAAATCTTCATTCATATCCATGGTTTCGACATCCTCCTTTTACTTTTATGATAACATAAAAAGTGTAACTTTGCTATCTTGTTTGAACCTTATAATCAAGGCTCATTTTGAATTATTCCTTTGTCAAGGCGGCCTGAATAAAACAGTGCAGCCATTACCGCATATGTGACACTATGTACAGAATCATCGTAAGTTTCAGGGTCATGATCATAAATAACTTTTGTGCCGTTTCTTGTGTCACTTTGTTCAACATATAAAGATAAAAAGTCTTTAGCAAAATTCTCCCACACTTGATATTTAGGGAATAATATCCTAAGATTTTTTATATTTTTTATAATCCAACGAATAGCTATGGTTCTATTCATAACAAATTTTTCAGAACTTTTATCCCATTTTAAAAAAGCAGAAGAATTTCCGGAATAGTAAAATTCTAATACAGGATTATATTCTAACACACGCATAACAGCTGTACGAATAGCACTATTTGCTCCACCTGCACCTACTCCCCAATCTACTCCTATATATTTTGGTTTAAATGTATTAAATAATGGAATGACATAATTTTGTACAATTTTAAATGGATCCGAATTTGTTTTTTCAAATCTCAACATTTTGACAACTTTAAAATGTATTCCATCAAATGCTAAAATAGTAATTACTGTAGAAGCATTTTTAGTAGAAGTAGTTGCCCAGTCAATTCCCATAAAATAATTGGTGGAAAACTTTAATTTGTCAGGTTTTTCTAAAAAGTCCCAATCCCCAGAAGCTCTTATCAAATCTTCTTGTGACAAAGGCCTTTCTGCATCTTCCCACGAAATTCCCAAAACTTCGTTAGCAAATTGTGTAATTGTATAATTTTCATTCATATATTTTTCCCAATAAATATTTTCCCAGGAAATCCATTTAACCATTAATTGAGAAATATGAATTCCTCTTACACGTGCTCCTGGGTTTAATGCGGCCCATTGCCCTTCTTTAGGATTTACTAAACCTCCACATCTAAGACAATGAAAACCATCTTCTTTGAAGATTTTGTCATGGTTTTCTACTAATGCAGGATCAGATGCTGCGTGCCAATACCCACAATGCGGACATTTGAATACCCATTGAATTTGAGTAGATTTTTGCCATGTGGTTTCTATAATATTCTGTCGTGTTTTAGGAGTTCCTGCATAATATTTTAATTTATAAGGGGAATGTGATAAAGATTCTTCTATGATTGGAATTGAATCTCTTAAATGGTCCTGGAATTCATCGAAAATATTTGCATCAGCAGAGAAACCCCTTGCACGGTCTCCAGCACCTTCTTTCTTTTTATTAGAAGCACCAGAATATGTCACAATTATGTGAGAACCATTTTTGAACTTTCTTTCCATAACTTTATTGATTAATCTTCTATCTACCATGTATTTTCTAAAATAAGGTGATTCTTCTATAAAAGGATTTAACTTTTCATTCGCAAATAATTCTGCTTGGAATTTTGAAGGAGCAATATAACCCGATACGAAGTAAGGAATTGCAACACTTAAAGATAAAATTTTTCCTGCGGCAGTAGTAGATTTTTCAACTTGCCTTGCGGTTTTTAAAACAGTGGGATGCGTAATATCATCATAAATAAGTTTTAAATAATCCCTGCCTTTAAGAGAGAAAGGTTTTCCCCCTAATGTCAGAACCGCTTGAGCTATATCGCTCAAGCGGGTTCTTTTAGTTTTTGTCTCCATAAACGATTCCCCTTACACTATTATTTATATCAATTATATCCAATAACCAATTTTTTAATTTTTCTGGCAAATCTTTTTTTAATACATCATTTCTGGATAATTGCCCACTATGAGCTAATTTTATTAAATTTGTATATTCTGGATTGTCAGAATAATAAACCCCTTCTTTTCTCATACCACCTGTCATTGTTTTGCCCCCTTTTTACGAATAAAAACGCATACCTGCTTTTTGTTGTTTTAATTTTTGTTGTAATTCTTCTTTTGCATCTAGTAATTTGTTTGAAAGATTTTGCCTTTGTTGGTATGACATATTTGTAGCCTTGTTTTTAATATGTGGTTTGTAAGAATTGGCTATTTGTTGTGTTTGTATGTCTTTAAATCTTGGATTATAAGTATAGACTTTTTTAGCGTATAAATTTTTAGGAGTAACTTTAGGAGCGCTTTTTACAGTTTTAGAGATTGTTTTTGTTGCTGATTTATTTTTGACAAAAGCTCCTAAAAATTTAGAAGTGAGACTTCCTCCTTTTTCCATATACCCATTTAAAATTTTTTGGAAATCTTTTGTATATTTCTTTTTTTGAACAGAAGGTCTGGAAGCAACAACTGGAGTTCCATTTTTGTTCAAACGAACTTTTTGAATAGCGGAAATAGACGTTACTTTTCCGTTAGTACCAGTTGCTTTCCCTATAGTTTTTGGCATAATTGAAATAGGACGATTGTATTTATTAATTTTTAAAGATGCTGTTTTGTTTCTTTTTTTAGAAGACTTTTTCTTTCTTGTAGGACTAGAAATTTTATTTTTCTTTTTTTTGGTTTTTCTCATATATTCATCATTTTTCATTTGAGGATTTCCTCTGTTTAAAACAGAATACAAACTAAAATAAGTTCTACTAACAGTATCTGTACTTCTCACTAAAGCTGGTAATTCACGTATTTGTGTTTTTAACATATAGAAATTTTTATTTTTATAAGCAGCAGTTTTAACCCCTTTTCGTTTTAATCCTTTTATAACTTTTTTTGCTTTTGGTTCTTCTTTAGGATGCAAAATGGAAGTAGCTTCAGTTTTACCATTACTTTTAATAGCAATGGTAAGCACATGCTTATATCCGTTTTTATCATAAACTACTTTTCTACGCCACTTTGAAACTCCTTTTGGATCTTTTTCTGTTATATATTCTTTTACATATTCTTTCCCAGGTTCATATTCTTTCCCTTTATATTTAATGCCGGGCATTTTAAAACCTCCTTCAATAATTCTCAGTTATTATTATATCATAAATATGGAAATCTTTTCTGAGTAACTTTTCTAAATGTGTTGTTTTCTTCTTGATATTCAATTTCTATTCCATCAAGTTGATCGTTTATAATTAGTTTTGCATAAGTGAATCTTAGACTTAGCAACCCATTTTTGACTAAATCCATGTTAAAATCTTTTTTTATACTGTCCCATAAATAAAGATAATCATTAATAAACTCAGAACGCCAACCATAGAATATCACTAGTTCTTTTGGAGCTATAGAAATATTTCCGCGTCCATCTAATAAAATATTTTTTACAATACTATTAGTAGTGTTTTCAACAATTGTCACTGGAAATCTGAATACTTCTTGCGAAACAGAACATGTCAATGCATTCTGAATTCTTACAACATTTTTTAATTCAAAAAGCATAGTGAATTTCTTTTCATCAAAACCCACATTTGCAATATTTGTATATATGTCTTTTCGGGTTTTTGAACAATCCTTTTTATACCCTAATAAAATCAATTGATATCTTGAAAATCTCTTTATATTAATGTCAAAACTTTCTATTAACTTTTTATATTGACTTAATTCATTGTGTATATATAGTTGTAAAGCAGTTGATTGCATTTTTGTATTGGCTTTTATATTAGCAGAATTAATATTATATTGTGATATTTCAGATTTTAAAGAAAAATAGTTTTTATGAGCTATAACAAACTGTATGTCGATATTTAAAGACAAACTTAGAAGTTGCATAAGAATTGCATTTAATTCCTTTTCAAATAATGCTACGTCTTTTTTATATCCTTTAAGAACTCTTTTTATTGGCAAAGAATACGATACTAAATTCATATCTATGAAATTTGAAGAAATATCATATTGTGTTACTTTATTTTCTATAAATAATTGATAGTGTTGTAAATTATGTAAAGCTGAAACTATGCGAACATCTGTATCAGAATATTGAAGTGCTTTAGAAAATACAGGATCAATATTCAATTTTTGTAATTGTATATAATAAACAACTACATACGAATCAATTTCATTTTCTTCAGTTAGGGTTGATGGGACTATTTCACACTCTAATAACTTATTATTATTTTCAGTTGGATATTGAGCGATTTCTACATCATCTATAAATATTGGTTCTGGTTCCCTAGAAAGTAATTTGTATATAGCGTTAATATGTATAGGTTCTGTTTTAGGGGCAACAGAATGTTGGAAAACTGTGCTTCCTATAAAAACTTGTGGTAATACCCATACTAGTGCATTTATGTTTCTTAAGGTTCGATTTGTAAAAGTAGGATTATTCAAAAATTGTTTAGAATTAAAATATAAAAGTCCTTCAGTTAAATTATTAGTATCATTTCTTAAACCTAAAACATTAAAAGCCGGATTGAGGAAACGTCCTGTCCTAGCCAATTTAAAACTTGAAGTTAAAGCTAAAGTATAATCTCTTTTTTGAACTTCTAAAAAAGTATCTTCTTGAATTAATCTTTTTTCTGGCTCATCAACGTGTTTTAAAAAAGTTATATAATTATTTTGTTTTCCAACAAAATATTTCGAATTAGTACTAATATTGAAAAAATCATAGTAATAATTATAAGGAGTAGAATTATCAAGATACGTTCGAACTAATGTATCGGATACGTTCGGGTCTAAAGAAAAATATTCTTCATATATAATTTTCAAATTAGAATCCAAAGAGGAATTACTTGCTGCCTTAATTGCTCTAAAAGTATTAGGAGAATTGATGTAACAATAATGAATAGAATAATTAAATAGGAATGTAAAATCATCTATACTAAAACGATTATAAAATATTATTTCTTTATGAGTAATAGTTGAAAACGTATCTAAATCATAGTAAATTAAGAGGAGCCCATATTTTCCTTGTTCATAGTCTTTAACCATAGCTCCTACAATCAATACATTAGAATAAACTTTATTATCATATATCAATGTATCAAGAGGTCTGAAAAACATGTATCCTTGTGCTCCTGAATATCCGAAATCATTTACATGTGTTGGAAAACCTATACTATTAACAGTATCAGTTTCAGGATCATATATATATTTTGATATGGGGTTATATATTACATTATAATTTGAAGGATCTTTAAAAAATAAACTAGGAATATTTGAATAATTGCTTCCTATTTGAGTAACTTCTAAATTTACAGGATCTAAACGATATTTTGAATTGCTATAAAAAAATTCGTAAGTATTAGGGTTAAAAAATACAAATGGAGTTATAAAATTATAAGGAGTAGATTTAAATCGTATGCTAGAGTTATTTTGATTTAGCTCTATTAGATATTTAGAGGCTGAAGTATCTCCTGTTAATTTTACGATCGAATCTAAAAGTTTGAAATATTTACGATTTGGATCAGTTTTACTTACAAATAAACCATACAGACCAAATATTGCGTCAATGCCAGAATTATTTTCTCTAAGTAGTAAATACATATATTTTTTATCATTAGCTTCTGCCAGATAATAAAGATCAAAGTCATTAGTTATTGCTAGGTTATCGTCTCCGTTTATATATTGTGTTTCTTTAAGACTTACTTTTAATCCTTTTAATTCGTAAATTTCAACTTCGCAGTTTAGTGTATTAGTAGAATCAGAATGTATAGGAATGTAAGTTGGTATATCTATATTTTCTCCAAAAACAATCCAATTTAAATATAATATGTCATTATTTCTTTTATAATAAGAAGATTCACTAATATTGTCAATTGTAGTTTGTGTTGGCCACGGATAAACAGTTTCTGAAGTTGGATTTGTTGTCAAATCATACAAATGAATTCCATCGGTAGCTATTAAATAAAATTTGTATTTATTCGTAGAAAACCGCCATCCTGTATATCCAGCTCCAAGCATATATGTAGGCCAATTTGAAATTGTGCTTTCTGCTTTTATGTCAAATGAAACAAATCCATCTGTAGGGTTAGGACCTACTAAAGCATCTACTACTGAGATTTTATTTGTAGATGTATCATATAATAATAAAGGTATATAAGGCATTGAAGTAGATTTTATATCTCCTGCAATATCCCCAGCTGTCAAAGCTGTATATACAGGGCTTTTAGAACCCCACACATAATCAATGACGTGCATTGCTGTAATATCCATTTGAGATGGATCTTCTGGCAAATATAATTGAAACCTAATTATTTTTGTAGTAATTAAAATATATTCGTAATGGTCATCGTCTATTTTTCTAATTGCTCTAAATCCGGATCTATTTTTCCCATTGTTTGTATAAAAATAAGTAGAAGAAACTTCTGAACCTGCGGGATAAATTGCTTGCAACGGAATGGGTGAATCAGTTGTGCTAGTAGCCCAATGAGCAAGACCATATTTTTCGTATTTATGGTTTCTGTATAAAATAAAATAATAATCATATACTGGATGTTTGAATAATTCATGTATTATTCCAGTTGTTGCATTATTATGAGTATAAATAGTAGAAGTATTGTCTAGTGCTCTTATCGTATAATATTTCCCAATATTAAGTGATCGAGATGTAATAGAATACCTTTCTACAACATCAAGACCTGCTTCTCTTGCTAACAAATTCCACAACATTATGTTAGCATAAGAAAGATCAGGTTGGGAGTTTGAACCTTGTGCGTGATAAAGTTCTTTTACGTGAAAATTATAATCTTTGTTATCTTCTAAATTCATCCAACCACAATAATAAAGAGTTTCGTCAGGATTAGTATAATTTAATGTTTGAGTCAAATTATTAGGTGTATTGTAAAAATTCAAAACAAAGGAATCTCCGGGATTTAGACATATAAAACTAGAAGCAAAATTAAACTTTAAATACCAATCATTGTGTGATGACAAAGATTTAAAAAAATGAAATTCGGTGCGAACTCTTTTATTGTTAATCCAAAACTCCAAGCCATACATAAATTACCACCACCTTACTTCTTTCGAATCGCGACTATCATTATAAAAGATTGTGGTTTTTCCGTAATAAATATCTAAAACACCCTCGGGATTTCGAGTATATTTTTTTTCATTATTCACATAGACATTTCTTACAAAATTCTTCACGCTCCACATCTTTTCAAGATGTTTTGCATGACCGTATATAATCAAAGGTTTATTCGGTTCTAGTGTAGGAAATTCTTGATTATTTACTTCTAAATTTTTCAATATTCTTCCACTAATATTCAATATTGTAGTTGAGTCTATCATTTGTTCTTGTGAAACTGATACTTTTATATATTTTTTGTCTTCAGTTATAATAGATATTTTTTCTAACAAAACCTGTATTTGCATTAATCGAATTAATGTTGTTTGTGATGTTATGAATAACGAAGAACCCATATCTTCTTTTATTACACTGATTTCTAAGAATTTGCTTGTAAAAATCGAATTAGCATTTATTTCGGCTTCTATATTTTTGCTTTTTTCCCTTTTGACAGTACTTATAGCATTTATGTTGAGATTTAGAATATTGTGTATTAAAGTATTTGAAATAAGAAAAGATTGAGCATTTTCAGGTGAAGCTAAAGATCCACCTATATTCATAGAATCAATTATGTTTTTGCTCATAAAAGAATCTAAAAAAATTGATTTGCTTACATGTACATTAAACTGCGAATGTAAAACTCGATTCACTTTGTCATAAATTATTATTATTTCTTTATCTATATCATGTATAACATAAATTATTTTGTCACTGTATATAGAACTTCCAATCTTATCTGTATTGTTAAATCTATACATATTTATATTTTCAGCATCTGTTAAAGCAACAATAACAGAATCAACTTCCTCATAATCTACACTTATATATGCTCCTTCATTATTTTGTTGAAAAGTGCATTTAATCAATTTGAAAATCAAATTAGTTCCTTGAGTATGTTTCACTATTTGCCAAATAGAAGTCGTCGTAATAGAACCTGAAGTAACACCTTTTGCTTCAAAAGAGCGTTCATCTAAATCTACAGTTTCTGGTAAAGTATATCTCATAGTTGCTAGGTTATAATGCACATATTGTCCTAAATCAAAATTGGAAGTTATTTCTACAGGATTATTTTGTTCTATTCGAGCTGTTTTCCATAAAGAATAATTAGTTTTATCAAAATATGTAACAATTAATGAATTAAAAATATTCATTGAATAGTGCAATGTAGAAATAACATCTTTAAAGTAAGGATCTGCAAAATTTGATATAGTTACATATTTTATTTTTCCGTATGTAGAAGGATCATAAGTTATATACAAAATTTGATTAGGATGAGATTGAATGTTCAAATAAGTTATATCTTTTATATCAATAACTTCTTCGGTAGAAGTTAGCATTTCCAATGTGACTGAATAAGGATTATAATTTATATTCGGAATTTTAAAAAAACTATAATAAGAAGTCGAGCTACCTTTGATTGAATTATGAACATAATAAACTTGATCTCCATATGAAGATGAAATAGTTATTCTAAACATATTACAAGCTCCTTTCGCAGGCTATTTGATTAATTGCTCAAATTGCCATTTGTCTAATATATTTATGGTTTTTATTTTGTTTTCCTTCAAATCGCGATAATCATTTAGCACTATTGTTTTTTGAACATCATATATATCTAAAGAACCTTCTGCATTCATTACATTTTTTATTCCATTTTTACTATAATAGTTTCGTATCCAAAATCTATCTTTTAATTCTTGATAGATTTCAAAGTATTCATCTAAAAAATAAAATGCACTATCTTTAGGTAATACTTTTATATGTGGCAAATTATATATAGGTTTTCCGCTTATATTAACAACTAGCTTTAAATCTATCAAAATAGCTTTGCAAATTTCTACTTCTATTTTTCTAAAAGACTGAACAAATAAAAACTGAATCCCTCCACAATTTTCCAATTTGACAGGGGGACAACTATCTTCTGTCGCGTATTGAGATACGAATATATCTGTATAAATAGGAGGACAATTGTCTTCTGTTGCATGCTGTAGTACATACACATCAAAGTTTATAGAAGGATGTACGTATTGCATTAAATCAGCGAATTCTATATCAATAGGAGGACAATTATCTTCTGTTGCATGCTGAATTAAATTAGCAAACTCAATGCTAATCGGAGGACAGTTTTCTTCTGTTGCATATTGCATCAAATCTGAAAATGTAAAACGCACAGGTTCTTTTGTATTGAATACTGAATATTGCGATATTCGAATATCCATATCAATAGGAGGACAACTATCTTCGTCTTGTGTTGCATATTGCAATAAATTCAAAGTAAGATATTTTGAAACATCAGTATAAGGCATTTTATAATCTTTATTTGTATATTCTAAAACAGTGCATTTAATTGTATTTTTAGGTTTAATTTCGAAAGGAGTTTTTTCAATATCTACATATTGAGTTAAATTAGCAAACTCTATATCAATAGGGGGACAACTGTCTTCGTCTTCTGTTGCGTATTGCATTAAATCAGCAAACTCTATATCAATAGGAGGACAACTATCTTCGTCTTGTGTTGCATATTGCATTAAATCAGCAAACTCTATATCAATAGGAGGGCAACTGTCTTCGTCTTCTGTCGCGTATTGCGTTAAATTAGCGAATTCAATATCAATAGGAGGACAACTGTCTTCATCTTCTGTTGCATATTGAGTTAAATCAGCGAATTCAATATCAATAGGAGGACAACTGTCTTCATCTTCTGTTGCATATTGTAATAGAGTAACAGGTTTAACATCAATAGGGGGGCAACTATCCTCATCTTGTGTTGCGTATTGCATTAGATTTGCAAACTCTATATCAATAGGAGGACAGCTATCTTCGTCTTGTGTTGCATATTGTAATAGAGTAACAGGTTTAACATCAATAGGGGGGCAACTATCCTCATCTTGTGTTGCGTATTGCATTAGATTTGCAAAAGTTATAAATTTAGAAACATCAGTATAGGGCATATGATAATCTTTATTTGTATATTCTATTATGACACATTTAATTGAATTGTGGGGCCTTTTATCTAAAGGTGTCTTTTCTTCATCTATATATTGAATAAGATCTGCCAAGTCTATTTTGTGACTTTCTTTTTTATGATAAATTTTACGTTCCCACTGACACTCGATTGATGCATGAGGTCTTTTGTCTAAAGGTGTTTTCTCTTCATCTATATATTGCATCAAATCTGGAAATTCTATTTTCTTTTCTTTTTTTATATGATAAATAATAGGTTCATAAACACATTCAATTGGAATACCAGGCCTTGTTACTTTATGAAGAACAGTCTGATAAAGATCAAACATATATATAGAACGGTTTGTATCTTCTCCATAACTCGCAACAACAAAAGAAGGGCCTGCTTGGTTTGTATATCTTTTTGTGAAAACACTTAAATATTTCGCATTTATTATATTTAAATCATAAAATAAATGTATCGGATACACTATATCTGGATATCCGTAGAAAATATTCGTTTCATCATGATGATCGGGAATTTTTATTATATAAACTCTTTCATCTATTGTACTATTAGCTATAATAAAATATCCATATATATCAACTGTATAATAGCTAAAATCAAAGTTTTCTATATCAGGTATTTTTGTTTGTAAAATGTCTGATATATATCCTACGTGATAAAAAAACTTTTCTAATCCTCCATTATTATCTATTGAAAATTTAATTTGTTTAGTGTGTAAGGTATATATGGAATGGGTAGAACTAGGATATTTTGCATAATAAGTTAATCTTCCAAGATAAGAGTTAAAACGAACAGGATTGCTGGTATTAAACATCCCATTCAAACTTTCTCTTATACCTTGCCCATCTTTAGGATATAAAAGATAATATTGAAAGTTATGATCTTCTACATTATATTTCATGTTTGCAATTTCTATAAAATAGTAATCCGGAATATCTATTGGAGTTGTGCTACCATTATAATTTTCCTTGATTAAAACAAGGTTTTGAACACCGCCTGTCCATATAAACCATTGATATGGTTTTGCTTTTGATTGCAAAACCATAACAGGTAAATAAAGAGGTTCGTTTCTATATTCTACATTATTAGTAATATCTTTTATATAAACAGTATAAAAATCATCATTTGCAGTATATTGAACATATGTACTGTAGCCTATTACGCCTTGAGATATATCAAAAGCGGAAGAATCAGGAAGATCTGCATATTGTATATTTTGATTTACCAAATCCAAAAGAAGAATTTTATTTTGACTTCTACTTAAAACCATTACATAACCATTAAAAGGCCAAATATCATTTCTATCATCTAACCACGTATCGTCTGGAGTAACAAAAAGAGAACCTTCGCCTATTGGATCCACGCCTCTTCTTCCATATTTTATAATAGCATTAGTTGGTTCCATAGCAGTCATTATCCACCAGTCTTCCAACAAATAAGTTCTATGCAATCTGAAAGGTACTAAATTACTAGCATTTGGATCATTATATACATATATTCTGCTAAAACTTCGATTATCTATATCGAATTTTACTAAATAACAATGTTGAACTGTTTGATAATAATCGGAAAAACCTACTCTCCCTATATATATATCTTTATTTTCTCTATCATAAATAGCACGTCTTGTATAATTTCCGCTTGAACCATTTGGCATAGTATAAGTATGAACGGATATAATTGAATAATCATATCCTACCAGAGTTATTCTTAAATTCTGATAATAAGTTTCTACTATAGCAAACTTAATCGTTTCATCTATATTATGAATATAATCAATAGTACTTGTGATATTATATGTTTCTTCTATATTTATATTTACTTTATTCACTACAAAAGTATAACTTGTCACATCGCTCATTTTATATCCACCCCTGTCTTTATATCCTTCTTATTATAACATCTTCACTCATAAAAATGCCAATAAACAATTTTTATTCTTCAAAAAGTGCAGAAGGCATATCCTTGTCATATGCAATTTCTTTTGAATCTCTACTATCATTTAATATTGGAGCATAATCCCGCATATATTGAATATCTACTAAACCGTCAGGATTGTATGTATATTTTTTTCTATCTTCTAGATAAATATGTCTAACTAAATTGTCTTTTGCGAGTTCTTTTTCTAATTTTTGTAATCGGCCCAAAACTTTTATACATTCATGTGGCTTTAAAGTTTTTATTTGTCTATTTTTATAAGTTAGATTGGATAAAATCTTATCCGATGCATTAATTAATAAAGTATAATCTGTTTTTCTGTCGGTAGCAACATACATTTCTATTGTAGCTTTCTTTTGATTTTCTAAATAATTAACAAAACTTTTCAGGAACAAAGGAGATGTTTTTGTTTTTCTATTTATAAAACTATTTAATTCTTTTTTTGAAATATTATTAGTTAAAAATACATTGCTATTTATAAACAAACTTAAATTGTCATCAAAAGATGCAACATTTGCTAGTATATTTTTATTTCTTTTCAAACCTAAAAGCTGTACATTTGCAAATATATCTTTTATATTAAGTTCAGTTAATGCCAATCTATTAAATTTAAAACGATAATAACTGTATTCTGCAGAATTATTATAAGTCGCTTGATCAATAAAATACTGTAGTTCCCAATTCTGATCGTAAATAGCTTGAAGAGCAGCATGCCTAAAATTATTTCCGTATTCTGCGTTTATATCTTGATAATATAGAGAAGAACCTGACAATGCAATAGCTTCCATATTTATCGTATTATAAGCAGTATCCCTTACTATTATAGCGGGAAAAGGATCCAAAGTAGTGAAGATTGCTGGCGCTTGATATGTATTTACTAAAGGAACATTGCCTTTGTATTCAAAATCAACAGAAAATGTAGCATCTTCATTAACGTTTAATAGAATAGAACTAAGAATTTGAATGCTGTTTGTTGCGGAATCATATTTAGTTATTATTTTTTCTTGAGGATAAAAATAAGGTTTATATTCTGAAAAATTGTATTCTTGATAATATACATTTTCCCTAAAGATAGCTTTAGCAATAGGAAAACTTTTATATTTCATATTGAGAGGAGTTTTGCTTCTAGTATCAGCATTGTATAAATCGTAATTATAATCTTCCAAAAATACAATATATCCGTGCAAAACAGAATTTGAATCACTAGTTGTATTAGAATAAATTACTGCTGTTTTAACAGTTATTGTTTTTGTATATTCATTTGTATCTTTGTTGTAAAAAAATAAAATAGGGTCATTGAGTTCTAAGGTGAATTCTTTAAAGAAACCGTTTAAACTAAAACTAACTGTTTCATCCCAAATTAAGTCTGGTAAAGGATAATTTTGTATTGTTCTTTCTTTTAAATCCACAATATGCATAGTATTTTCTTTATCTATATTTATATATTTTATTTTGTAAAAGTTATTTTTATCTAAATAGGTAATAGGGATCCCTTGATTTTTTTTAAATAATTGGTTTGGAAGAACAAAAGTCCAATCACTCCTGTCATTCTCTAAATCTGATATATTTTCACTATACATAAATGGCGTAGAACTAGAAGAACCGTCAAAAGGGACCAAAAGCCATTCTCCATTTTTAAACATATACAGATTTCTAGCTGGATAATTTGTATAGATTTTACTTGTTGTTATTTCACCCACTGTTCCATCATCTAAGAGTGGAATTTTTATCAATACATCATTTACACATGTATTGTATGAATCTGTTAAGCCTAAAAATATGGTATAAAAAGAACGAGATTGAGGATTGTACCACCCGTTATAATTATAAGTGCCTGACCCTGCAGTTGGCATTCTCTTATGTTTTTGTTGTATTTGATTAAAATTTTCATCATATACTTTTACATAGAAATCATAATAAGAAGAATAAAGCCAAATTTTATTTCCTTGTAAAAAATCAAAATTATCTAACCATCTTGATGTAGAACTGGGAACTGCAGTATTTTTCTTGTTTTCTATTTTTAAAATTTTAATATCCATTCTATTCGACCTCCTTTTTTAGTATTATATCATTTAAAATTTATATGATGCTATTAAAAAAAAATTCGGGATATACATCCCGAATTAGTACTTTCCTTTTTCGCCTTTCCCAAAAGTAACACCTCTTGCCCATTGAGCTATTGGTGAATAACTATGTTTCTTTGTTTTTGCACCTGTCATAGCTGAATGAGGAACAGTTTGTCTTAAATACCTAAAACTCATTCTATGTTCAAAATCATCTGCAATTGTAGGTTGTTTTGCTGAACCTAGTAATAAATTCTTGTATTTTATCTTATCGTTATAAACAGTAACTTTTTTTATACCTGCTTTTTCTAATTCTTCTTTTATATCTTCATCTATTAAAGTTCCTTTTGAAATATGAGCTGTGTCATCATATAATCTATGTCCTATTGCATCTTTTAAAGGGACTGTCATAGAAGAATCTCTATTTAAAGAATCGATATAATTCCAATTTACGACATCTCCTGTTTTTAATTTATGTTCATAAGGTCCTGGATCCACTACTACAGCTTTATCAGTAACAGATCTTACAATAGTTTCCGTTACTTGAGGATTCATCTTTTTATCTATTTGGTTATATACAATATCATTTAATTCATTGAGCATTGCTTTTTGTGCTTCAGGCACACCTCTTAATCTTGCTAATTGTTTGTGAGGCAAAATACCATGGGACAGTTTGTCTCCTTTTTTTACAAATTGTCCTTCCTTCACAACTAATCCTAAACGTTTAGGGATTTTGTGTATTTTATCTTTGATTTTCACTTCATAAACTGAAGATTTTTCTACAATTTTTTCAACTTTTCCACTACGTTCTGCAAGTTTTGCAAAATTAGGATTACTTTCAGGCATTCTTAATAATGTAGAAACTTGTGTAAATACATCCCCTATATTTTCATTTCCTGCTCCTACTACACTACCGGAATGAAACAATGACATAGAGGTTTGAGCTAAAGGTTCTGTTACAGCTTGTCCTGATTTTATCCCTATATTTTCTCCTATTTCAGGTAATTTATAACTTTCATCAATACCAAAAGATTTAGCCGCTATTCCTTCAGGTAATGTTGATGTTAAAGGGGATTTTATGTATATAGACGTTATTCCGCTTTGTTTTAAATCTTTAATCATTTCAGCGGTTACTTCTTCGCCTTTTTTATATTCTGTTTTCTTACCTTTTATATTTTGAGCTAAAAACCTTCCTATATATTTTTCATCTACATTTACTTTTAAACCTGGATCTTTGTCATCATCTTTATCAGCAACAACTAAGGTCATTAAAGATTCTAATAATTCTTTGTTCAAAGCTCCAGGTTCAGAAACCATAGATTTTCTTGCAATCATACCAGAACGAGCACCATACCCTACACTTAAATATTCAGCAGGAGTTAAACCTTCTGCGAAACTTCTTTTTACTACAATTGGTGCAGGTTTTCCTTTTGCGTCCTGAACTAATAAAGGAGTAGCTGCAATTTGCCTTATTTGTCCAATACTTCCTTTTGCTCCTGACATCGACATGTTGTATAATCCATTCTCCTTATATTTTTTAGAACGTTTATCTTCAAGGGATTTATCTAATTTCTTTTGTAAATCCATAGCTTTTTCTATTTTTTGTTTATAAGGAAGTTGATTTATTTTATCCACTTCTTCTTTGATTTTTTTGACATCATCATCTTCTTCTTTAATATCATCAATACCTACACTTAATCCAATTCTTGTAATTGCGAATCTTCCTACATCTTTCCAAGTTGAGAATATTCTATTTATCTCTTCTCCTAATAAACGCCCTTTGGATTTTTCAATAGCTAATTCATTAGCTAATTGTTGAATCATTTTTTTGTTCCATGTAGAATTTTTATTTGGTTCTATATATTTTCTGTAGAATTCTCTTTTAAGATTTTCATCTTGGATAGTTAATAAAACATCCATAATCAAATGCCTTCCTGCAGTTGCACTATACCTGTATCTCGGATCTACTCCTAATATTTCCACTGTATCATTCCATTTTATTTGGTTATTTAAAAATCTATCATACAATTCATCATAACTTTTTACCATTATTTTTCTTCCTGGTTTTTCTGGTGGTTCTGTCACTCTAAATATTCCATTTAAATATTCCATTGAAGGCAAATGCATTATTTGTTTTGTTCCAGGTTTTAAAAGATTATTAGAAGGCAACATTTTAAATGCTTCTTTTCTTGCTTCTTCAGTAACCGGAACATGAATTCCCATCGTATCACCATCAAAATCAGCATTAAAGCCTTTTACAACCAATGGATTAAGTTGAACAGCTTTCCCTTCTATAAGTCTTGGCTTAAAAGATAATATAGAAAATTTGTGTAATGAAGGCGCTCTATTTAACATTATAGGACGTTTTTTCATTTCTTCTTGTACAATATCCCAAACCATATCATTAGGATCTTTCAATAATTCAGTAATTCTTTTATTGTCATATCCCATTTTTTTGAGTTCTTTCTTTATAAATGGTTTGTAAAGATTCAAAGCAACGGGTTTAGGAATACCAGCTTCATCTAATTCTAAATCAGCACCCGGTTCTATTAATCCTGTTCCTGAAAGTTCTTGCCTTTTCTTCACTACTTTTGACTGAAAATATCCAGATTTAGGAGATTTACCTGGAGCACCTGCCACATAATGTAGAGCTCCGGCTGGTTCTTCTTGTTTGCTGTTTTTCATAGGAGGATTACTTCCAACAACAGCTCCTACAGCTTCCAATAATTTTTGTCTATATTTTGCTGCACGTTTAGGGGATAAATTATCTTTCATTTCTTTGAAACGTTGGTTTAAATTAATCAAATCTTGATATACATAATTTATTTGAGAAACTCTTACATCTGATTTATCGGTGGGAGAAGGATACACCGGCCTAAATTTTGGTGGGATTACTGGGATTTTAGAAATAACTAAATCTTCAGGTTTTAATTTATTTTCCTTCAACATTTTTAACATTTGCACTTTTCTTAAAGCTTTGTCAAGAGTTCTTTGTTCATTACTATTTTTCAAATGTTCTTCTGCTTTTTTTAATTCTTCATCCACATTTATTTTTGACAATAAATATTTAACAGCTTCGCCTCCGCCAATTGCTTTATCTTTTGGAGATACTTTATTTACATCTACTAATTTACCATCTTTTAAGACCATTTTACCTTCCATGATTTTTCTTAAATCTTTTTGTTTTAAATCTAATAATTCAGCTATTTGTTTTTCGAATAAAGGATTTACAATAGGTTCTGCTAATTCTATTTTCCCCCATTTATCTCCTTTAAGGCCACCTAATTTATGCGGGTCAAACAATCCACCTTTTTCTGGTAAAAGGTTGTGGCCTGCTAAAATTTTAGCGTTTTCTACTTCACCTGCGGCTAAATTATCTACATCTTTATCGGTAATAGGTCTATATTTAATCTCCTCTTTGTTTTCTTCTGAATAAATACCAGCACCAGTTAAATAGGCTCTAAATTTTTCATATGCAAAAGGAGTTTTCATGGTTGAAGGAGGGGGTACTTCCCCGTTCTCAATGGCCCTCCAGAATTCATCATTTTTCTCAGCTTTATAGGTGGCCATTTCACGCAGGTTTTCCCTTGCGTTGTGCGCTACCATCCCGTAGAATGTTAGCGCATCTAAAGAACGAGCACCCCCACCAGCACCAGTTCCTTTTAAAGGTTGTAAATCTGAATCGTAAGCCCAATATTCGCCTCTTGTATTAGTTTTCTTATCTACTTGTTGAGGAAGTTTTATAAAATATTGATATCCCACCAAAGCCGGTGTTTCCATTTCACCTTCTCCAGGAATATATATTTTTTCCTTATCTTTAATATTATATTTTTTCATTAATTGTTTTGTATATTCTGTCATATCCTTTTCCGTATCAAACAAAGGCACTTTAATAGGATGTCCAGCTTTAACTGCAGCTTTCCCAGCTACAGTCTCTAATATCTGCGATGGATTGATACGTGAAGGCAACGAAAGAGGATTTAAAAGGACATCGATAGGTTTCCCTTTTTCATCTTTAGGCATTTCGTCATCAGGTAATATTAAAGATACAGTACCTTTATTCCCGTGTCTTCCGGTCAATTTATCTCCAACTTGCATTGGAGATTCATATTTTACCATAACACGAATTTTATCTCCTAATCTATATACTTTTACTACTTCTCCTATTTCTTTATGTTTCCATACGATACTTTTATCTACATAATCTCTTAAAACTTTATCTGCAAAAGCACCTAATATTTTATCATTTTCTGAAGGTACTCTTTCTCTCAAAACTACTGCAATAGGATCCCCATTTTCAAGTTTAATTCCTTTTTTTGCAATACCTTCATTATCTAATTTTTCTAGTTGGTTTGCACTATATTTAGTTGGATAATATGCTTGATATTTCTTTTTATCAAGAATAGTTTCTGGTGTAATTTCGATATCGTATTCTACCAAGTGTTCAGAAGTCATTTTTTTTGCTGCAGTTTCTGAAAGCACTATAGCATGCTGTTTTTAAATTTTTACCTGTTGTAAGCTGATTCTTTTTAGAATAATTACTTTCTGCCAAAACAGTTCCTGGAGATACTTTATCTCCTTTTTTGATTTTAGGAGTATGTCTAATGAAACTCGTAGGACCCGTTTTCAAATATGAGGCCATATTAAAGGTCTTAATAGTACCGTCTGGCTGTTTTACTTTGATAGAGTTTTCAGACACGTCAGAGACGACGCCAGACACATCTGAGACGATATTAGTTTCAGTTGCAAGTAATTTTCCTACATCTGTTTTTCCTTTTTGAGTAGCTTGTACTAAAGGTATCTCAGCATCTTTTAATGGGATAGCTTGTGTCATCTGTTTTGCTGCCATAGCAGCCCTACCTCCCTGCAATGATTGTAAATAAGGAATTTGCAAGGTGGTTGCATCAAATAATTGATCTACATCTGTAAAAATATGAGTTACATCTTTTCTATTTACAACATCAAGTTTTCCGTGATTTAATGCTTTTACATCATTTTCTTTTGCTATCCATTTTATGTTTTTCACTTTGCCTTTATCATCTTTTTCTATTTTAGCTTCTCCATATAATGCAATAACATATTTATCATAGTCAATTGGTCTTACCAGTTCATAATCTTTCTTCTTAATATTATAAAGTTTAGCTGCCAAATCTTTCCCTTTTCCTTTTTTAACAACTTGAGTTTGCATAGTTTTATACAATGTTACACCTAACTTATCCGATTCAGGTGTATGAACAGGATCTACAACTCCAAATTGATAATCGTTTAAAGACCTATCCATTGTAGTAATTTGTTGTTCGTCTTCCAACCCGCCTTCACCTGTTAATATAACTTTATTATTGTGTGCTAAAACAGAGAGAGGGTTATAACCATCCACTACTTGAGATAATGATGAAGTTTTAAAAAATTTGAATATTGTGTTTGAAAATGTTTTTTTCAAAAATTCCAAATCTTTTATAGAAGATATAGAATCAACTTTATCTTCTAACGATTTTTGTATATATTTCATTTGATTTGAAAGTTTTTCTCCTAGTATATCTTCTATTTCAACAACTTTTTTGTATTTAAAATTAGAAGTTTCTGTAGGTTCTTTTTTACCTCCAGCTAAATCTATTGCAGATTTTATTAAATCTACTATATAATCTAAAGAAACTTTTTCGTGGGGAACATCAATGTTTAATTGATTAACTTCAGGATCCATTATAGTTCCATTGAAATAGTCTTTAATTTTATCTACCATATAAGAATGTTCCCTTTTTTCAGGGTCCTTAAATATAATCTTATAAAAAGTTTCTACTGCTTGCTGAGAAGCTGTATTCAAATCTCCTTTAACATGTTTCAATGCATCATCAACAACATCTTTTCCTAACTTCTTTTTTAAATTTTCTACGCTATATCCCATACCAATTAAGAATGGGATAGCATCCATTGTTTTTGACATAAATAATTTAATTGTGCCTTTAATTGGATTATAAATTATTTTAAAATTCAAACCTTTTTCAAGGAAAGCCCTTGCTTCGTATTCGTCTCTTGAAGTTAATTTGAGATAGGATCCAGCTTTAAGTCTTAATTGAGTTGGAACAGAATACTGTGTTCCATCTACAATAAAAGTCCCATGAATTCCCATAATAGGAAATTCCATAAGCGTAATCGTATCTTCATCTATTATTTTATTATTCTTTTTTAATTGTAATTTTGTATTAAGTTTAGCAGTAAGACTTCTATCAGTATTAAAGATTTCTTCAAGTTCTTTATAGTCTTTATAAGCTTCAGCCATATCTATTTTATAATCAACTAAATCAATAATTTGTGTTTTACCTTTAATAGGGAAAACTTTTTTTAATAATTGTTCTGCAGTTCTGATTAAAGAATTATTGACTCTTTCAACTGTTTTTTTAAGACTATTTTCAGACATAGAAAATGCACCACCTTCTTAAAATTGTTTTCTTCAATGGTATTATATCATAAAAAGGAAAACAGTCGCTACGTGCGACTGTTTTGTTATATTGATTTAATAATCATAATCCTCATATTCTTGGTATGAATTATCATAATCATTGTATTCATCATAAATTGGCTCTTCGTTCTCTACAATAGGAGCATGTTGGCCTATAGTTATATCTCTGTCTTCACCTTTATACTCCTTACCACTAGAATATGTTTCTTGGGTACCACCTACAACTTCATCAAAGGTTGCTATTTGCGAATCTTCCACTTGTTCTAATTGTAATTCAAGGAATTCAATAGGACTTTGTTCAGATTCTTTATCGTATCTATAAAGCAATTCAATAGCTTTTAAAGCGAGAGAAGCATTTCTAGGATCTGACATATTAGCCTTTAATTGATCTTGAATAGCTTTCATTCCAGAAGCAATTAATAATTTCATAAAATCTTTTGGAGCAACATCAGGAATTAAACCTAAAGAAAGTTCCGCATCCATTCTTCTTCCTGTATATACTAAATTTAATTTTTCTGCATATTGTGCTCCCATATGATTAATAATATCAAGAATTTTATCCATATCAACACCAGTTGTATCCCAAAACACTTTATGAAAAGCTTCAATAGCAGGTGCAGGATAAAAACCATAACCTGCTTGAGATATTCTAGTGGATATTTTGTCATAATCTTCAGTTCCGTCTAATTCCATACTTCCTATCAAAACTGTTCTTAAATCTTTATTTACCAAAAATCTATAAAACAAAATATCAAAATCTGGGTCAATTGCTTCATTCCTTAACCATTTCAAAAGACGATATACCCACTCATTTGGTGGGGTCTTTTCTAATACTATTTTAAATTCGTCTTTATTTATTGTAGGCAAACTCATTTTTTTTAATTCTCTATTAATTTCATTGAAATTCATACCGTAGAGGAAAAAGCCTTGTAACATTCTTAGGTATGGCACCATGTTAAAACCTCCGTTTTGACAAAACGCTCAATCCTATTATATCACATGTTTTGACGTTCTTGCCAAAAATACTAAAAATAAAGGCCTTTTGACAGGCCTTTAAAGTAATCTTTTGTACCCTTTTTGTTTTAACTCTTGATAATCACGTCTATCATTAATAAAAATATATCCCAGTTCAACCATTATATGAATTTTTTCATATGGATTTTCGGAGGTTATAACTATTTTGTTTCGTTTTGAAAAGAAAGAAATCAAATTTCTTTTTAAAAATTCTTCAATGAGCTCGTCAAAATAGCCTATGAAAGCTATACTTCTTTTAGGTTCCAAACGTTCGACAAAAGGTAAATTAGTGTATATAGAATTAGTATTATTAGTTATAATAGTGAAAAGTGCTTTTTGTTCGCGAGATATTTTTGCATCTATCGTATTTGAAGCTTTGTTTTTTAAAATGAAATATGAATTTTCAATAGGAATAATATTTGTGCTTTGAACAAAAATTCTTGTGTCTATCATAATACTTGTTTCTTCACCTAAAGCTTTAACTTGGCAATCAATAGATAAAGGTCGCATACCATTCTCATTAACTACAATCATTCCTATATCTTTTTTTAATCTTACATAATTTGTATAATCTCTATGAATAGAATTATAAACATCAAAAGAATTTTGTTGTTTTAAAATAGGGATTGAATATCCTGAGATAAACAAAGAATCGTTTTGCGGGGATGCAATTTGGGTTTCAATCGCGTTTTGTATATAAATTTGAATTTGCGAAACATTATTTATAATTATGTTTTTTTGAACCTGCGGTGGCATTTGACTTATATTTGTATAATGAAAAATATAAACATTGGAATCATTTGCCTCTCCCATTAAATATGTTTCATCGGAATTTATAAATACACCATATGTTTGTGTTGGATTTTTTGGATACAAAGAATCAATAGAAGTATTATATAAAGGAGCTTCAAATATTTTCATTCCTTCAGAAAGATTTAATCGTACTACTGTTAAAGTTTCAGAATTAACATCTTTTTTTATAAAAGTTAAAATATAAGCATTTCCCGTATACTCCAATTCTCCCAACGATGTATGTGTGCCAAAATGTTTTGGAAAATTCACATAATCAAAAGCATCTTCAATATGGATAGTTCTTAACAACCCTGAATATATAGTGTTGTTTTGGTACGAAATATCAATTTTATATATATATATTTTTTTATTAATAGCATCTCTTGTATATATATATAAAGTTCTATTTTCATAAACACCAACAAAATTAGCATCAATCAATGTTCCTGTTATGTGTATGTTTTTTGAAAAATCAACTTGTCCCGTAACGGTATTAATAGCTTCAACATACCAACCATTAGCATCAGTTCTAATTATTATATAATATTTAGGCTCAGTTCCTCCTACAGGATCAAAAAAGAAAGCTCTAATTACATAAGATATGTTAAAGTGGTTCAAAAGAGAAACGTTATTGTTACTAATTTCAAAAACATATAATTGTTGATAAAAAACAAATAAAAATTTATCTTTCAATAAATAGTTAGGAGCTCGCCAATATTGGTAATGCTTTAATACCTGAGAGGAGATTGTGTATAGACTACTTAAAGTACCGTTAAGAGGATTATCTTTAACATAATCATATTTATATAAAACACTAGAATAAGAATCACTCGTTGCAAGGATTAAAAAACTTTGATTTATATCATCATATTGTGGGGTTATATTTCGTGTAAATAATATTTTTCCATCTATTATTAAGTTATGAAATCTTTTTGTTGTAGGGTTTGTAGGATATATAAATTCATTCGCAATACCATCTGTTGTTATAAAAAAACCATTTGAAGATAAGTTTGTTAAATACAATGCGTTATGATCTTTATCATACAAAAAACTATATTTTGGATCAAACGGAAATACAGTAGAGGAATTAAAGGCAATTCCATATATACTATGGAATTGCTTGGCATAATAAAAAGGAGGATAATCTCTCAATGCATCTGCATAATAAGAAGATAAAGATTGATAACCTGTAAACGAATAATAATCATTAATATTGAATAAATATAAATATTTTGACAAAACAGCCATATTATTACACCTCTTTTTATTCTATTTTTATATAAAGTTTTGAATACGGATCTGAATCGTTCTTTATTATTCTTCCATCGATTTTAAAGTAACTTACAAGATTTCTTTCTAAAAGAGCATAAGCAACTTTTTCTTGCCTCCCGGAAAGTGTAATTGTAGTATTAGATTCAATTTCATTTAAGATAGGAATGTTTTTATAAATAACATTTCTGTTATTTATAATAATGGTTTGATAATCATGTTTTTGTTTTAAATTTAAGTCTTCAACATTAATATCAGTTCTTATTCCATTTTGTATATTTTTTAAATGATATACAAAATTTTTATAAACTTCATTTACTGTTTCTCTTATTTGCAAAATTAATTCGTTTTCGTTTATAAACTTCGAAAATGAAAGAACTACATTTTTCCCCATTGAAACAGGCAAAACACTGATTTTTATTTCTTTTGTAGAAAAATCTATTATATATACATGAAGTTGTTTTAATTTTATGTTGTATTTCAAAGCTAAAAGTTTTTTATTAGTTGGATTATAATAAAAGTCTTCTATAAAATCAGGATAAAAATTAGTTTTAGGTATTGGGTACATTTCTATTACAGTATTAGTTGTTTTATTTATATTCCAAAAGCAATATTCTGAAACTAAAATATTATTGGATACTATTTTCCCTTCAGTAATTAAATATAAATTAGAACCTTCTTCTTTAAAATTAACTACTTCTGAAATATCTATCTTATAATTTTGATAAACTTTTGGCACAATATTTGTTTGGTTAGTACCATTTTGTACTTTCCCTTTTTTTGTCAAATAGCGATTTTCTGACAATCTGTATATTATTTTGTCATCAACAAAAGTATTATTGGTTAAATCACTATATCCATATACTACATTATTTTTATAATCTTTCAGCATATTCTTTTTATTTATTATTCTATAACGCAGTTTATCCTTGTATATCATAGTTTCTTTTTGAATTACACTTGAATAAAATAGATAAGGTTCTATAAAAGGCAAAAAGAAGATTTTTCCTTTTGTGTTTTTGTATGTTGGATCTAATCCGAATCCTCTTACAATACTTGTGATATCGACTTGAGAAGAATCATTAGGATTAACTAACACAACTTTATTTTCTTCTAAAATATTAGAATTTTTTGTATATACTATTTTTATTTCAGAATTATAATTTATAACACCACTCGGAATTAAATCATCGAAAGGTTGAAAAGTTTTTACTACATCACATGTATTAGGATCTAATTCAAAGATAAGAGATTCACCTCTAATGTAATTTGTTCCTTTTACCTCATAGTAATTTCGAGAACTAGAAGGCAAAGTTGTTGTATTTACAACAAGATTGGAGCTAGTATCATATTTAATGATTTTATTGTCATAAAAAATACAAATTAGATTACCATTCATTTTCACCGCAATATTTTTTTCGGGTATTGTATTTTGAATTATTATATTACTTAAAACACTCATATTTAATTCCTCCCTTCATCATTTATTTTATTATAACAGAAAAAAAAAGAAAATTGCTATTGGAAGAAGTCTCAAATTATGTTATAATTATAATGAATAATTGAAAGGGGGGTACGTTGTGAAATTCATTGTTTTTGAAGGAATAGACGGCTCAGGCAAAAGTACTTTGTTAAATAAATTAGCAGAACATTTGACAACGAAAGGTTTTGATGTGGAGAAAATACAAAATCCTGGAACTTTCGAAATTAGTCAAGATATTAGAATGATTCTTGAAAAATATCCACGACTAGAAGAACAAGAAAAATTTTTATTATTCGCAACTAATCATTATTTAGTTTCAAAATATATTGCAGCTTTCCTTGATAATAAAAAGAAAATATTTCTTATGGATAGATATATTTTCTCTACTTTTGTATATCAAAAAAACGAAACAAATGGTCTCACAATTGAATATATGAAATATGTATTCAAATACTTACCAATTATGCCTACTTTAACAATTGTTGCGAAGGTGCATCCTCTCATTGCAAAAGAAAGAATACTTCAAAGATCTGAAAAGACTACTTTGGATGAGCATGCACTGAATAGACTTTTTGAACTGTATGACAGGTATGAAGAACTTCCTACTATTTTCCCAAATCAAAAATTTGAATTTATAAGTACAGCTAAAAGTGAAGAAGAAAGTTTTGAAAAACTGTTAGAAAAAGTAAAGCCTATTTTAGGTGATTTATATGTGGAATGAGCTTTTTGCGGATAATATTTTTATATTAAGTGAAAGCTATGGTTTAATTTATTTTTATTACAAGAAAAACCCTTTAAAAAAAGCTTTGTATTATATTAATTACCCAGAAAAATGGTTTGACAAAATAATAGAATATGTTTCAAAAATAGAAATGCCTTTATCGGATGATATAAATAAAAAATTTTTAAAATTTACATTTTCTAAATTAGATAAGGCTTTAAGAGATATTCATTACACAAATAAAATTTCAGATCTTAAAAAGTTTTCAGGAAAAAAATTTTATGGTTCTTCGTTTATAATAGTTGATAAAGAAATAAATGTATTTAAAAACTTATATTTCCAATCTCCTTATTTTTCAACATATAATGTTGTTGTGCCTGTTTTAATAGATTCAATAAGAAAATTTAAAACTATTCAACCAGAATTATTAAAAGAAAGAGGTCTTTATGATATTGATAATGCTGCACAATTATTTGAATTTATTGTAAGGAGGAATAATGCATGAAAATGGTAATTAACAACAGTGGAAGTTGGTCCCGAAGGTCTCAACCGATTTCTATTAGAATGGGAAACACACATTACACACACGAGGTGAAAATCGATGAAAAAACGTCCAATCCAGTGGTCAGATTTGGTTTCTATCATAAAAGAAGGATCGAAGAAGACGATTGCGATGTGTCCAAAATGTGGCAAGAAGACAGCGACGATTTCACACATTACTGATATTCTATATTGCAAAAATTGTGGCTTTTATGGTACTATAGAAACAGTTTATCTTGTTAAAAATAAAACAGCAAAAAAAATAGGTTTAAAACCTCAAATGAAAGACCCAAGACCCAAAGAAGGGGATACCTTACCCTTACCTTTGGATTTGTGAAGGGAGGGAATTAGTTGCGTGTTCGCTTATTACGCTAATGACTATAACAAAGAATTCGTTAAAACGTGGTTTCTATACCAAAAACAAAATGTAGGAACCCTTTTAAGAGATTTAGGAGAAGAAGGATTTTTTACTAAATGGTCTATAGAACCTGTTGTATATATTCCGAGACACTTGTTTTTACCTATTTATAAAGATATGAACCATGTCTTGGAAAAATATAGTCAAATAAAAGTTTCTTCCATAAGTATTGAAAGAAAAAACTTAGGCATTACAAGACCATTTATAATCAAATATAAAAAAACTTTTTATGCATTATCCCCTACAAAATGTATGTCATTATCAGTATTAACTCATCCGTTAGAACTTAAAATTCAAGAAAGGTATTTTTACAATGCTTTCAAATGGTTTTTCAAATACATGGAGAAAGTTCTTAAAACAACCTCTGAAGATGTAAAAGATTTAGCAACTGTTTTTTATGTCAATCCAAACATTTAGAAAGGTGGAGAAAAATGGCAGAATCTTACGAATTTATAATTGAACAAGTTCCTCCAAGTGTCAATCGAATTTACAGATTTAATAGAAGATATGGTAATATGTACAAAACAAAAGAAGCAAAGGATTTCCAAGATAAATATATTTTACCTAAGTATAAAGGAAAATTTTTTAAGACAGAAAAGGTAAAACTGAGCATTATTTTTGTGCATAATAGAGATAGAGATATTGACAACATTTTAAAAGTATTATTAGATTCATTTCAGAAAATTATTTATGAAAATGACAAACAAGTATATGAGTTGAATATAAAGAAAGTTAAGAGGAAAGGTACATCTTTCGTAAAAGTAAAAGTAGAAGAATTGCCGCCAGAAGCAATAGAGGGGGTGGGGTTAATTTGAAAAAAGATTCTGTTATTTATAGTATCCCTAGTAAATTAAACAAACTAAAAACAAGCGATTTACAAAGTTTAATTATTTCATATGCAGAAGAAGTCGGCGTAAGTTCTCCTAGTTTTATCAGGACATTAATTGATTTTTTAATTACTTTTTTAAAAGAAATAATTCCTGAAGAAGAATATGAGACTTGGCCCGAAAAAGATGAGTATGTCCAAATGGTAAAAGATTTACTTTCTTCTTTTGATGAAAACTTTACTACTTTACAAAAAATTACATTGATAAAAGAAAGCAAAACTACTTTCAACCCAAATCTTTATGCTTCACAATCATGGGAATTAGATGATTTGTTAAACACTTGGTTTAAAGAAGCTATTTACGACATGATTTTGGATTATTTCGATAAAGTAGATGAAGTTAATATAAACAGCCCTTTGTTATTGGATTATCTTGTAAAACAATTAAAAATTTCTAGCAATGAGAAAGCACATTCTGTTGTAGTAAAAATTTCTAATACAAAAACAATGACTGCAGATGTAATGATTATAAAAAATGGACCTCAATAAAGGTCCATTATTTTTTTAAAGATATTTTTTTAAATCAGAAGCTGGTCTGAACTTTACTACAATTCTATCTCTTGTTTGTACTTGTCTCTTTTCTGGTGTAAAACCAAGAGTATAAAGTTTTCCTTTCCTTTTTTCTGCTTTAAAGGCACCAAAACCTCTGAATTTTACAGAACCTTCCTTTTCTATAAGTTCTTCTTTCATTACGTCCAATGCGTAGTTAAGGACATCTTTTACCACTTTTTTGCTTGCTTCTCCACTCATCTTGTTTGCTACGATATTAATAAGTTCTCCTTTAGTCATTTATTAGACACCCCCAGTATATATAATATTTTGCAACATTTAAATTATAGCACGTTTTTTCGTGAAAATCAAGTCCTATGCGAGATAAACGGATTGGATAAAGTCATCGATTTTAAAAACTACCTCTTGGAGTAATTTGTCATTGATAAGTATATTGCCCAAATAGCTCATTAATAACAGTTTTAAAAGATATTGTTTTATTTCTTCCATTTCAGGAAGTTTTTCTTTCAAATTTTCTGCATCAACATCTCCAACTATTGCTAAAGTGATTAAAGTTTCTAATGCTAAATCTGGTATATCAGAATATTGTGTCAAATCATTGGCTAATTTAAGGAATGAAGTTCTATCGTCATATGTCATAGATCTTATTTTAGAAGCAATCTTAACAACATATTTTTTAGTATTTTCAGCCCATTCTTTTTGCCAATCTGGTACTTTGCCTAAATCTGAATATTTTCCTCTAATTATGGTAATTAATTTTACTTTCATATTTTTTAAATTAGATCCTAATATTTTTTTTATTTCATTTTTATCTACTCCGAATGAAGCTAATTTTTCCATTATACCATATTTATCGTATATTTCTTTTGTATAACCATCTTCTACTTCAAACATGCCATTTGGTTTTTTCTTAATATACCATTCAATTGAATGGTCATTAGCCGTTTTTGTTTCTTCAACCTCATATAGTTTCCAATGCAAAGGAATATATATTGTATTATCCGATTTGAAAATTTGTTTTAATCCTGCTACTTTTTTAAATTCTAATTCTTTGTTAGACCACAACGTTTGAATTAATCCACTTTTACCGTTATCATATATTCCTTCGATTACAAAAGGTTCTGTTGTATGATTCTTTTCTCCCAATAAACCTGAAAAAACGCATGGTCTTTCATATGCTAATATTTCTGGTTCATAAAATTCTTTTAATGAAGCTGTTTTTCTAGTTTCAAAAGAAACTTCAGGACTATCTAAATTTGTATATTGATTTATAACATCAGGAGTAACTTGTGCTACTGCTCCTGCTACTATAGGAAGTATATCTATATCCTTTTCAGGATTCCATTTGCTTACATCTACTCCTTTATACATTAACAATTGAACTACTTGTTCTTTTGCCAAACCAGGAGCTTTTTGAAGAGGTTCTGCTTTTGGTTCAGTTTTCACTTCTACAGTATAAATAGGTTCTCCATATGGTTGTGGAGTTTTCAATATTTTGACATATCTTGCTTGCTGCATCTCGTCATCTTCTTCTCTTTCTTGTTGCATTGGTGGTTGTTGTGTATCTTGAAGATTTGTATCTTGCATTTGCTTCTTTTGTATTATATTCATTAATTGATTAGAAGCTTTCTTTATTAATTGTCTAAATTTTGGGTTAGTTTGAAAATCATGTAATAAATCAGAATCCATTTTTATAAAATATTCGATATCTTGCAATGCTTGTTCCGGATTCTTGAGAGAACCTACTTTTATTCCCATACCATTAACAGAGTGGGAAGGAATAAATGGCAAAGGTTTTTCTGCTGTAGGTGGCTTTTCTTTTATAGGTCTTCCTATAGTATTTGCATTTTGTGCCAAGTTATTAAAATGATTTTCATCAAGCACTTCTAAATTCCCATTATTATCAATAAATATTGTCAGAGGAGCTAACTTTTTGTTTTTTATAATAGCAGGAACTACAAATTGTATTTCTCCTAATTTAAATACTAAAGCAAAAACAGTTTTCATCATATCATCTTCTACTATTTTTACTTTAACAGAATCGTATTTTACATATGGATGCAAACTTTTAAACACTTTTATTATATAAAATGGCCACTCTGATTTTTGACTCGGCATTTTCTTTTCTTTTATTTTAGAAACATCAATCATGTTTGTCACTCCTTTTTATGGCTTTTTATTTTATTATAACATATTTTTTTCGTGATTTCTTATTAAAAACTCACTTTTGATTATACCATAAAATAAAAAGAGGTTGCCAAAACAGATTGGCAACCTTACTCAATTCTAAAGGAGGGATACTAAGATAGCGGTGGGGTCATTGGTGTGGTAGGAGCACCTGGTCCCGTACTTACATGCGTATGCGCATTTAAAGAGGTTTTTAGCGTTGTCAAAATTTGTTCCATTTTGGTTTTATATTCTTCAAATTCTGTTTTTGTAATAACATTATCTCCGTTTCTTTTTAAATTACCGGTTATATCAAAATTCCCGTCTATTAAAAAATCTCCTTTAATTGATATTTTATTTCCTGTAATATATACTTCCTTTCCTTTTATTACTACATCTTCTCCTGCTTCCAAACTTACACCTTTTTTAGAAGCGTAAGTCAAAGGCTCATCTGTAGAAAATTTAATTCCTTCATTAGTGACAAGAATAGAATGTTTCCCAGATTTTAATTCTATTTGATTTCTTTTTATAGAAATAAAAGAGCGTTCTGTTTCTTCAGTTGATTGTGTTAAGTTAAGATCAGAATCAATCCTAAGATTAGATGCATTGGATTGTTCCTGTGAATTTTCTACCATTATTTTTATTTCACCGTCTTGGTTAGAATATATAAAAATACCATCTTGATTATAAATTGTTTTTACAATAGAATCTTTATTTTTATAATTTCCTATTTCTATTAATTCAGGATTCATAGAAAACTTTGTTATAGGCAATCCTTTTTCTGGTATATCTTTTGGATCTTCAGGATCTCTTGGAGATGAAGTTAAAGTCATTTGATTTTCATCCATATAAATAAGATTTCTAAAAATATTGTAATTAAAAGAGAAAGGACCTAATGCTAATCCTGATGAAACAGCCCATTCGGGAGTTTCTTGTCCAACTTTTTTATTATAGCTCCATGTCATTTGAAGCTTTTGAGAAGGTTCTCCAAATGTTGTTAATAAATTAGTAGTTACTTCTTTCCCTAAAGGTCTATCGTAATAGTTGAACACAAAACTAGTACTTCTTTCTTTTAAGTCATACTGTACGTTCATTTCAGTATTTAATAATTTTATAGCTAATTGTGGTAATTTCATTTTTAAAACAGGAATTATAAGAGGAACAGATTGAATATATTCTATCCTCAAAGGTGAAAAAAGTTCTGAAGAATAATCTTCCATTTCTTTATGGAATTCTTCTGATGTCTTAATGTCTAATGCATTAAGATGTTCTAACATTGGATAATTAAATATTCTAAAACTCATGTCTCCAGAACTTTTTATAATATAACTATATGTATAAAAGAAACCATATTTATCTCCATAATCAGGAATTATATTAGAAAAAGAAGAACCAGCTTTTGATTCTTTTATTCCTTTGTTTTCAGGTAAAAACTTTTTGAAAGCTATCAAATTTTGTTGCTTGTCAAAGTTTTCATAAGTTGCTATTGTCCTTTGTAAAAGATATGCTTTATTAGTATCTTCATCCACTAGTATTACAACATGTTCTCCAGGAGTTGGAATTTGAAATTGATAACCGTATATAGGATGTTGAACTCCTATTTCTTTTCCTTTTTTATTTTGAGTTCTCATTTGAACATATTTTTGCATAGAATCAAAAACATATCTTGTAACGTATATTGAACCATCTTCTGCTAAAACTTCTATTGAATGTGTTTCTTTTATAACTTTTTTTATTATACCCTCTTTTATCGAAATCATACTTCCAACTCCTTAGAATGAATGGAATCCGTCATTTTCAACCTTTGCTTTTATTTCAGGGTCTGTTTTATCTTTATCTAAAGAATAAGAAGGTTTTTCACTATAATTTGAGTAAGTTTTTATCCAACCTGTTTTATCCACTATTTTCAAAGCTGGTTTGCTTATCAATCTTATCATAGGAGCACCACAAGTACTACATGTTTTTGGTTTATCTCTATCTTTTACAGATCTAAATTCTGTTTCTTCGTTAAAACATATTTCACAATAATATTTATACATTGGCATTATCAATCCACCCCTTTCTTATACTATAACTAAATTAAGATTTAAATTTATCACAGTAGGTCTCTGAGGGTCCTGCAATAAATTAAAACTTTGTATTGTACCTGTCAAAAACGAATCAGTTTCTGTTTTGGAATAATTCTTAAAAAATTCTTTTTCAAAAAAATAAGAACTTCTCAATGAAATAGTTGCGCCTGTTCTCATTATACCATTTAAAATACTTTCAAAAATGTTATATACTGCAAACGGGTTCTCATCTATTTTTAATTCTTCTACCAAATCAGCTACATCAAACATAACATTTATATTCATAGAAGTGGTAGAAATATCATAATAAAACAAGGATATAGTTCTTACATATTCACGTAATGCACTTGAAGGATTTAACGAAATACTTAAATTTGTCAAAATCCCAGGTAATATATATTTATGTTTTTCAGATAAATTTAAAATCAACTTTACTTCTGTTTCCTCTTCAGAATTCAAATAATCCAAAAATGCATTATTCCATCTCATCTCTTGGATATCGCCTTTTATTTTTGTTATTATTTTTTCATCAGTTTGATGATGTAATACAGGAGTGTATAGTCTAAATTTACCTTTCGGATCTACTATAGGATCTTTTAATATATTAGTAGTAGGCATTTTACTTTCTTGTATGTAATCATACCATGCAGTTCTTTCTTTATCTAAAGTATATCTATCAATAGAAGATAATAGAATGCCGGTCAAACCTCCTGTTATTGCTGGTGTATTTGCATCCCACATATAAGAAAACCCTACAGGAGCAAATAAATAAACTCCATTTTGTGAAGCGATGTAAGTTATATAATTGCCAGCAAAAAAACCAGTCCAAATATGTTTATAGAACCAATCCAAAAACGCAAAAGCATTTCTTAATTGTCTTTGTAAAATTTGTGCAGTTTCAGAAGCATACGGATTTGTATTTTGAATATTTAAAGCATAGTCTTTATCATGCACAGCAGGAAACATAAATCCCAAATTTATTCGTGGAAAACTTGGTGTAGAATATACAGGCTGTGCTTGTTTTAAAGTATATAAAGTTTGCATTCTTGAGTTTTGATTTATTGTCAAAGAATTCATAAATGCATCTACAAAAAGAGGTTCTCTGACTATTTTAGGTTTATCATATCCGGAATCCTCAGTAATTTCTTGATAAACAATTCCAAACTCTACTTCGCTTACATCGTCATATTCATACCCTGCTTTATTCAATATTTCTTCATAAATTTGGAGTTTCGAAGTTTTATTTGCCATTTTTATCACCTATCAATTTTTATTTTGTCCAATTGCATTTTAGAAATCTTTGTAATTTGACTTTCAGCATTAAGATAATCTTGTAATATTTTTGTTGATTTGTTTTTGATTTGAGAAACTCTTGCATTTGATATTTTGTATTTTTTACTAATCTCGTTTCCAGATTTTCCTTGAAGAATATCATTAAAAATTGGGATATGTTCTTGAGGAAGTTTTTGTTTGGCATAGTCAATAGCATTTTTATATTTTAAACTTGTGTCATCTTCGACTGGATCGAAACTAGTATAATCAACACTTACACCTGGCTTTAACATTTGCTGCATTTTATTCACCTTCGAAACTGGCCATTTTAATTCGTCAGCTAGTTGTTGTGGTGTTGGGTTTATTCCACCGTTTCTTGATTTGAGTTTTTCTCTTACTGACAAAAATGTACCTGCTTCCAATTTATAATTTTCTGGAAGCCTTACAGCTGTTTGATTATCATTTACAAATCTATATAATTTGTTTAAATAACTTGACACTACAGCTTGTACAGGTACTCCTCTATTAGGATTATACACCTTTAATGCTTGTATAATCAATCTATCCGCTTCAGCTTCTATTACTGAAGGAGATACTCCACTTCCATAATATTTCTTTATGGCATTGACTTTTTGTCCTTCTAAATCATCAAGGATTTCATCTAATAACATTGGATCTTTTGTTTGTTGCCATTTAACTACTTTTTCTTTAAGTGTCATTTTTCAACACCATCCTTTTTTTACTCATCAAGTATAATATTTGTCATAACTTGCCATGCGCCTGGTAATAAACTTTTTAAGTTATTATCAATTTTATGTACTTGTTCCCAATCTTTTCTTACTGATGTAACTTGATTAGTAATCATAAAATTCTTTATATCTCTAACGATTACTTTGTTAGGATAAAGTTCCTTTGCTTTATTTAAAAGAAAAGCTGTTGCAGTATTCTCGGCTGGTTTATAAGTTTCCTGATTAATTCTTACATGTAGCCCTAAATCTGATTTATAAGGTAAATTCCTTTTTCTTATTTTATATATTTTTTCTAATTGTTCATAAGTAGGATTAAAGAATTTAATTCCTTCTTCGTTTTCTAAATCTATATGATTGAATGCATTCTTATCTTCAGGATTTAAATTGGCTAACACATATTTAAACATTTCAGAATTTACTATTTTAGGTGTATTAAAACCTTCAAACCATTCTTTAGAAACCCATGGCAATGGAACTCCGTATTTTTCGCTCCAACTTGCGCCTGTTAAATCGTTTTCTATACTATTAGGCTCAATCCAATTTTGAGTGCCATATTCTGCTTCTGCAGTTATTGGTAAAGGTTGTATGATTGTCAAATTAGTAATTGCAGTTCCTGAATTTGCATCTATAGTATGAGTTAAACCTTCTAAAGTAGCAATAATAAATAAACCATTTAAATCTATCAAAACAGGCATTCCTACTATTAAATAAGGATTAAATTTAACTGTAATAGAAGTTTGAGCAGCTTGAGTAACGTGTTGATAATAAACAGCAGCTGCATAACTAGCTCCATAGTTGTCATATAAGTTTCTTACCACATCATTTACTTTAACTTCAGAATCAGCCATAGCTTTTTGAATATCTTGTATTTCTACTGTAGCAGGATTTTCATATTGTTGTTTTTCTATATCCAATCTTTCTTTACTATATTGCTCTGTTTTTCCTTTCAATCCCGGTATTAATTGAAACAACAATAGAGAGGTTGCATCTGAACCTACTTCTGAAGTTGTAGTTTTACTGTCACCATCCACATAAGATATTTGTGATAAACCATTGAATACCATATTTAATAAAGGATAACTATCCTGCACCATTTTAATTGGTTTATAATATTCAGCAGCTAAAAATGGATCTTTTATAGGTGTGTTTTGGGTATAAGCATTTTCCCATAATCCACCTCCTACATAATCAAAATAACCTAATAACATATTTTTCGAGACAACTTCCAAAAGAGTAGTAGAATTTTCATATATAGATTTTGCGCTCGAAGCAATGTCATTTAAAAAGTCATTTGTTTTTAAAGACAGGTAATTATTATCGTCTCCTCCAAAATCATTACTTAGGTTTCTAGCTATTTTATTATTAGGAAAGAAAGATAACATAGGAATTTGCCCACCATTTGTGCCAGAAGGATAAACCATAACTCTAGTAGGCATAGCAAAATAATCTTGCCCAACATTTACATTAATTATATCTTCTGGAATTAATACATTGCACAAAGGTACTCTTCTTCCTGCAATCCAAACTGGATTAGCTGTCATTCTAATAACTTGCATACTAAGTTCTTTGTTTTTCCCTACTTTTTTCAGATAAGGAGCTTGACAATACATCTTACTTGACACTGCTCCTATAATATTATAAAAAGCCCCGCCTATTGTTCCGGAACGCATATAATTTGTTGTAGAATAACTTTGCAACTCAACTAATTTAGCCGCACCCATTCCGGCGGATAAACTTCCTATCCCTTTTATACTTTCGTATAATCCATATTTCATATCAATATATTTACTATATAAAGTCAATTGCCCAAACAATTCTTTTAAGAATTTAGTTAATTCATTTAACGGGATTTCACCATTTCTGTTGAAAAAATCCAAAAGTTCAAGTACTATATAAGTTCCCGCTTCTCGCCTTGTAGTAGTGAGCATAGCTTCATACATCGATGAATTTAAATTAATGACATCTGCACCATTATTTAAAATAGCATAAGGGATTCTAAACATTAAGTTCGGAATCCCTTCTACATTTATCGAGACACTATGGGATATAGCAGTTTTATTATATGCATAACCAGATACTACTCCATCTGCAATAAGTACTTCTTTTCCCGTTTCGTCTTCAAAAGTTACTTGTACCCATGACATTGGTGGAATTCTAGTCATCACCATATAAGGGGGAAATGAAATTTGAATGGTAATATTATTTTCGCCTGCAACTATATTTATATTAGAAAAGTCAAATTCTATGCCTTCTATATAAACATGGAAGCGTTCTACTGGATTGGGAACCATTCTTATATCATATTTATTGTTTTCCTTTATTATTTTGTTGAATTTATCGAAATCGGTTAATTCGGTGAGTTGGTTGAATTTTTCATCCATTTAAAATCCCCCTTATTCCTCAAGTCCAAAAAATTTTCTATATTTATAAGATGTTTTAGGCCCAAAAATGCCATCTGGCTGAGCTCCTACCATTTGTTGTATATTTTTTATCAAAGTTTTTAACGGAGGATGTACGTTATATAATTTATAAACCTTATAACATTTTTTAGCGTAATCTGGATCAGTTGCATATCTATGTTCTTGTAGTTGCTGATAGAAATATTCTACTTTTAATTTTCTTCTATAAACAATAGTTGTCCAATCAAAATACCTTGAAATAAACTGTACATAAGTTTCAAAAAAATCTTCAGGATTTCTAAAAACTGCAAAAGTTTCTAAGGACAACACTTTGTTTCTATATTTTGTTGATTTAGTACCACCTTTTATCAATTTGTATTGTTTTAACCTTGATAAATGTCTAGAACCATAATACTCAACAACTTCCACTTCAACTTTTTCTGCTTTTTCCATCCAATCACGATACTTTAAATTACCGAAATTATATCCATAAACTCTTCCGTTTATAACAGCGCTTTTGACATTAGTGAACCATTCAGTCTCCAAAGCAAACTGTCCTAATATTGCATCATGTACTAGTTTTCTTCTTTTGTTATTAACTTGGTCAAAAGTTTTTAACCATTCCATTATTATAGGTGACAAAATTCTTTCTGCCGTAAGTTTAGCAAGATATACTTTTTCGCTCAAATTTAAATCTTCGGTAATCACTCCCGGTACAAGAAATCCTTCATACAAATTACTCATATTGTTCAACTCCTTTCTTTTTAAAATATTCATCCAGCTGCACCTTTATATTTTCATATAAAATTTGTTTAACTGTTTCCCTCAAAGTTTCGAATAATGGTTGCAATTTTTCATTTTCTTCATCAAATAAAACAATTTCTTTTTCGCTCATTTCTGTTGCTTTTAACCATACCGTCTCAAAAGCAATTCTATCTATTTTTATTCCTTTTTTTCTTATATCTATTTTATCCATAAGAAAATTAGATATAGAAAAATCATCCATATAGTCTTGCGCCTCAATAAAAAGCGGGTCTGTTTTCAGCATTTCAAATTCTTTTTCAAATATTTTTTCTTCCGCCATTCTTTTAATAGCTTCTTCAAAAAACTCTTTGTAATTAAACAACTTCAAACCAGCTTTTATTATTTTAGTATCTGATGTATTTTTTATCAAAAAATATACATATAATTCTTCTGACATATTTATAGGAGTTGTTATATCTACTTCTAAAATCTTTGTTGTATTAACAAATACACTATGATTAAATTCTTTAAAATGTATCCATCCCATTGCAACCAGGACTTCTTGGCGGCCTTACTTCCGGATTAGATTTTATTTGCTGGGGATTCTGAGGCTGTTGCGGTTGTTGTGGTTGTTGTGGTTGTTGCCCCCCACTTGTATATTGCTGTAATGCGGCAATTACATCATCTGTTAAATAAGGCATAATTTGGTCTAAGAAACCTTGGTTAGATTGATCTAATTGTTGTAATTGGCTCAATATTTGTTGTAAATGAGCTGGAGGTTGTGGGCCTCCAGCCTGTTCGGGTGGTTGTTGAGGTGGTTGCACTTCTGCTGCATTTGGCAAACCATTAATAAGTAATTCTTTTATCTCAAGAGGTGTATAGGTTTTATCTAGTGATATAGAAGGTGTAGCCTCAAATGCTTGAGCATTTGTTTGAGCTTCTTCTACAACCTTCTGTGCTCTATATTGTGATAAAGATTGTGTTTCTGCCATTGTTAATTCTTCCTGTTTTATGTTATTCATTTCTTCTTCGTAATCTAATCCAAAGTTTTCTAACAATGTCTTTCCAGAAACTAATTTCATCTGATTTAAATTCATCAATGATTGTTTAAACTGAACGTCATCTGCCATTTTAAATGGTGCAAAATCCACTTTTACTCGTGGTAATTTATGATAATTTGCAATATATTTTACTATTTTTCTTAAAACTTCTTTTATTCTATTTCTGTAGTTTATGTATTGATTTTCTAACATTCTCATTGAAACAGAACTTCCACTCCAGGTTAAACCCCCATAAACAAATTCTCTTGGAACTCCCATCCCAGCTATAACTTCTTCAGCTAATTGTTGGATTTCAGGTTGCAAAAGATACATTTTACCGTCTCCTGCAAGTTTCCCTTGACCTACTGGAATAGGGAAAATTCCTACATAAGAAGGGTCTAATTCATATCTTTTTAATTGCATCCTAATTTTGCTTTCTAATTTTTGAAGATTCATATTATTCATATAAGGTGAAGTTGGATCCACGTTTTGTGGAAATAAATAATTCCTTGGAATTACCTGATTAAAAGCAATGTATTCATTAGCTCTTCTTAACATTTGCATATAAAACAAAGTTTTCATTACAGGAGTTATTGCTGGTAATCCCCACCCATTCATATAGTCAGAAGCTGTTCTAGTCTCTTTTATATGAATGATTTCGTTAAATTCTACTGCAGGATACCCTTTTAATACTGCGTCTATAAAAGGTTTTGGTGTTGTATAAAGGTACCAGGGTTTTGTTAAAATATTATGTCTTAAAGAATTTTTTATAAAATACAAATATCGATAAGAATCTGAAGTTTCATTATGTTCTATCATCATATTATTAGGTTGCCATGAAATTATCCTTAATTTCCCATCTCTTTTTATTTCATCTTTTGATTTCAATGGTTGCATTTTACCGCATTTGTCACAATATCCGTATATTTTGTGATTTCTAATATACCAATTGGGTTTTGATTTATCTGAACCTGTATTATAAATTGTCTCATTTGTAGAATTAGTATTATCTTTTTTTAATGTAATTTCATGGTCACATACACTACATTTATATGTTCTTGTAAATGGAGGTAATACAGTTAAAAATACATTTCCATACACTTTTAAATCAATCCCGATTTTTATTAAAGTGTGTTTTATATTCATCTGTTCAAATATATCTTCATATGCTTCTTTTATCTTTTCATCAGTAGTATCAAGTTCTATTGTAGTAATAGGATATTCTGCTGATTTTGATATTATAGCATGTACTAACGGATTTGTTTCGTAAAAATATTCTGACCATGAAAACAATTCTTTTATATTTTTAGGAAAAAACAAACTTGAAACATCAAAGAAAGGAGAAATAGGTGCATACCAAAATAAACTAGCAGCAGTTCCTGTTTTCCTTGTTTCCTTTCTCATTTCTGGATTATTAGTTATACCCATATTTACACCCCTTTTAAATGAAATCAGGTAATTCTTCAGCTTTTACAAAATGTTTGGTAGCCATATTAACATTTAATATTTTTTGTATTTGAACATTTAAAACTGCATCTTCTTTTCCTAAAATAGAAGGTAAATCTTTTTTATCTAAAGTTGGTATAATTCGTTCCAATGCTTTAAAACGTTTCTTATTTTGATTGTCTAAGTTTTTATACAGTTTTTCTTTTGCGAATTCCAGATATGTTGGAGGATATAAAAAACCTCTTTCTAATAAAACACCTACTACAAAATCTATTACTTTTTCTTTTTTTACTTTATTATGAATAGTAGGAAATTCTTTCTTAAAAATACTTTCTGCACAAGTAAGTTCTAAAACTTGAGGTGGTATTATAACACCTTCCTCTGGACCTATGCCATCTATAATCACACTTACAACTTTATAATAAGCATACCAATTACCTAATATTAATTCCGGTTTTTTCAAAAAAGTTCTATAAGCGTTTATTTTTTCAAAATTTGAAGGATGTACTTTACTAGGCAATTTTGATGCAAGTATTTTTATTACTCCTATATCATCTTCTTTTGACCAAGTATATTTTGTATTTATATGAGTTCTAATTGCCTGTTGAATACTATTTATTACAACTGCAGGATGATATGTATTTACATCCGTTAATTTATCCAACTCAACTATTTTGCTCATTGTTTTTCATCTCCTCGTACAATTCACTTATATCTTTCTTCGTATGTTCAAACCATTGCAATTCATCTATATCTTTCGTGTCATTTATATTATAACCCATTAACTCCACCGAAACGTTTAAATTTCCGTTAAATTTAAGTAACGGAGTATTATTAATATATAATGTTCCTAGTAAATCTTTGGCCATCATTTCTTTGATTAATTCCTTATCATAACCAATCAAAACAATTGGATCATCTTTTTCTACCTTATATTGTACATCGTTAAGTTCAAATGAATAGATTGTATCTTCGTCTATGTCTTTTGCGTATATTCGCATTATGTCTAGGACCTTGTTGTATTGCAATAATTCTTTTGGATATACAAAACTCCACAATATAGCTTTTTTTGCAAGTGTGCTTTTTACTGTACCTTTTACAAATATACTTGCAAATCTGCTTCTTATTTTTGCTTCTATCGGCATTATGTGTAGAGAATATTGTAATACTCTTCTTAAATATACACTGATGCTTCTTTTAATTATCCTGCATTCATGTATATCGAATGGTATTTCGTTGCTTATTTTTATTTGTTTCATTATAACTAATGCGATATATTTGGATGTCTTGTAGTATTGTACAAAATCTAAATCAATCGGTATATCTTCTTCTAGTTTTGTATATTGCATAAAAATATTCATAGGTCGTGAAATGAAAATATTTTGTTTTAAATAACCATTGTAAAAGAGCCAATCTTCACTATGATCTTTTGACATGTTTTCTATTTGTTTTTGGGTCTTTAAATTAATATGTTGAATATGGCAAAGCATTTCTTTCTTTTTGCATTGTTTTTGAATATTTATTCCATTGTAAATTAGAACTATATAATACAAGTTGTTGTATCCAATATTGCCACATTTCTATGTAAATTCTTCTAATATGACTACTCCATTGCGAAACTTTAATATCAAACCACTTTTGAATTCTCCAAAATTGTAATACATCTATTTCTATTTCTTTGGCGTAAATCGAATACTGCAGCATATTAACATAAAACAATAAATTGTACTTGCTTTCTTGTTGGACTTTTGTATCTATATAATATTTTAATTTTGTATATTGTAATGCGTATATATCTAAATCATAAGGTAAATTTGTATGTTGCAACATATATCCATATACCCGATATTGAATAAATTGATGTTGTATCAATAATAATTCTATAGGGTTTTGTAAAATTGTATGTTGTAGCATTTCAATATTCATTTCTTCTTTATATTTTGAATAAACAATGGCGGTTCCTGGTGTCAGAATTTCTACTGTACTGCTTTGTAATACCATTGCATCAATCGTTATTTTTTTATGAGAACTCTGTAAAAGGTCTGATTTTACATCTGCTAAGTGCATTCCTATCTGCAATACGATATTTGCTACATTTAATTCTAATATTGTATATTGACTGATATTTATATCTAATTCTTCTTCTTTTTTTCTTTGGATTTTATTATATGCTTCTATTTGCTTTGATAACTCTGTTTCGTCCATTACAGAATTTTCTATAATCCTCTTTATAGTAATACCTCTATGGTACATTAATGATTTGAATTCTAAAAATAATTTAGTAACTGCTAAAATTTCCGTTTCAAATATTGCCTTAGTTAATGAAAATTGAAGTGTTTTGTTATCTAAACTCTCGTACAAATTTGAATATTGTAGTATTTCTTCTGTTATTATTGCTTTTTCTTCTACACTATGTTGGAAAACATAACATCCTATTTCAATTTTATTCTTAGCGTACTGAAGAATTTCATTTTTTATATCCTCAAAAAACACACTATATTGTAGGTTATTCGTATTTAAAACTTTGTTTATAAAAGTATGTTGATACATTTCAGCGTATATTCTTCTTTTATCTTTTTTCCATAATATTAATCTCACTATACCAAAAATTCTAAATAAAATTTTATACTGATATTCTTGCGCTATTACTTTAGCCTGCTTCTTACTTGTTTGTAAAATTGAATTATCTAATAGAAGGAACAAAACATTACGTTGCAAATTATAAGTTTCAATATTTTGCGATAAAATATGATATTGTGAATTAGAACAAAAAATGCTTGTATTCCAATTTATATTTGCTATTTTATTTTGAGCATTAATAAATTGTCTAATATTATCTACTTCTAAAACATGAGCACTAATATCTTTTTTTTCGCGTAATTTGCTTATATATATTCTAGAAAACAGTTGATTATATATTTCATTATAGCTTTTGATTTCAGAATATAATTCAAATTCAAATGAATAAGTTTGTGCATTATATATTTCAATTTCTAAAGTTTTTAAAGAATTTGACAAATTTATAGTATATAGCCATCTAACTAAACCTCTCCCATTATAGGAATGAGCAGTTATTTCTTTTTGCTCTTTATTTTTAAACTGTAATTTTAATGTTATCGGAGAGATTTTTTTTCTAACATGCAAAGTTTTGTTTTCTATATCTTTTTCTTGAGTTGAGAAATACGTTATTAAACTTTTTAAAGCAAAATTTATTCTATAATAGTATTCTATAAAAGTTCCAATATATTTATTTATTTCAGTTTCGCTTGTTACATGTGCAGTTATCTCATTTTGTTTATAAAAATATTGAAAAATACTTCCCCTTATATTTTGAAAGGAGTTTTGTATTAAGGTATTATATATATAAATGTTTCGTGCTTTCGTATTTATTAATAAGGAGTAATTTTGTATTTTGTTTTCTTTATAAAGTTCATGTTTTGTATATAAATTTAAAAATAATTGCAAGTTAGAATCCGAAATCAAAGTTGTTTGTAAAAATCTGCATTTTCTTAATTTGGTATATTCAAAACTTTCAATAGTATTAATATCTAAAGCAATATTACTATTTTTCGAATACAAGGTATTAAAAATTGTGGATATTAATTGCAAATGCAAAGGCATAACTTTCACTTTTGGAAAATCATGTCTTTTCATTTTTATATCTAAACCTTTTCTTCTACTGGAAATAATACTATTATAACTTTTAACAAATCTTCCCCATTTCACTCCTGTAATATTTAAATCAGAAGTTATTTCTATATTTTCTTTCGACCTCAAAGCATATATACTATCAAAATGTTTTGAAATTAAAATAGTTTGTTGTTCGAACGGCCTTATATAAGAAATAATAGGTAATCCTACTACTCTAAATACATGATGAAAAAATTGATATTTCCTGTACCATTTTAAAATATCTTCACAGTAGGGAGTATTACCATAATAGTAATAATAAAACACAAAATGAAAATAAAACACAACCCATGTATGATCATATCCTCTATATGGGTTTATTGTGATGCACTTTTTACAGTGCTTTTTCTTTTTCTTATCTACACATTTATTGTAATCCTCTATCGTCTCACAAATAATAACATCCGTATTCGTACCAGGACAACAACTTTTAGGCATATTTGTTCCCTCCAGTTTAATTCTGCCTTAATTATAACATAGTGTTTCTCTTAAATGCTAAGATTATTTTGTCGAACTATTCGTTTTTGAAATTATAACTGATTAAAATAATCACGTAACTTAAGCATAATATGGCATACATATTTTAAGTGTGGTATCTCTGAAATGCACTATTTATAAGGTTTTGCTGCAATGTGCTTTCTCCGTTTTCTGGAATTTTTGGCTGAATTTCTAAAATCGTCCCATTTCGGAGTGCATTTCAGCACCCAAAAAGTACCTCAAACTCACTATTCATAGGGGTGCGTTTGACGTTCAACGGTCCTATTATATATATATAATAGAGTCGTTGCCCGTCATTTGCACCCCTTTGAATATGTACGCCATATTATGCTGACATTACAAAGATATTACGAACGTAAGGGTTTTCTAAGGTATGAAAAAGAGGAGAAATACCTTAATTTTCTGAAAAAAATTATGGTATAATAATATCGAGAAAAGGAGGGTATAAGTATGGCTGATGACTATGTAAATCAAATTTTTGAAAAACGAAAGGAAAATATATTATTAGATTTGCAAAATAATATAAATAATGTATGTAATCAATATAGCCAAATGTTGGAAGAAACAGTCTCGGGGAATTTGAATATAATAGAGGCTATGAAGAACAACGAAGACTTACAGACATTTTTTAGGCAAACTGCTGCTGATTTGTATCACGTAGCATATGCTGCTGCTTTCGAATCCGGAGCTATTCCTTTCGTAGATAAAGTGAATCCTGAACCTGTAGGTGGAGCTTATAAATTATGGCAAGATTTTACTGCTAATTATGAAGTATTTAAAAGTCTTTGGGATGAAGACCCTAATAATTTTATAGACCTTGTAAAAAGCACATACTTAACTCCTTTAGTTGATTTTTATAATGATTTTTCAAAAGATATAAAAACTTTATGGGATTTGACTTTATATATATTAGATTGGATAAACAAATTAAGTGATAAAATGCAAGCAGCTAATGATTTTGACCCTAAGGAAGTTAATAAAATTTTGAATAAGCACAGAACTTTGTTTTATAATGCTGCTTATTATATGGATTATGGCGCAATTGATTTATATTATGGATTAAGCCCAAAAACATGGGAAGACTTTTTTAGTGAATTGAGAGAATATAATAATGAATTAAATGATTTTCTAGAGCCTTATTTTATATCAACCAAACTAACGATAGGAGTTATGAACATTCCAGGTGATTTTTGTAAAGGAGGAGCTAGTGCTTCTGATATAATTGGACTTTTGGAAGCAAAGACATCTTCTGTCAGCAATCTGACACAATATACTGCTGATGCTACAGGATTAGCAGAAGCTAATTTTACACTGAACGATACTTTGTTTGGATTCCAATATTTTTTGTATTCAATGATGGATATGCTTTATAAAACAATAACAAATCAACCTGGAGGAAAAGCTTTCTTTTACGAATTTGTAGAAAAATATGAAGCTAAACTTCAAAACTCATACTACGAAACTATTGCAGATGATTTTAAAAGCACTTTGGACAATCAGATAAAGATAGAAGAAACAAAAACACTTCCAGAAGATAATGAAAAACACTATTTTGAGCCTAATGAAGTACCAACAAGTAAAGTAAAAATATTGGGATATTATGATGAATCAAATAATTTTCAAACTTATGTGCTTGAAATTATACCTGCCGGAAAAAAAGTATATTTAAAACAACAAGATTGGGATGTATTAAAAGGAAGAACCATAAGTTATGTATATTCATCTGTAGCAGGTTTATCAAAAGTATTTGAATATTTGGATTTTATCATAAATGCAGTGGCATATGCTACTGGCGATGAACAAACAAAATTAGATGTTGCTAGTACAAATGATTTTTTAGCAAAATGGTTAGAATATTCAGAAAAAAGGAAAGAAACATTCAATCAAAAAGGATTATCTGTTTTTAATACATTTGAATACAGGTTGCAATTTATGAATGAATTAGAAACATTAAAAAAAGAATTGAACGATTCTTATTACAAAGAAAACAAATATGAAAAATTTGATTCAGTTTTGCTTTTTTACAACGATTCTGTAGCTTTTTGGGAAGAGTGGAGTGCAAGGATAGAAGACCTTAGAGTTTTTTCTATTCCTGAAATTGTTGATGCTAACTCTTTGAGTTTAGAAGAAAGAGTAAAAATTTTATATAATTTTTTATTAGAAATACCTTATGTCGGATTTGTTGTGTATGTACTTGGAGTATCCACAACTTTTTATAAGGAGATGATGAAACAATTAAGGCAGGTTTTAACTCAATTTTGTAAAGATTTATTAAACCCAAGGATGTATGCATTTTTGGTAGAAAGAGCAGTACCTATACTCACTAATTTTAAACTAGCACTAGAAACTTTTGTTGATTTTTATGAGCAGATGATAAAACCAATAATAGATTTTTTAACTAATATGGTTAATATGAATCTTTCTACAATGGAGAAAAAATTAAGAAGTTTTATTGATAACTTTCAAAAAAATGCTTTATATAGATTCGGCCTTGGAGAATATGTAGATAAATTACAAAATGTTCTAAAACTTGCAGACTGTGTTGTTAAAAATAAAGATTCAGAATTGGAATTGTTAAAAAAAGGATATGATGCTCTTATAGGAAAAAAAGTAGAAATGGCACCTACACCTTTTTCAAATAGAGAAGAACCGGATAAAGTTGTAACTTCTAACAATAAAGTTTTAATGAGCAAAAAAGAGATAGAAACACGAACTCATATAAAGCCTCTTTCTATCACAGAAAAAGAAATGCAATTTTTATTTGGGACAGAAACAGAAGATGATTTTTTGCGTCAAATTTCAGAAATGAAAGAAATTAACAAAAAAACCACACAGAAGCAGAAACAATATGTGCCACCTGTAACGGTTTTATCTCCTGAAGTATATTTAAATGGAGATGCTGAGGAATTGCTAAGAAAAATAGAAGAAATAGATAATAGAACCGGTAATCAAGCAAGCCTTATATTAATGCAAATTGCAGCTGAAGGTTTAGATAATATACCAGACGAACCTATTAAAGATATACCACCTGAAGCTTCTGAAGAAGAAAAACAACAAATAGAATTAGAAAATGCTAAAAGGGAATTAAAGAAAACAATAAAGAACTCACCTGATGCTGTAGATTTTTTTGAATTTGAAGAAGAAGATTTTGATTTAGCTGCTTATTATAAAGAACAAAAAGAAAAAACTTTAGAAGAACAAAGGCAAAAAATGAAAACAGAAATAGAAAAAGCAACCCTTCCTACAAATAAAAACGAAGTAAAAATAACAGCCGGAACTGTTATTGCTGCTAAATTAAAGAAATCAGAATTTAAACCCAAAACAAATGTTATCATAAATAATAACAATGTACCCAAAAATGAAAATACAGAAACAAACGCAAATGACGTGTTACCTTTGGATCCTCAAGAAGTTAATGCTATGGCTGGTATCAAAGAGAAGAAACAAGCTGAAGGCTTAGAATTTACTGAAGGAACTGATGAAGAATTAACAAAGACCTCTTTAACCAATACAACATTGATTATCAATAATGTAAGTCCATCTGGTTATCCATCGCCTTCTATTGATGGAGCTACTCACCAAATGGAAGTACATCCAGCTGTAGCCCAACTAGTTAATTCTTCTTTTAACGGATTAGAATTAACTTCAGGGGTAGCAGGACAGGTATTAAGTGAAAAAAATAAAGTAGCAGCTGAAATAGTGAAAAAGACTAAAGCAATAAAAAATAATGAAGTAATAGACGTATTGGCAGCAATGAACTATTTTACTAAGTAAGAAAGGAGCGTAAAATAATGTATCCTGTAGATTTTGATGTTTTTAAAAAGAATTTCTTTAATCAATTGACAATGATGTATCCTAATATCAATTGGAATGACGAAACCAGTGTTGTTAAGAATCAAATTTTAAATCCTTTACTTTCAGAATTTGAAAAGGTTTATAAAGATTACACACAGATGTTTAATAATATAGAAAATTTGATGTATAACAATAACGATTATGCTTCAGGAGAAACTTTGGATTTCATTGCTTCTTTATATGGATTAAAAAGAAATCCTGGTTCAAAAACCCGAGGCCTTTTAAGTGTATATATTCCTTTTGAATTTTACCCTAAAATAGAGGCAGAAGGTTCTTTGATTTTTTCTGATATTATAATTAACATTGAAGGAAAACAATATATAATTCCAAAATTACCTATGACAATATCTCATTTGAATACAGGTGTTGTACATGTTGAGTTTGAAGCTTTAGAAAACGGTTCTACAATTTTAGGAATAAACAAAAAAATAAAATTTGCTTTAAACCCTGGAGGGGCATTTCAAAATACAATAGAAGTCAATGCCCAAATATTAGATGTGACTTCTGGTGAAGACGAAGAAACAGATGAGAATTTTAGAAAAAGAATAAACAACATAAAAAATAATATCTATTTAGTAAACAAGCATCAACTTATAGAATATTTTAAAGCAGAAGAGGCAATAAAAGCAGTAGATTTTATAGATAATAACAATATTTGGAATTTAAAAGGTATAATTTCACAATATAAAATAGACAGTACAACAGGTGAAATTTTATCCGAATCTGAAATAGTGAAAGTACCATATGGATATGAATTAAAAATACAAGGTCCGGTTATTACAAAATCGGAAACTAAAACTTTATCTGCAATGACAGCATCTTATTCTATAGATATAACTTCACGTTCAAAAACTGTAGTTTCTTACTTGAAAAACAATATCAGTAGATATACTAATTTTATAGATCCTTTTTATGCAGCAACATTTTTAGTATCTACAGATACCACAGTGCCTGTATTAACAAATCTTAAATATGTAGAAATAGAAGGGCCATTATTATTTCCTTTGAAAGTATTAAGACTTTTTGATAATAAAGAATTAGAATATGGCAAAGATTTTATAACTGTAGTATATGAACCTGCAAATGCATTTACCAAGCTTCAAAAAACTATTTTTATATTCAGAGAATCATTACAATCAGACATTCAAATAGAATATGTATCTGCAGATTTTAATCGAATTGAAGAACTTTTAAAAAAATTACCATTTGTTGCAAATGCTACCTTAAGTTATTTTAATCCTATAATGGTTCAATATACTTTTAATTCAGAAAACATTCCAGATTTTTCCGAATTCCAAAGACCAGATTATACATTAACTCCAGGTATAGATATACCTTCTAATTACTTAGTACTACAAACAATGGTATCTGCAATGTTACCTACAGGAGGTATTACTCCATTTAAACCAATACCTAATACTACCACTATCTCAGACGCTTTAAACACTTTAGGTATAGTAGATTATCCTCCTTATAAGTTTTACACCGTAGGGCAGCTTCTAGGAGGCGGAGAATGATGTTTTTTGATGCTCACAAATTTTGGGAAAAGTTATGTCTTACAACATCCGAAATATAAAAGATATGACAGAAGAATTATTTGAATTTGGGATTAATGCAAATATTAAAGTTACATTACCTGTATCTTTTTCTTATAATGCCGATACTAAAGAATATATTGGCATTGAATATGATAATGGAATAATAATTGAAAATGAAGATATTTTTGAAATTACTGAAGTTGATTTGTTTTTAGATGAGGAACTAGTACAATCTTTTACAGAAACAACTAAACTTCCAGATAATAAATTCAAGCTCAATTTTGACGTAGAAAGCTTATTTGCTGAAGAAGAAAAAGGGATGAAATATTTTACTCTATTAGCAACAGGTCTTGTCTTTAATTTTGAAGGAGTAAAATCTTTATATGATGACTTGGATTATGTAGGTGCTAAAATATTACAAATACATAATTTTGCTTCGATAGAAGAAGTAAGAAATGCACATCCTTTAAAAAGAGAAGATATAGCGTATAGACTTGCAACTGCAGCATTTGTGTTAAAAACAGGAATGTATTTTAAAAACAATTATTTAAATCTTTTGAGTATAATAAAAGGGATGCCTTATGCGCCAATAGGCGGAAAAATACTTGGTTATAAATATAACTCTTTATATGGATATACAGGAGTACAAATAGAAAGCAGAAATAATAAAAAATATTGGTTCTGGTTTTCGGGTGATTTCAGAAATAATTTATGGTATAATATTGATGATGAAATAGAGAGGGGAGACCCACTTACTAATTTAATTGATATTGAAATTGTGAGGAGTTGAGGAATATGGATTTTTTTCCTTATGCAGTTACTTCAAATTCTACATTAAATAATTTGTTTTTGAAAGCTTATAAATATATAATGGTTCCAGCTAATTATAACGCAATAACTTCTGTTTCAGAAGTTTCTTCTTATATAGATAAGATTTTTGATCAGAAACTTATAGTGTATAAAAATACTGAAACGCTTGATAATAAAGAAAAATTTTATAAATTTTTAGAAGAAAGTCTAGACTTGAATATAACTACTCTTACAACAAATTATAATATCAACAATGATACAAATATAACGGAAAATGAATATATAAACACTTTTATGAACACAGAAGAAAATAAAACTGTGTTAGGTATTTTAAGTTTAGTGTTATCAGAAGTTTCAATGTATCCGTGGTCTTATTATTCAAAAGTGGGAACAGTTTTGCTTTCGACTTATACAAATGTATTCCCACCCAATTCCGACAATAAACATATTCAATATTTTAATAGTATGGAAGAACCTTCATGGACTGTGTTTAGTGATTTTATAAGAATTGCAGGAAGGTATATATGGAAAGAAGATACAAATGCAAATCCTGATGTTTCTGAAATAGAAGATTTTTTGAGTATTTTTGACATTTCATATACAAATAATATGATGAATGATACTTATGAGGATGAAGGAGTATTAAATATTCTTGAGAATGCTTTGGATATCAGCAATAAAGAAATAATAGGGTTTATAATAGGTTGGAACTGGTTTTATATGTATATATGGTGGCAGGGTTTAACTGCAATTGCAACTGCATACGGAAAAAGTCTTAACTCAACCGATAATGTGGAATTTGTATTTGACAAATGGAAAGAAATGATATTGGATGAAAAAAAATTAATAACAGTGTTTAAAAACAATTCCGAACTTCAAAATTATGTATATGTAGGAGGTTTTTTGCATAACTATGTTTTTAAAAGATTCGGAAAAATATACAAATTATACAAAAAATATTTTGATGAAAATGTAGAAGCTGAAATATTTGATAGATATCAAATAGATCAACTATATCAAGAAGGCTCTGATTTTAATGATATTTATATGGTTTTATCCTCTTTTAGAAGTGATATAAATAATTTCGTGGATTATTTTAGAACTTTAAGAACTTCTACTAATGTATTCTTAACAGAAAAATTAGGTGGATTGACAATAGATGACTATGCTGATTTTGTGCATGAACATCCAGAATATATGACAGCGCAAGATATAGCTCAAAATGCGTTATATCTTGTAGAAACTGATTCTGAAGGAAACATAAAGAAAATCTATACAAATACAGATTTTGCTTCTAAAAACCATACTCATACAGAATTTTATACAAAAAGTGATACAGTTGCTGATACTGAATATTTAATAGAGACAAAACAAGTAGAACAAAATGGTCAATTAGTTGATATATATGTACCACATTCAATGTCAGAATTAGCTTTAGCTACACATACTCATCCTTATTTGCCAAAAGGGCAAGCAGCTTCAGGAACTTATGGTTTAATTATAGGGGATAAAATATATAGAGCAGAAGATTTCGCTTTATCAGATCACAGTCACCCTGAACTATTAAGGAAAGATCAGCCTGCAAAAGCTTCTTTGCGATTGAATGGTGTCCCTACTGATAAATTCGCATTTTCAAATCACAACCATGATGATTTGTATTATACTAAAACAGAAGCATTAAATAATTTTTATGCTAAAAACACAACAATAAATAATTCAAATTACATTGCAGAAAATGCTGAAGGTATGAAAGGTGATTTTTATATCAACGATACATATCAAAAAGCAGAAAAAGTAAAATTTTTGTTTGGGACAGCAGCTTTAGCTGCAGGAGGCATAAATGAAATCAAAGTACCTAATCCTTTATTTTGTATCGTAAGTTTAGCCACTTCCAGTATAAGTACTACTTATCCTTCGTATATGGTAGATAAATTTAATAATAAAATAGTACTCATGGAAGTAAGCGGAGTATCTCCAGTTGTTGTTAATTATTTGGTAGGATATATTCCAGAAGAAGAGGTGTAGTTTTATGATTTCTGAACCATTATCTGTAATAACAAGATTTTTCGTGAGATTTAAAAACAAATATATTTTAAAAACCATACCTTTTATTATAAAAAAAGCAAATTCTGTGTTTAAGACAGATAAAACGTTAGCTTCAAAACAGCATACTCATTCTCAATATATAAAAAAAGATTCGATTATAGAAAAAACAAAAGCAATACAAGATGAAGCCGAAAATACTTTTTCAAAAAAAAATCATGTTCATGAAGAGTATATATTAAAAGATACAGATAATGAAATCGCTTTTGATTCTTTTAAATTAAACGGGTTAGGGGCCAGTCAATATTCTTTAAAAAATCATTTTCATATGGAATATTCTACATATTTAACTAATCCTAATTTTAATAATTTGAAGATTTTTGACAATTCTTTATTTTTAATAAATGCAGAACACAATTATATTTCTCCTTCTTTATTATCTTTAAAACAACATACTCATGAAGGATATTTAAGGATAGGGGAACAAGCTATGTATACTAATGCTCTTTCTGTATATATGAACGGAGAAGAACTTTTTACTTCACCTTATGGCTTGAATATTGTTTTAGAAGAACATAACCATGATGACCGGTATTTAAATAAAGAAAATACAAATACTATAGTAAAAAAAAGTGATGTTGTGCCTAAAAGTATGAAAATTAATGGACTTAAAATAACATTGTTTAAAATAAAATATCCTTCTAATGATTTGAAGAAGTCCTTTACAGTTAATTTTTATCAACAATATTTATTTACAAGATTAAAAACAACTTATGCAGATTATGTTGGAAAAATTTCTAAAAGAGTTTATTATCATTTGTACCCTCACCACAAATCTATTAATATTGTTGCAGGGGCTTCTAAAGGTTCTCCTGCATTATATGATTTGTATGATGATTTTAGTAATTATTGTGCGCCATCAGTAAAATTTGTAAAACCTAATAGTTTTGATAGCACTTCTGTAGTAATGGCTTTAGCAGTAATGGGACAAGAAAGCACTGCAACAAGTGCTGTTGGTATGTTTAATGAAATGAAAAATAATAGTGGGTATTTTAAAACTACAGAAGATTTTAAATATGCAAATATTCCTGCCTATAAAAGTATGTTGTTTCACAAGTGGTTAGGAGGGCCTGTATATCAGGGTATTATTGATAATCATTATATAAAAATGAATACTGGATCAACTTCTAGTATTTTAATGCTTTTATCTGTATAAAAAGGGGAGTGCGTGATGTGAATATCATAAAAATTATTACTAATTTTTTTAAGAAAAGTCCATTACTGTCAAAAAAACACACAATACCGAAAACACAAAATGTCTCTGCTATTTACAAAACTTCCAGTATATTTTTAAATACTTTGCCCTTAGAAAGTCATATACATTTGCAATATGTACCAAAACAAAGTATAGTAAAATACACTTTGCAACTTAACAAAAATAAAACTGACAATTTTTCAAAACGAGAACATTCTCATTTAGAATATTTAGAAAAACCTACTACGCAAGTAGAAGATTTTTCAAATAGTATAGCATCAGATTCTTTTAAAATAAATAATTACGCAGCATCAATATTTGTAGATAAAACACATAATCATGATGCTCAATATCAAAAATACATACAAACTCCTTATAGCGATAAAGTTGTTGAAAACGCAAGTTTGTTTTATTCTTTAAATAATACAGTAGTTTTCTTAGCTTCCCAAAATCATTCCCACGGAACTGAGTATGTCAAAAAAGGTGAAAGAGCAAATTCTACAAATGCTCTTTATAGTGTAAAAGAAGATGACGAATTGTCTTTTGAACAAATGTCCCTCAAAGACCACAACCACAATGCTACATATTATACAAAAAGTGGAGCTGAAAGTACTTTTGTTGAGAAAGAAGACACTGTAAAAAAAAGCAAAAAAATTCAATCTTTAGGAGTTACATTTGTAAAAAGTGTATATAATCCCAGTAAAAACTATAAATTCAATCTAACTTTAACGGGAATAAGTATAGAGAATCAATTTGCTATTAATGACACTTCAGATGTTTATACAACTATATTTAGCAATTACGCTTCTCATTGTTATATTTCAAGTTGGAATGGAGTTAGTGGAGCTTCTTATAGTGCTTCAGATGTAAAAGACACAGCTCCTAAATATATAAAGTATCAAGCTTCATCTGACAAAATAGAAAAAATGATGAATCTATTAAAGTTACGATATGTCAAGACCACGCGAGAATATAAACATTCTTCAGGGGCAACAATGTTATACAAGACACAAGATCCAACAAGTGCAGGGACTACTTTTTATTCTCGTTATTTTTTAGCTAACCCTTCATATAAGCAACCTTCGATATACGAAGCTGGTTATTTTGTATATAAAGTAGCCAGTTCCAAGGATTCTAGTTTAATGGGAAAAACTGTAGGCTTTACTTTAAATTTATTGGATTTTATTTGGAATATTTCTGTAAATATTATAAATTCTATGTTTGCAACATATAATTCTTTTTTAGACAAAGTAGCTAGCGTAAGATTACCAGGAATTCCTTCGCTCAAATGGTGTAGTATAACAATAGCATTTGTTACTTTCTCCTATCCATGCGGTCTTAAGGCTAATTGGTGGTATCCTTTTGAATTTGTAAAAAATTTCAAAGTAAAATATATGCAGAAATTTATGTATTCTTACGGTTCAGGAGAAGATTATATTATTTTCAAACAAGTTGATGGTAGTGACATTCCTTTAAGTGGTTATGCTGATTCAAAACCAGGTTTATTGGATAAGTTTTTATTTTTATTAATAGATGAACCTATTTATAAATATGCAGTAGTAGATAATGCATATAATATTGTCCCTACTACAAAAGTAAAAATTAATTCAACTTCAACCAATTTAGAAAAAACAGCTTTTGCTTTTTCTTCCCCAGGAATAGAGAGTGAAATTTCAGATTTAGTATATACCCTTAAACAATTTAAAATACCTCAGGTTACACCACAGGCACAATGGGGCGTTATTATTTCAGCAAATTCTTCAGATTCAGAAGCGAAAAAATTCTATGCTAATACTTATTCTTTTATACATATGGGTATGCTGGGGTTTGGTTTTCAACGTGCATTTATTAATAATAATAAAACCGAAATAACAATAAGAACTGGAGGACATCCTTTTGTTTGTTCTTTCTTCCATTTTTAATAGAAAGGAGATTTGAAGTTATGAAAAAACAAACAGTTATATTTTTGAATAAAATGAAGTCTATCATGTATAGAGCTTTCAGAAGTTTAAAAAATATTTATAACATAGAAATCACTCAACTTCAAGAAATTCCTAAAGATGAATCAAGGGAATTTACAACTATTTACAAATCAGAGGATGCTGAAAAACTTAATGGTACTCCTTACACAGAATTTGCCTTAAAAAATCATAATCATGATGATTTATACTATAAGAAAACAGATACAGTACAATATGCTAAATATTTGATAGACGAAAATGGGAATCCTATATCACCAACTTCTCTTGCTCCTGTTAATCATATTCACAATGAATATTATAAAAAAGGGGAAAAAGTAAAATTTTCTTTCAGATTAGGCGGGAAAAAGTTTGAAGATTATGCAACTGCAAGCCACGAACATGAAGGATATGTAGGAATGCAAGAAATAGTTGATGCTACTTATAAACTTGGAGGACAACCAGGAACAGATTTTGCATTAGCTGAACATTCTCATGCAGATATATATCATTCTGTAGATGACACGGTTATGGATGCTGCTGTTCTTGTAGATGCAACAGGGAAGAAATATACTGCAGATTTGTTAGCAAAGAAAGATCATGAGCATGATGATTTATATTATAGAAAAGAAGAATTTGACAAAATATTTTTGAAGAAAGGAATGCCATTTGGATTCACAGAAAAAGTTAAAGTGACAGTATATGATGTAGATGTTTCTTCAGCATCTATACAATTAGAATCAGGTTCTTATGGAACAGATTCTTTGTCACATACATTTTTACAAATACCATCTTTTGCTCCATATGTAAGGCCAGAAGCAACTGCTGTGACATCTTCTGTTTCTGGTCCTCACACTTATGATGCGAAAGTTATGTATCTAAAAATGTCTGTCACAGTAGGTAGTTATTCTAGTATTAATCTTCCTTCTTATGTATCTAAAATAGTAGGAATAATTGGTTCAAGACAAGGAGTTAATGTAGGTTCTAATAATATTACCGGGTTCCAAAATATAGATACAGGTTATACTCCAACTTCAGGAGGATATCAAGCACCTTTATTTATTACATGGACAAATGTTTCTAACCCTAAAAAAGTATTAGTATATGCATATCCTTTTGGTTTAGATTCAGGTGGTGCATCCTTGGTAGATTTAATTATATTTTATATATAAAGTCTCCCTTACAAAGGGAGACCTTTTTTTAATCTATTACAATATCTAAATAAAGAGGCTTCTGCTATATTTGAAGTTAAAAATAATGTTTCTTCAAAAGCTCCATTAATTTTATTTAATATATTATCCTTATCTTCTATGTAATAGTCATCTCCAAAACTCTTTATATACTTTTCGTTTAATAAATCTAAAAATATCTTTTTTAAATCCGATTCGTATTTATCTATATCTTTATCTATTTTTTTTAATAATAATTCTTTTTCTTTTGCCGATAATTTAAAATGTTTTAATTCATAAGTACTTCTTTCTAAAAGAATTCTTTTTATTATAGGTAATAAAATATCAATTCTTAATTTTCTATACGGGGTAGAAGAAAAACGAATAATATTTTTTCCAGCAAAAACTTGTTTCATCATATTTAAAAGTCACCTCCATTAAAATAAAACATCCCGATAAGCTGGCAGGTACTTATCGGGATGTTCTCACAAGAAAGGAGTGAATTAGGGGATAGGAAAAAGGCACATGCTATCTTCTAATTCCGTCACTGTTTTTGTCATTAACTTTTATATAAGGTACTCTATCTCTCATTTTATCTTTTTGACTTTTACCTTTATTTCTTATAAACAAAGGTTTTTCAGTTGAATAGTTTTGGAAAGCGTGTGGTTGTACAATTGTTTTCTTTACAACATTCCCGAACCCAGGAGATGGTTTATCTTTGCCAGCTAATAAAGCTTCTGGTTTTTTCTTATCGTATGTTTGGCCATAATCATCGTTTAATTCTTCAGCTATTTTCATTAAAGGTGATTTTCTAGGAACAACCTTGCTAATTGCACTTGCTAATTTTTTCATATGTTGAACACCTCCATATTTTCTTTAATATTATTATATCATAAAAAAGTATAAATCTGCTAACGTTTTTTTGCTATTTTTAAAATCATACTTCTTGTATTATCATCAAGCGATTTAAACTTATCAAGAGTTAGCCTCTCGACAAATTCATCTCCCATAAGGTTATTTAATGCAGCTTTCTTTTTCATAATTGCATCTCTATTTTCGTAATAAGCTCTTTCGATTGGATCAAATTGCCCTTCATACATTCCATATACAACAGTTTCAGGATCTTTTATCATTTCTTTAGCATAGAATGGGTCTAATCCGAACTGTTGGTCAAGACTTGCTATTTTTACGACAACATCTTCTGGATGTACTAAATTTCTATTATATACATCTTGGATTACACTTTCATATGCTTTCCATCTTTCTGGCTCAACAAAATCTTTTCTATCCATAAGATTTCTTTCAAAAGACGGACTAATTCTGTTTAAGTCAGAAGCATATTTTCTTAAAGGATTATCTTCAGAAATTTCAATACCATATTGAGATGCTTTTTGTTTTATTTTCCTTGCTAATTGAGAACGATATTGTGGTGGTATTTTATTACTGAACTGGGAAAATCTTACAATAGCGTTCCTAACATGAGCTTCGTCATTCAATGGGTATTTTCTTATTTTTGTTCCGTCTTTCTTTTTTATTACTAATCCGAATTCAGAATCTGGCAAAGCATTTCTTTGGTCTGTATTTAATACAGAAGCTGTCTTTTTGAAAGGTTCTAAATCCTCTTTTGTCAAATCTACAATAGGAGTTTCTAAAGGTGTTTCCTTTGCGTATTTATTAAAAAAACTTTTTATTACTTTTGTGTTTTTATATACATTAGAAGCATATTTTTTCAAAGCCCAACCTAATCTTAAAGCAGCTGATTTTATGAAATCTTTTGGTAATTTTTCATAAGTATTTTCAAAATAAAATGCAGATAATGATGCTGTATCAGCGTCATAAATAGGGAATCTTCCTACTACAGCTCCTTTCTCATCCATAAAGCCTATTGCGAAATCATTAATATCATGTTTTTCTACTTCGGATAAAGGTGGAACGTAAGAAGCTGTCTTCTCTAAACTATTTACTCCTAATGCTGATTTTAATAATGTCAAACCTGGGTCATCATATTGATCTAAAATTAAGTTTGCTAATTTATACATAATATGTCAAACCTCCTCTTATATTTTTAATGGGATTACTTTTTCAAATGAACCTGAAACTTGTTCTACTATCATTAATGCTCCTACATTATATCCTGTGCTTATTGATTTTATTATTGCATTTGTATATGAAAACATTGATAATGGTTGTATCTTTGCGTTCTCTATGTCGTAATCAAATTTGATTTGTACTATAGAAAATGGTTTTGTGAAGATAGGATTTGCAAAATTAAAGTAATCGTCACCAGAACCTGCTGGAATCGCTCCATCATGCAATTCGTCATTATAGTTAGATTCATCCCCGTATATAGCGTGTAATATATTATAGGGTGTATATAATCTTGTCAATGAAAAAGAATTGTTTGTATATCCAAAAATTCTTTTTAATTTTGAACTTCCTAAACTTCTAAATTCTACAACATCTCTCATTTGAGGAGTGGAGAAACTCTGTACTAGACCCAAAAAATACAAATCAACATTTTCTGCTCCTGTATAATATTGTACTACTTTGTTATTATCAACATCACGTGGAATAAATAATGCTGTCATATTAGGATTAGAAAGGAACAAATCACCTTTTACAGAACCAGTTAAGAATACCTGTTCAAAACTTTTAAGTTCATTACTCCCTCCTTCACGTTTTTGCCATACAATAGGAGGCAATTTAGAAACCATCAAAGTCCTCCACCTCCTTCCTGTAATCTATTATAACACAATTCTAAAAAAGTTTGCTAACAGTAAATCAAAAAAGCCTTCCATTTCTGGAAGGCAATGTAATAAGGGGAATGGAGATAAGGCAATGAAAAAGTCATTGGAATTGGTGTCAAATTTCATCTTTTAATGTTATTTGGATAAACCCATCTTCATAAGATAAAACTACTGATGTCTGTATATTAAGTTGTTTTGTTAAATCTTTTAATTCTTCAAGGTTTAAATTCCAACCATTCAATGTGATAGTTTGATTAGGTGGAACTACTATTTCTACGGTACCATCATTTAAAATTAAATTTTCATCAGTAAGATTAGTAATATCTAATTTTGAAAAACCACTTTCTTGCCCCTTTAATATTTTTATTAAATGATTGTTTTCAACTACATTTTTTGCTTTCGTATTATCGTTTCCTATTCTGTTTATTGCATAATCAAGCCTATTTATAATTATATTGTTTTGTATAAGTTTTTCTTCTATGTTGATAGGTGGTTTTATTTTTACTACCTCTGTTTTTAATGTTTTTTCTGATAGTCCCATAGAAGTACTCCACCTTTCTGCTTTTTTTTTATTATAACATATTTTGAATATAAAAATCAATATAAGAGGGGATTTTTCATCCCCTCGTGTTATTATCCTCTGTAATAAGGAATAAGATTATCTCTCATATAAACAATTGTTTCGTTGTCAAAACTATCATTAATTGTTGTAAGGTCTTCTGTGAATTTAACTTCTAACCAACCAAAATCTGAATGGAATAAATGATTATCATTCATATGGACATCTGTAATGATTGTACTATAATTTGTCATAACTTCTTTCCACCAACCATAAACTTTGACTGTTTGTCCAGCTTCTATAAGTAATTTTTTGCCATTGATTGTTAATTCCAATTGAGCGTTAGCGTTGTTCTTGAATATTGTAACAGATATTGCTGTGTTTGCACCAGAAAGAATACTATCAATTGGTTTATCTGCTTGCATTAATTGTCTTAAGTTTGACATAAATTTGGCATTTGTATTTTGCTTATAGAATTGATTCATAAATGCATCTAATCTATTTATCTTTGTATCATTTGTTGCTATGTATGTATCAAGATCCACATCAATTGATTTTTCTGGTAATTGCTGACATGTAATAAGTTTTTGATGATCTATATCTGCTAATGAATAACCTTCAATTAAAAGTTGTTTAAAACTATTTATATTATTATAAATATCTAAATCTAAACTGTACTGGCTATAACTTAAAATATCTATGTCGAATATATTAGTATAAATAGAATTTTGTAAAGTTTTGTTGAGTATGATATTTTCTAATAATTCAAAAGAAAGATTATAAATATCTATATTTTGATGTTCTTCTAAGAAAATAGAATTAATAGAGCTGATAAATTTCGTTGATTCTTCTCCGAATACAAATACTTGTGTATCTAAGTACCTGGAAGAAGCTATTGCCAAATTAAATACTATTGATTCTATGTATTTCATTAAAGTGCCATATGATAAGAAGTAATTGAATATTGCTTTGTCATATACTGAAGTCTGCTTTATTATGTTGTCAATATCTATTTCCGATTTTAATCCTAAAATATAAGCAGTACTTTCTAATTCTATTTGTTTTGTAATGTCAAGTATCATTCCATATACATCGAAATTATTGTTTATTGAAGATTTCTGGAACATTTCTGACACAATATCGGAAATTTTTGCTGGATTTATTACTATTATGTGAGATTCTATAATATTTTCTGTTTTAGAATATTGTGTATTTTCTGTTTCTACATTTATTGAACTACTTAAACCATAAATGTAATTGAATACATCCAATGGATATTCAAGAACTTGTGTTGCTGCAACTATTTCAGCTTCAAATATGTTCGAAATTAATGTGTAATCTAATATATTTATATCAAATTGACTTTCTAATAAATGAGAAACATACATTTCAGCTTCAGTGCTTAATGTGTATTTGCTCCATTGTAATTCTATTGTGTCAATATCTTGCGTTGTTTGAATTCCGTAAATATAATGTACTGAATCAAATTCGATGTTTGTTCCCATAAGATGTACTGGTATTGCTTCTATATCAAATTTTTGTCCTATGTAACTGTAAAGCTCAGATGTTATATCTTGACTTTCTTTACTCCAAATAGAATTATAAATATCACCCGAAATAGAACTCAATATTCCTGCTTGTACTAATTGAAGATTAATTCTTACACTTTCATTTGTTTCTGCTTCAATATTTGTATCAAATATTGTTGAATATAAGAGACTTGCATATTCAGTAGATTCAATTGAATTAGTTAATTCAGTAAATTGAAGCATTTCTGTCTCTATTGTTTTTTCCAAAAGTGAGAATACTGAGTTTGTAACTTCTAAATCCATAGCATCTAATGCTGTATGTATTAAATTTTGTACATTAAAAGGAGTTTCTAAACTGTGGGATACATATTCCTTGGCAACTATATCTTTTATTGATGTAATAGCTTGCATGGTAGCATTTTCTATTTGATTTTTCAAGAGTGTGACATAATAGGATTCAATAAGATTTTGTTGTAATACATATCCATTTATAATAGATTCAAGAATATTGTCAGTATCAGAACTAATAAGGTTATTAGCTATTAAATGAACACTTCTTCTAAGATTTTGATACATTTCCAATTCCATGATTTGTTCTGTAATTGTATATTGCAAGAAATCTACATATATATCTTTAGTATCTGATAATCCTGTAATTTTAGATTTTGTATCGATAAAGAGATTAAATAATTCATATGAAGTAACTGTTGCATTAAAGAAAATACTATATTCAATATTTTGATGCCACAAATCACTACTTTCTATATTTGTTTGTGCTAAAGAATGTTGCAATATTTCATTATCTAACAACAACGAACTGCTTAACCCAGATACCATTACTGAATTATCTATATTTATATCAGTGTGACTATAAGTTTTCATTTCCGAATATACGCTAAGCAAATATTCTGAGAATTGTTTTGTCAAAGATTCAAAGTCTAACTTTTCTAAAGTATGCTGCAAAGTTTCTGCTGCTACTTGTAAATCATAAATTGAATATTGTGAATTAAATACATCTACATCTATTTCAGAACTTAATCCTACATGTAATGTGTAATTTCCAATATAAAGAGAATATTGTTCTGTTGGCATCATCATTACATCAAAAAATTTCGTGTATTCAGAACGTTGAAGTGTATTACTATCTTCAACAGTTAAAGGAACATGACCTACCTGCAATGAAATTGTGTCCAGATCATTTTTAAGCTGATTGTATTGGTTCATTACCACATCAAAATCTACAAATTCTGAAGAATATAATTTAAGCAATAATGCTACTTCACTAGATTTCATCGAATGTTGTAAAGTATATTCCGTTAATTGATTTAAAATCTTGGTATATTGGAGCATATCTGCTAAATCTATATTTGAATTTAATAATGAATATTGCAAAGCATTAGTTTGTACTGCTTCTGATAATACTGTTGTTTGAAGAACTGCAGATTCTGCTAAATTATTAGTTGCGGAATATTGTAATAAAATAACATCTGTATTGAGTTCTTTTATTGATTTTAACCATGTATAATATTCTGTTTCTTTTGTAAGCCATGTAGGATCTCCTACTATTTCTCCAGTAACATCATTTACACCGTCATAAACTTTATAACCATAACCTTCATTAAAGACATACGATGCTATTAAGTTAGTTGCATCTGCTGAAGCTGGTTCTACATCTGCTTCCCAAATTTTTAAATCATAAATTTTATCTAAGAAATAGTTATCAGGCACATATCCTATTAAGTTGATACTTACAGGTACATCTGTTTCTGCTGTTGTTATATCTATTTCTGTGCCATCAATATATAAATGATATTCTCCATTAATTCTTTTTACTACTATATCATGCAATCCTACAGCTGGTGCATCATTCAATTGAATAAAGTCATTTTCTTGTGATTGATACTCTTCAGAAGGTGCTGCAGCTTCATTCTTTATAGATATTAAACCAGCAGCATTAGCCACAGAATTCCAATAAGCTTTTGCGTAAATTGTGTAATCTTTATTTGTTTTATCAATATTTTCTAAAGGAACTGTCAAAATATAATCAGAATTAAATTGAATACCTTTGAAAGGTTGGAATGCTTGTACATATGGTCTAATAGCAATTGGCCCGTTATCTGTTGTAGAATAAACGGCGTTAATTATTTTAACTGCAGTTGCGTTTTGCGTAATTGCATCCGTTGTAAATATCAATTCATTATTTATATAAAAATTTGTTGAGCCATCAATTCTTTGTATTTTAAAAGAAGCCGATTTGTTTATATTAATATCATCATCTGGGAATATATCTACATTTGCTACTACAACGCCATCTGGATTAGTTGAAGTTACTTTATATACTTTTAATGAATCATAATTTCCATCATTAGAAGCATTATCTTCTGCTACCAGCAAATATTCTGTTCCATCTTTTAGTACAACTCCCAAACCTCTTACTGCATCAATTGAATCTGCCCATTCCATTTTAGGTAAATCTAATACAAAATCTTCAGTAAATTCATTGTCAAACTCATATATAATTCCTGCATTTGATAAATCGTTATAAGAAGCAGGTTTTTCATCTATTTCTAAGAATGTATTATGATAAATAAGTTTTGCATTTGGCAATTCTTTGAAATATGTATTAAGAATAGTATCGTAAGCCCAATAATCAATATGCCTTTCATAAGTTGTAAAGGATTTATTTGTGTTAGGTTGAATCCAAAATTCATTTAATCCTGTTGTTAAATTTACTGGTCCTATATAAGTAGCATTATCTGTTACAACAGCAGGTACTACTGAACCGTCTGGTTTGACAACTGATATATTTGTCATATCATTAAGATTAAACCCAAATCTTTCTACGAAGAATTGTTCCGGTATTTTCAACATAACGCTTTCTCTATTAACAGGTGATTCTATTAAATATTTAGCTTTTAAAGGAGTTTGGATATCTTTGATTTTTCTATCATATTTCAAAGGATAATTTAAAGATTGAACATAAGCATCAATTGGTATTTCTTTGTTGTTATATTGTTTTGTCTGTCCTTCAACAAAAATAGAGGTTCCTAAATCTGTTGTATTTACAACAATATCAAAGAACTGTCTTGCATTAACTAATGGATAATAGGATAAAGAAATATTATTTTCTCTAACAGGCATTTGTATTAAATCTGAGAAATCTGTACTGATTTCCAATGATACCGGAACATAAACCCTAACATCAAAAGGCTTTTTTGTATCTGTTGAAATATTAGTATCTATTCCGTTTAGTTTCATTTTATATTGAGAATAAGTACCATATGCATCATTTTCATAATACAACCAATCGAGAGTGTAATCTTTTGGATTTGTTATTGTTTCACTTAAATCATATTTAAACACATATTCGTTGGTATCTGCATCTTTCATTACAAAATACAATATGCCATTTTCTTTTTCAAGACCCCATAGTAAATCAGTAGCAGTTTCAAATATTTCTATATTTACTGTATCCTCTATTATTTCATCGTTTAGATATATTACAGAAGTATCAATATTACCTCCATGACCCGAAGCAAAAAACCATCTAAGACGTTTAGGACTTGCAACTATATTCGTATTTTCTTCATTAGAAAAGGCGAGACCCGCTGCTATACTTAAATATTTTAATTCAACTAAACTATCTGCTTTATGATGATGTTTGAAATAAAAATAATCTCCATTTTTAAAAGAAACTAAATTTAATTTATTTGAACCTTCGAATTTAAATGCAGCAGAAATATATTTATCTTCGTCAGAATATATATAATTATTCCATACTGGATGTTCCATTTCAAAAATAGGTTCGTTTTTCCCATTAAACCCTATTTCAGTTATTAAAGGTTCAGCATTAGAATTGAAATCTGTTTTCCAATATCCTTCAGTGAAATTAACAAAAGTTTTGTTATGCACTAATAGTGGAGCAACTTCCGAAATTTCTTTAGATGTTGATGAATACCCATTCACATTAACATCTAAATTTTGGGTTGTTTGCATTCCTAAAGTATTAATCATTATATCAAAATATGGCTCACTTACATGTCTGGTAACTTTTAATGATTGTATTTGATATCTATATAAATAAAAACCATAAGCTAAACGATTAAATCTTAAACCAATATGAGTAAGTTCAGAAACGCCTTCTGGAATTGTTTGCGTGTGAATCAAAACATCATAAATATAATAATAAGCAATTCTGTTTTCTATTTTTATTTTGAGTTTTAAATGTTGCCCTGATGGTATTACCGGTAAAGGTTCTCCTGTTTCAGGATTATCTATTTGTCTAAAATCAATTGTTTTAACAACACTATTACCAACAAAAGCTGCATAATCGAAACGTCCGTTATACATATAAGGTGAATAAATACCAACACCAATACTTTTATCAAAGTTAAAATTATGATCGTCAGTTTGGTCGAAATATAGCTGTAACCCATCTTTGAAATAATAAAGGTAGCAGTATGTTCCTTCGTTTTTGAATAAAAGATCTAATTCAATTTCAGTAGAACCATATCTTCTTAAAGATATAGGTTCTTGAAGTTTAGTAATAGCAGCTTGTTCAGGCAAATCTCCTACTTGACTTATATTTTTCCCGGTTACATCATATTCTGTTTCGCCTACTTGTTCTACAAGCAAATGTCCATCATATGAATACCAATCTTTAGAAGCTTCAAAAACTTCTACTGTTTCATTTATACAATGTTGGTACATATTTGCTATTTCAAATGATTTATCAATTTCGCTTACAATTGAATTAATTGCATCTATGTTTATTTTCTTATTTATTCCGTAAATAGCTACAAAACACTCTATATTTTTAGTTTTTTCTGAAAATTGTGATAAATCATCCAATGATATAAACATTGTATTACCATCACAACTATTAATTTGAGTTTCAATATTTTGTTGTTTTTTCCATGTTCCTATAAATTCTGAATCTATAGAAATATTCGAAAAATGTTTTATATAAGATTCAAAAAATAAACTTGTTTCTGAATACATTATATTTGTCAAATTTATAGGCAATTCATAAAGACCTCGGACTGTATGTAAAAAAACATCTAATTCATTTTCTGTTTGACCTTTTTTTGTTGCAAAAGAATCAAGAGTTATATCCTGCACTGTAACACTTTTTATTGTTTCATATATATTTGTAGGATAAGTTAAAAAGTTTTCATCAAATTCTTTAATTTCAAATCCATATTCGGAAACGGTTATAGGATGAACAGATGCCCCTCTTCCAGTATAAACATTTCTTCCAAAAGAAATTGCTGCCAAAAATTGGGTATTAGCAACATACGAAGTTAAATCTAAATCAAACACATAATCATCAACATACATTCTCCATTTATTTTCTTCATCTAATTTTAACCCTATTTCTAAAGTATCTCCTTCTTTTTTTGACAATAAATGATTTATCAAAGGATGCGGACCGGACGCGTGAGCATCATATCCATATATTTCATTGTTATTATAACTTACTCTAATTGAATCTAATTCATCACCATGTCCAGCCATCCACCAAAAATAAAGTCTAGGATATCCTGCGTAATTTGTAGTTCCGTCTGGAGCATCAAATGAAAATCCTATTCTTTCTTGATTGTCAAAGAAATTGTCTCTTGAAAAATCTTTATCTAAATATAATTTTACATAAACTTTCTTTAAATTAGAAACTAATAATTGATTATCGTTATGAGGACGAAAAGCAAAATTCCATCTTTCATCGTTCCACGCAAAATAAGTACTAGAAGCAAGTTGCAAATCTTCTTTTGCTAATTTGTTTTCTTTGAAAGTTTTTACAGTTCCAATAGTTGATTTAGTAAAAGTTGCTCCATTAAAAGTTTCAAGTTTATTTCTGAAGTCTGGCACTTTCTCTGTATGATGATAAATTTTCAAATAGCCATCTGAGTAAAATAATAATGTATCGTTATTTTCATCTATTGCTTGAAAATAAAAAGCTGAATTGTCCTCATTGCTATTAATAAAAGAAATATCCGAAAATGAAAATTCGGTAGGAGAAAACGTATTATTTACAGCGTCATATTTGTAAAGAGTATTATCTAATCCGTAGTACAAAGTGTTATTTATAAAGGTTCCATGTTGAACTTCGCCAGTAAGGCTACGAGCCAACCAAACGCTTAAATCACTGTAATTAAGTATCAAATATCCTTCGTTTAATAGAATAACTATTCTGTCATTTACTGTTTCTTGAAAAAGAATTTTATATACATAATTATTGCCTACAGTTTCTGTAGTAGGATTATATTTTATAACTGTTATTTTTTCGTCACTAGTATAATTTAAAATTATAAATTCTCCTGTTTTAGTTTTTATCAATTCTCTACGGGGACTAGTAACATTTGTAGAAGGATAATTTTGAGAAAATTTTTCTGTTACTGTCCCTGAACTATAATCAATTTTTAAAAGTTTTACACTCTTCGAAACTTCATCAGAAAAAGCAAAATAAGCTATATTGTTTTCTAAAACCGGAGTTCTATAAGATATACGATAAACTGAATTTATATTGTATGGAACGGTAATCTTCGAACTTTCATCTATTGTATGGTCTGATAACAAATCATACAATTCAAATCCATTTTCAGTTATAGCAATACCTTTGTTATTTAATTTGTCAATAGTAAAAAAAGTGGAAGAATTAAAACTCAAAGTTTGTATTACATTTACCTGAGAATTATTCCAGTCATACTCCAAAATAAATACTTCATAAAATTTATTAGAAGAATCATCTTTTTCATATACAAATGCTAAAAATCTTGAATCTCCTAAACTTATAGCGTTTTGAAGATATAAAGCAGTTAAATTAGTTGCTTGAAGCGGCAGAGAAAAGGTTATTTTATTGTTCGTTAAAGGATCTACTAAATAAAACTCATTTGTAGTTCCAAGGTAATTTCGAACTAATATATACGAATCAATTTGGAAAATATAAGTGTTCGAAAGGTTCGAATCATAATATTTGGCAATCATACACAAAACCCCCTTGTAGATTTTAATATTTCATATGGTTATTATATCATAAATCAAGTTATCGATGTTAATAACAAAAAACCGGGAGCATATCAGCTCCCGAATATATTACCACATAGTTCCTTCTTTTATTTCATTGATATAATCAGAATAATCAAGTTCTCTTGTGTCTCTTTCATCGTTTATTATAGTTGTGACATACCCATAAATAACATCTATTTTCGCATATTTATTAATATAAATTTCTTTTCCGTTATCTACATATTTTATTTTTCTTATATATTGTCTTACGTTAGGATATGCTAAGAAGAAATCTTCCCATTTCAACATAGAAGATACTCCCCAACGCGGAACTCCTATTACATATTTTCCAGCAACCATTCTTACATCTTTAGAACTGTGATTGAGGAATAGAGTAGCTTTTTTCTTTATAACTTTTACTACAGTCACATTAATTCCTTTCATTATTCTATGGTGAGTTAAAATGTTTGCTAATTCCATTGGATGTTCTTTTTTACTATGATGCATTTCCATTCCTTCAATGAGATTTTCGGTTTTTATACCACAATGCTTAGGAACACTTTCTATACTATTTTCAGAAACAGAAGTTTGGAAAATGCTATTTTCTAAAACATTAGAATGAGTTACAATTATCATTAATGGTGCATTTTCGCTTAATTCAATATTTTGTTTTACGTAGGCAGATATCAAAGAATATTCAATAGGATGTTTTGCATTCCTTATTAACCATAATTGCCATTCAAAATCTTTTTCGTCTTCAGAGTGCTGTAATACATATCCATCAAAAGTTTTAGATAAATGTCCAGCCATTACAACTCTTGAACTTAACCAATTTGCAGTTTGAATATCATCCCAAAGTACTACACTTTCAATGTTTCTTTCAGAAGAAATACCTTGCCAATACAATGGAGCATTTAGAATATTCCTTTTTCTAATTGCATATTGAGTTGCAATAGGTAAATCTATATCTATTTGCGTACTGAAATGTGACCATATTATCATATCAATTGGAATGTCTGCTTTTATGTAAGTATTGAGGTTTGAAATAGTTAAATATGCATTATTAGGATTATTAGGCCCTGAATCGGTTATAGTTATTTCTACACCTTTTAAATCCATAATTTTATATTCTGGTTTGTTGTATTCTATTAGTTGTGCATGCGTTATAGAATTACTATTTTCATCCCTTAAAGTGTAATTAAATATTACCCCATTGCTTAAATGTTTCAAAGTTAGTTTTACATGTATGTTTTGAGAAGTGGAAGCAAATCCATTCAAATTAGTTGTAGTTCTGTTTTTGGATAATTGGTCGTATTCTAGGATTGGTTTATAGGAAGTTCCAAAAGGAATAAAGTAACGCAAAATCCCATCAAACCAACTTATAATTTGATTTATACTATAATCAATATTTAAATCAGCACTTACAAGAGGAACTTCCTTATTCCAGGATAACCTTGTAATCATATGGAATGGAGCATCCAATTGTCCAAATGGCACTTCAGAATGTATATCAAATTCTAATGTAAATTGCAAATTCTTTAATGGACCGCTTAATGGAGTTTCTTTATATAATGTCAAATCTTCTCTATCAGTAAAATCTAGAGAAATCGCATTTCCATTTATTATTACAGGTCCAGTAGCATTCCAGTTTTCATAATCATTTAGTTTGTGTATTGTAAAATAATTGCAAACTACATGTTGATACAGATCAGCAAACTCAAATGTGTTTTCTTTCGAAACAGGAATAACTCGTATTAAATCTAACCATGGTTGTGGTTCTGGTTTTATATCTGTAATCTTCACCATACAGTCAATCATATTTGCATTTGAAGAAACACGTTGGATTAAATTAGCAAACTCCATATTTTTTTCTTTATGTTGCAGCCAAGACACATGAGATATTATAGTAATTTCGTTCGATAATCCAAAGTGTTTTGGAGTTGAATCAAGTTTTGTCATTTGGGTTGAACGTTGCAATTGATTAGCTAATATAACATATAAAAATCTTTCAACTAAATCAGCTGCATAAATATCCATATCTATTTTTCTTTCAATATTTGGCCACAAACGATTTGCTTCAAATGACAATTCTTTTTTGTGTAAGTGCCAAATATCCGAAGAAACAATGTTTAAATCCCGTGTCATAAAGTATGTTCTAACAGCATCTATTATTGGTGGTTTATTATAACCTGCGTAAAAATTCATATTTTTTAAATAAATAGGTTGTAGGCTTGTTAGATTTTTTGCGTCAAATTCTATTCCAAATTCTACTATATCTATAAATTTCTTTTTAAAGAAATTATCAGTTGATAAATCGGTTCCTACACTGTTTGATGTATTTAAAGAATCATCAATTCTATATCTATAACCAACAATATTTTTTAATCTGAAATCAGTTTTTATACCTATAGTATGCGAATAATTAGTAGTACCCCATGTTCTAATCCTATTACCATTAGGATCATCAATATACATACTTGCTCCATAATAAGTACTTAAACTGTTTATACCATATTTATAAACATAACCTTCTGAATCTTTAAAATAAACATACATAGCTGAAGCGTCAGTAAAAGGCATATAATAAGTAACATCAAACATTATCCTGTGAAATTTAAGAATAGAAAATCTTTTATACATAGGAAATTTGATATACCCTTTTGTAAAACCATTTTCCAAATCTACTTTTATTTCTAAACCATCTTCGGTATAATTATAAATTAATCCTTCAATTGTAGAACTGGAAGGTAGTTGTTGCTGTATCAAATCCAAATTCATTTCTTCGTAATCATTTGGTTTTACTGAATATAAAACCTCTAAATAACAATCAATAGGTACCTGTTGTGTTAGTGCTTGGTATGTTTTTATTAGCCCCGTAGGGATATCAATAGAACGTATGATTGAAGGTCTTTGAATCATGACATCTATTGTGTTTGGGTTTTGGATTTGAATGGAAAATTCTTTTAACCATATAGTATCTCTATCAATATGACTAATCCAAATCTGTACATTTTTTAAATTCGCGCTTCCTATTACTTCATAAGGCATTTCTCCTATCTTTATTCCATTTACATATGCTTCATATATTTTGTTGGAATATTTTACTAAAAATACTAATTCCTCTGAATTTTGATCATTTATAACCATATCTAATTCTGGTAATTGTGTTGGGAGATTATAATCAGTTCTCCAACCTACAATACCAATTTCGTTAGGTGGATAACTCCATTGAAATGATGTACGAGCAATATTTAACCCCATTTTTTTTATTGAAATATTATGTAGATCTGGTTCAAATCCAACATAGAAAGCTGTATCATTTGAAAAACCTAAGAAAACTCCAAATTCAAAATCAGGATTATTCATTAATTTCTCTTTATCGATTCTGAAAACAGTTACGTATTTTATTTCAGAATCAAAATCATTCATTGGATTTATCTGTGCAGAAACTGGCAAGTTATATTTCCATGAACCTCTAAAATTAAAATAATACCAAACTAACATATAGTCCCCATGGGATACATGCTTTATTTTTTCAAAAGTATTTAATGTTGGATCTATATTAAAAATACAGATAGAACCATCACTTTCGTCCTTATAATAATTAATATTTGGAGTTAATTTACTCCATGGATAAAAAGCAAATGAATCTATAGGAGTTCCAAAATATATTTCAGCATCAAAAAAAGGTGCCCCATTTACAATATTCAAATATATTGGATGACAATAAAACATATCTAAAGAATGTGTTCCTACTTGGCTAACATAAGCTTCCATTACATTTTCAGTTTTAGAATATTGAGAAACATCTATATCAAGGACTTCAAGGTTCAGCCATGCTACTATATTTTCCATAGTTTTTAAAATAATGCCTATAACAGCAAATGTAGATATGTAACCAGCAAAAGAGAAAGATTGAACTTTTATATTTGTAAGTTCATTAAATTGATAAAAACCATCAGTTAAATCTCCTTCAATTCTAAGATTATTTACATACATAAATATACGGCCATCTTCTTCTTTTTTTAAATGGAGATAAATAGAATCTCCGTCTTTTAAAAAATTTAAATAATCAAGCACATCTTGCGCATTCGTTATTTCAATGTCTGTATATACTCCATCTTTCCTATAATATAAACGTTGATTTACTATAAGAGGATTCCCATCTTGCACATTAGTAGTTTCAAAAGTATATACAATAATATTGTCATAATAAAGCATATAAGTTCCATTAGGTTTCCAATTTGGATTATCAAATTCATATATTATACCTATTTTTTTTATATCGTTATTTTTATAATTTTTCAATTGATAAACAAAACCGAATTCTTTGAATTTTTCAACTGTTAATTTTTTTGGCAATGTATAATTATTATTGCTATAATAATCGTATGTCCATGAAATAATATTTGGATACATATAAATCTTTTCGAATAAAGCATTTTCATTAAAATATGTTCCATAATAATGATTTTCAATTGGGGCATGACCCCACATAAAGAAATGAGTTTCATTTACTTTAGGGAATTCTGTTAATCTTTGTTTCAAATTAGAATTTTTTGTCTCGTTTTGTGTAAAATGCACTACTTTACAATCAATTGGTATTTCTTCTTTGTTTCCTGAAATCATTATCGAACTTTCAAAATATATATCGTTTATTTCAAGTTTAACTCCAAATTTATAATCGGCAGAACGTGAATACCTTACTGAAGTATATGCTATACCATAAATTCTATCTGTATCATCTACATAAGTAGTAATATCAAAAGATGCATACTCATTTTGTTCATCTATTGATAAAATTTTGAAATAATATTTTTCGTTTATTTTTGATATTTTCATTACTACTTGCTCGTCGTACAAAGGATCGAACCAAAAAGTTTCATCTCCTATTGATATAAATCTTCCCGAAAAATAAGGTTTGTTATAAGAATTTCCATTGTTCAATGTAAATGCAATGTGCTTTCCTTCCCATGGATTATCAAAATTATCACTTAGCAAAAACCATAACCTTATATAAGTATATGTGTTTGAATTATAATTTTCATGATTGTAATAAATTTTAAAGTTTTCTAGTGGTATCAAAAAATTAAATTTATGGGCAAATATAATTTTATTTTTAGACCAAGAATAAGGCCATGCAGCTGGTCTTATATTTGAAAATTGGACTTCATATTCATTGTAATAATCAATGTAATTTTCATAATCACTCCTGTAATCGGTTTTTGGAGTAGCTGCCATTTTTCCTACAGTTGTTTGTTGGAACATTTCAGGTAATATAAATGTATTGCTCATCCTTGGCATAACGATACTTTTTAAGGAACCTCTATCTTTAAATTTTACATACAATTTTGTTGTTTGTGCGGAAAAATCATAACGTGATTCATATCCTATTGTAGTTATGTAATTATATTGTTCTAAAGCATCATGAATTTCAAATTCTTTGAAAAATATTCCATCTACATGATAATACCATCTTTCATATTCATCTCTTTTTATACCTATTCTGAACGTATCCCCTGCATGCAATGACATTAAATGCTGATTAATAGGATGATCCGGATTATCATAAAAAATAGAATCAGTATAAACATTTCTAGTTGCAATTATCCTATCTACAGGTTTTTCCTGGTTGTTGTTTGTAGTACCAATTTCAAATTCAAAATATTGTGGTGGAACGCTATCTGTATATTTATTAAAATTATCGCAATCAAATGTAATTCCTAGCAAACTCATTTGCCAATTTTCATAAGTGAAATCTTCATTGATTTGAATTTCTAAACTTACTTCTTCTAAATCTTTTAATATTAATGGAGTATGATTCCAACCATCTTGCCATGTTCTTAACATAAAATCATACCATGACCAAAGACTTCTATCCCCATCTTTTTCTATTATTAATGTTTGAACAAACTCCGAATTACTTATTCTACTCCATGTAGGGGCTAACTCAAAATAATGCACTGTACCGTTATAATATCCTCCATAATCTCTATAATCTCCCGCAAAAAAACTTGTAGCTATAGGAGTATATACATTAGCTAAATTTGGCATATTCTATCACTCCCAATGTAAAGAATTATCATTTTGAATTTCATCTAAATCTCTTGGATCATTAATTACAACTTTTGCATAAGTATAATAAATATCTAATACACCTTCTGCGTTTTGATATGTTACATTGCCATTTTTAACAATACGTCTTACTATATCTTTATCTAATAAATTTTGTACAAGTTTTTCATCTATTTTGTACAAATAAGCCATACTATAAGAATCTAAATTTTCTTCCATTCCAGGTAATGTAATGATTTTATCTGAATAATTCACAAATTTTAAAGCTTCTACTTCTAATACCAAAACGACTTGTGAATCTATTTCATTTTTTTCTCTGTAGAAAATATGAACATCAGAATAAAGTTTCCTATAACTCATTGTAATTGGAATTGTTGTACTTATTATTTCATTTTGCAATTCTTTCTGAATCGCATATTTTGCATCTATAATTTGAGGTAATTTGTGACTAAGTATAAGTTGTAATTCTACATTGTTTTGCAATATTCCATAATTACTGTTAAATGTGTTTATGTTTATATCATCAATTATCTGAGATTTAGAATAAACACTTAATAATTTCATTTTTGGATTATCGTTTATAATCTGAGAATTTATTGTGATTGTTTTTTTGATTTCATATTGAAGTTCCATTAATATATTTTTACTTTTGTTTATAGTTTTTAATATTGTTAAAGCTTTAATTTGGTTATTCCTAAACAAATGATAAATAGGTCTTTCTACAACTGTAGTATAAACATTTTTTTCTACGAGAGTTACTATTTTATTATGTGCTTCCAAAATTATACTTCTTAATTTTGAAGTTGCATATATTGCGTTTATTGTGTTTGATTTCATAATTTCTTTTAAATATAAATCCATTTGCAGATTGATCATCTTTCTCATATTCAAAATAATATCTGAGCAAAATTCAACTGCTGTTTTTGAATAAATAGAATTATTTGTTCCTATTCCTTTTGTGTCTAGGATTCCTAACAATTTAGAATAAGAACCAACTAACATTGTATCTTTCGCTATATATTGAGTTTCCAAATAAAGCTTTTTTCTTTCACTATGATAAATTGTGCATTCTATGTTTTTTTCATGTTTGACGATTTGTTTCACTCTGCTATTAAAACTTAAAAATTTGGTTTTTAAGAAGAATAGATATAATTGATAATACTTAGGTAATTCCTTCAAAGGAGTTGTTCTTATTAAGAATTCCGGATAATCTCTAACATCGTTATAAATAGCCCACATTGAACCATGTATAAAATAAATTTCCTTATTTGGATTATAACGAGAAAATTCAAACCAAGCTGGAGTTTCTACTCCATATACAAAAGAATTTGTTGTGTATTCTTGCTCAAAAAGCACATCAGTTCCTTCAAATTGCAAAACATGATAAGCTGGAATAGCAACTTTCTTTCCTCTTAAATTTACAGTTATCGTTGAAGAAGTTGGATTTACAACGTTTGTTGAAGGAATATATTGAATTTCATAGGCTACAGCCCCTATTTCTATTTTATTCACAAAAGTAGATTTAGCTATTGCTTTTACATTTTTATAACTAACAGTGTTAAATAGCAAATGTGTATTTAAATTATTATTTGATGAAAAGGTACCACACAAAATCCCATTAAGTTCTAAATTCCATTTTGCTGTAATATTTTCATATATATCCATGCCTAATTCTTGTGAAACTACTTTAAAAATATCAGCTAATATAGGAGCTTTTGGTCGTGGTAATATTATCATATCAGATTCAAAATAATTAGATATTTTAGATACTATAGAAGTATAGTAAATATCAATAAACGCTTTTTGTAAAGGTGAAACTTTTTTTAACCAAGAATAAATTCCTCTATAATTATGATCGTCATAAAAAGCTACTTCAGATACTATCGTTTTCTTTTTTAAGAAAGTTAATGAAGTAGCAACATCCAAGTTGTTTTCTTGGGTTATTATCCTTGCTATTTTAATATCTAAAAATTTCTGCATTCTATAAAACTTTGATATTATTGCTCCAATAAAAATAGAAACATCTTCTATTTTAGAAACTCCAACTTTTAAATCTTTTTTTGTTGATAAATTAGGCCACAAAACATATGCTGTGAAATCTATATTTGGTATGTATTTAGGAGCAAAAATATAAACACTAGCTGGATGTGCTTTGTCTGTATCTGTTCCTACAGGTATGATTGCATTAGGATAGAAAATTTGATACCCTTTTAAAAATACAATATTTCCCCAAGTATCACCATGTCCTAAATAAATCAAACCTTCCATAAACTTGCTATATGAATGCAAAGAGTCATAAATTTCAAAAGAATCATACCCAGAAAAAGCTAATAATTTATAAGGATCAAACCATGTTCCGTAAAAATAAGAATAATTATATTTAAATGGTTCGGATATAGGAACTATTCTTTCTCCATCATCTGACGGTTTTACATATATTGTAGAACGTCTTGTTCCGGATTTTGCAAAAACAGGCAGAAAATTCGGATTATATTGTACTATTGCTGGTTGTGGGAAAAAACCTTGCATGTAATCAGGCAAGAAACCAAATAAATCAGTCATTGATTTTTTATCTTTTACTGTTATTTCCTTTGTGCTTAAATCTATATTCAAAAGATATACAAATCTATCTGAAGTTAAAATTAACCTTGTATTACCTACCCAAGCACCTACATAAGGTGTATTTAAAATTAAAGCAAAACCGTAATCATCTATTACGGTTGCAGGTCCCATATCATATCCAGTAACATGCCAATCATTAAAGTCTTGCCCAAAACTTATATATCTTATTTCTTTTGAAGTATAGATAGAGTTAGATGTTGCATTTATAATCAACATCTTATTATTAGGAGAAAAAACTATAGGAGAACTTACCATGTAAGGTGGAAACCCACCTATTAACCTTACTTCTCCTGTTCCATTATTAATTTCTATCAAATAAGTTTCTGGAGCTAACCTGTTGAAAAAATACATATACCTTTCGTTAGAAAAGAAAGGCACAGGGATTAAACCATTTGGAATATCTATCTCAAATGGAAAGTCAAATCTGTAAGGAGTAAAAGATGTTAATGTTGGATCTTGAATTTCATCAAGTCTCAACAACGTAATATGATCAGAAGCTATTTCTAAAGTACCAGATACATTATTTCCTGAAACTTGTCCAGGAAAGTTTCCAATTCTATAAAAGTTTAAGTTCCTATCTTTTATGTAATCATATAATAAAGCATTAGGTTGTATCTCAATTTGGAATGTTCCAGTGCCAGCATATGGATACAACCACATTTTATTTAAATCATCACTGCTTCTAACTATACCTATATTTTCTTTCCCGGATACAAAATGGATACGGTATCCACCAAAATTATATATCATATCCGCCACCTCGTTCTTTTCTTTTCACATTATTATATCACACAAAAAAGTTAATATGCTAATAACAGTTTTCGGATACTTTCTTAACAAAGAGGACATATGTACTTAATATGGCGTACATATTTCAATGGAAATATCACTGTAATGTGCATAAACAGTACTTTTAAACGTATGGTCTTGACATTTACATACCACTCTTAGAAAGGCATTTCTATACTGTTTATTATACGATCGTCGCAAATCCGCTATTCAAAGGGGTGCAAATGACGGGCAACGACTCTATTATATATATATAATAGGACCGTTGAACGTCAAACGCACCCCTATTACGTGTTTATTAAACAGGGTAGATAAAGCAAAGATATGAATACGAAAAAAAATAACGTAAGCCTTATATTTATCGAATTTATGTTTGATTTTTGTTGTTAAATATGGTAAAATTAAAAAGAGAATTCATAAATAAGGAAGGAGAGGTAGCTGTGTTTGAGGAGACTATACGATTAGTAAATGTAAATATTCCAGATTATGAAATTGCAAAATTAGCAAGAATTAGCCATGGGGGGAATTTTTACGAATTCAGTACAGAAGATGATGTGCAACTTTTAAAAAGGTTATGGAAAATGGGACACTATACGCCATTTGAATTCCAACAATTTATATTTTATGTGAAAGTACCTATTTATACACAAAGGCAGCTTATGAGACATAGAACGTCTTCTTATATTGAACGTTCTTTGAGATATGTAAAATTAAACAAGAATAAAAATTATTTTTATTTTGAACCTGAATGGGATGAAAGTGTAAAAGAATTTTACGAAGAAGCTTATAAAAAATATACTGAACTGTTAGAAAAAGGGTATAAAGCTGAAGAGGCACGTGTAGTTTTACCACTAGGACTTATGACTGAATTTTATTGGAGAATTGATGCAAGAAACTTATTCAATTTTTTGAAACTCAGATTAGATAATCATGCTCAGAAAAATATAAGAGTAGTTGCTAATGAGATTATGGAGATTCTAAAAAACAATAAAAACACAAAAAATTTATATGAGATATATAAAGAAGCGTTAAAAATCTGAAGGTGGTGAAACTATTGTGCTGAAATATACTATATTGTCTTTAAAGGTACAAGATATCAACGAGTTGTACATAGAAAACATTCTAGTGCAAAAATCAAGGATAGCGTACGCAAATATTAGAAAATATGATAATCTTTTAATACCTAAAAGTGCTCAATTTGTATCTACTCCAAATTGGGAAATAGGAACTGAAGTAAAAGCATTATATAAAATGAAAGTGTATAAATCATATCCCGCAGATAATTCAAAAGTTTCAGCAGGTGTAGTGATTGGAATGAGCCAATATTTTCCTTATTATTTTGCAACAGTATATGTAGGAGAACAACCGTTTAATAAAGTAGAAAAGCATTTAGCTCAAAAAATAATATCTTTAAGTTTCGAAAAAAATATAGTAATAAGCGAATTCGTTTCAAATTCAATTACAGCAAAAGGGCCAGATATGGTTGGACTAATGGCGGGGGTGTTTTTGTGGGAGGAATAAATAAATTTTGGTCAGGTAATAAAAATTCAGTTTTTAAAACATTGGGAGCAAGTAATCATGTGGATGCTGAAAGAGAACAACATGATTATTACGCAACAGAACCACGAGCTACTGAATTGTTGATGGAATTAGAAACGTTTAATGAAAATATAATGGAACCAGCGTGTGGTGAGGGGCATATGGCTGAAGTTTTAAAGAAACATGGATATAATGTAGTTGCTTTTGATTTAATAGATAGAGGATATGGAAAAGTAATGGATTTTTTTCAGGTCAAAGAATGGGAAGGAGATATTATAACAAATCCACCTTATAAATATGCACAAAAATTCGTAGAACATGCTCTAGAAATCATTCCTGAAGGAAATAAAATCGCATTCTTTTTAAAGATTTTATTTTTAGAAGGGAAAGCAAGAAGGAAGCTATTCGAAAAGAATCCTCCAAAATATGTATATGTTTCTTCATCACGATTAAAATGTGCTAAAAATGGAGATTTTGAAAACTTTGGTAGTAGTGCGGTTGCTTATGCATGGTTTGTATGGACAAAAGGATATAAAGGCGAAACCATTTTAAAATGGTTCAATTAAGGAGTTGAGAAAATATGAAGTTAATTGCAAAGTCTTTAGGAAAATTGCAAGAACCTACTGATAATGTTACAAGAATTTCGTTTAATACGGTTTCAGGAAAAATATATGCAGCATGGCCTATTGATGACGAAATATCTGTAAAAACCACACCCGGAGATGATTCCGATTACTTAGATTTTGATATACCTTTTGAATTTTATTTGACAGAAGCAAATAGGGGTTTATATGTAAGAGACAATATATTAGCAAGAGGTTGGCCTCCTTCTTTGCAAAGTCTTTTTGATTATACAATAGGAGAAGAAAAAGAAATACACGCTGTAATACCAAGTGATTCAAATTTGGAAAGCAAATATGCAGAAGTTAGATTATATAAAGTTGAGGATTTTGATGAAACGGGTACTTTAGTTAAAACGATAATGGAGGATTTAAACGATAATACTTTTGATATTAAATTTCAAGATTTAATTGTAGAACCTGGGTTATACAAGCTTAGAATCTTTAATTACGACTTAGGAAAACTTACAATAGATATTACTGCAAGAGAGAAAACAAAAGAAGAAGAAACAGAAGCTACTTTAGGGATGGGACAAAAATTAATGTCAGATGCAGATAATGCACAAAAAGTTATGGAACTATTCAACAAAGCTGGATTAAACATGCAAGAAATAGGAGGCTTAACTCCTACACAAGCTGCAAAATTTGCTGACTGGATTAATCAAGTTAATAGTTTTTATAACGATACTACGAACTATAATCCGGAAGATGAATTAGATTTAATTAATAAATTAAAAAATATTATGAATTAAGACTTAGCATTTTATTTTTTGATATGGTATAATAAATTAAGAAAAATATTTTATGGAGGTGTATGAAATATGTTATCATGGAAAGTAGTAGATATAGAAGGAAATGAATATGAAAATGTAACTCCAAGTACTTATTATTCAAAAACATCTTCACCTATATCTAAAATTATAATAGATTCAGGTGTTACTCCAGATGTTTTAGATCAAGTAGTTGTTGATTTAGAAAACAAAAATTATACAATAGGTGAAAAATTAGAAACAGTAGTAGGACCAGATTACACAGTATCTTTCTCACCTTCTGAACCAATAGAAATGGTATGGTTTGCCAAAAGTATTTTAGATATACCTACATTTTCAGCTGCTTCAACAACTGAAAAGAAAGGTTTATTCTTATGTGTAAGAAGTCAAAGCGAGCCTTCCAAGCAATTAATTTTAGTTGTTAATGGAGCTGGATTTGTAATAGAAAACGTAGATTCTTCTATTTTAGGAATAGATTGGGATTCTAAGTTTTCAATGTTGCAATCAATAAAAAGCAAATATTCAGGCTGAGGGTTTTAAACCCTCGCTTTTTCCTTAAAGGAGAGTGATTAAGAAATGACAAAGTTGCAATTTATAAAAAAATATGCGGCTGCAGGCACTATTCCTATAGATGATGATTTTGACTGGGATAATTTTAGTTGGAAGAAGAAAGACTCCAATAATTTTAATACAAAGGCCTGGAATTTAGCCGATGAATATAATCTCATAACAAAAGAAAAGAGCAAATCATTTAAAAGAGGATTAGGAATAGGAGCAGGAAGTACTGCAGCTTTAGGGTTAGGTGCTGCATATTTGTTATCGAAAAGCAAAAAGAAAAAGAAACAACAAGAATTGGTTACCGACGAAAAACAAAAAAACACACCTGCAGATTCGATTTTTGATTTTCAAATAGAACCTGAAAAAGAAAATAAGAAAATGGCTTCATTAATGGACTCAAATACAAAATTAGACAAAAAATTAGAAAAAGAGTTTGAAAAAACAGCGGGTATAACTACCGTTTTCAGACCTACTTTTTGGAAAAATCTGAAAAAACTCAAAACCATAAGAGGTGCTGCAGATGTAACAAAAGCCACAGTCAAAAGAAAAAAAGCAGATAAATTATTAAAGGTAATGCAAGAAAGGCTAAAACAAGATCCAGCAGATGAAGAAGCATTAAAATATTTGAATGCATACAAAAAACGTTTTAGACCAGAACCACCAGAACCGCCACGCGCACCGGAAACACCAGAAGTACCACAACAACCACAACAAAAGAATAATTATTCTCATAGAATAGCTGCGGGTTTAGGAGCAGCTGCAGGCTTTGCTGGAGGTACTTTCCTTCATTCTCAATATAGAAAAAAGATAGACGAAGAAGCAAGAAGAAGGGCTCAATCACAAAACCCTGGCATTCAAGTCTATCATTTATAAGGTAGGTGTTAAAATATGAAAGGCCCTTATGAACCAGCAACAGATGAATTAGATAAATTAGTAGATAGTTATTTTAAAAGCAAAAGTAAAAGTGGTAGAACTCCTACTTTAGTAGAAAAACTCACTATAGGAACTACTGCTGAAAACTTTGTTAAAAGAATAGGGAAGGGAATGGCATATACAACTGCTCCACAAAGAATTTGGGATTTTAGAGTAAAACCGTTTTTAAAAACTACGACAAAAGCTCCATTTTTATATAGTAAAGCCAAAAGAGGTATAAGAGCAACAGCGGGTACTTTGCCTTATGTAGCTGCTGCAAGTTTAGGCCTTTACGGAGCCAATAAATTAATAAAAAAAATAAGATCAAAAAAAGAAGGAAGCGCATATACAGAAGAAAACATATTTAAAGGAGCAAGTTTAGCGAAAAGATTGGAATTAAAAGTCAAGGGGGAAAATTGAGATGCTAAAACTCCAATATAACAAAGAAGGAGTATGGACAGATATTCAATACATGGATATTACAAAATATGATAGTTCTAAGACAGAATGGCTTACACATATTGTGTATAATGCAAATTGGTTATATAAAATGATATTAATAGATGGAGAAGACGCTGCTACTAAAGTAACGGATCCTGATAATTATAATATTGAAGATTATATAGAAAAAGATAACACTACCGGTTTTGCAATTGTCAAATGGGCAGATCTAATAGCTGCAGGAGTTTCTATGGATGCTAATACATATGTAGCTCTTGTAGGAACCACTAATACATCTATCCCAGAGTTTCAAGTTACTATTAATACCGCTTTCCCAGAAAGCGAATACACATTAAGAGCTCCAATGAGAGTAAAAGCTGAAGGAAATAGTTATTCTAATGTTGCAATCGAATTGGTAGATATGAATCCAAATGGAGGGTTAGCAACTAGTACTAATGAAGATAATAGAGTATATTTAATTGATTCACAAAATACAGCTACATTACAAATTACTTTAGATGCAGGAACTGTTTTAAATGACGGTTCATCTATAGAATTTGATATGGTTGTCGCAGTAAAAGGAGATTTTGAAGCAGGATATTATAGAGATGTAGTTTTGACAGTGTCAGGAGAAGTAGTATCCTAAAATGAGGCGATAAAATGTTGTTTGAAAATTCTGGAATTTATTCTTTTACGAAAAATTTCAACAATTTGAAAATAAAAATAAAATCAACAGTTCCAATAGATTTACAGTTGGAACTGTTTTCCTATTTCTTACCAGTTGTAGAGCTCGAAACATATACACCAACTCCTATTAATAGAAGTATAGAAGAGGTTGAAGCTCCTTTACTTCATATAAGGAGTGATGGATGAAATGGCTACTTATAATGTAAAAAAAATAACTATTAGAAATAATAGCACAGAAGCAATGAATCATCTTGTGTTAAAAAAAGTTCCACTTTTAGAAGAAAGCATTAAATACGCAATTCGAATATATGCTTCTAATCAAAATTCTTTTGAAAACTTTGTTGAAACCTATTTTCGAAATGTAAAAAACCATATGAATTTAGGGAATAGTCCTTTAAATATAAACGAAATGAAAATAGGAAAAGTTTTAGATACAGTTACTCATATAGATATAAATGGGACAACTACTACGTATTATCTAGAACGAAAATTTGCAATTATATTCGATCCTTTTATATTAGATGCTTCAACTTATTCATATTATGATGATGGAACTCAAAAATATTCTAATTATGGTACTGTTCATATACATCCAAATTTGTTGTTTAAAACATTAATGAATCCAAACGAGGAAAAAGAAATATATGCAATATATTCAAGTTATGATTTTAATGAACCTGATTTATATTCAATGAATGACAAATATAACACCTTTGTAGCAGGAGATGTTTCATTAGGTACTTTAGGTGATTTTGAGAGAAATGGCACAGTAGGGTATAAAGGGTTTTCCCAAAACAAAGAATATTCACTTCAACATTTTTTCTATATTCCTGCGATACAGCAAGCTTATGTAGAAATGCGACTAACTATTACTTCATACGATTCTGCTAGTACGATGTATAAAGATCCATCTGAGATGGAAATTTCTAATTTTTTGTTTCATAATACATTATTAAATGTGTCACATTCTCAAACTTCTGATTATAAAGATTTTACTAAATATGATACTAACCTTTTAGCTTATACTTTCCCTTTAAGGAAAATTATAGTATCTTATAATAGATATGATGAGGATTTTCTTGTATATAATGATACTGATGTAGGAGAAGATACATCGCCTGTTTCAAAATACGGGGATTCTTTAAGAACTAACAAATACTATTTAAAAGTGGCTCAAGTAGTGGATGAAATTACTTTGGACAATTTTTATATGTTAATAGGTAATTTAAAAATACCGTATAATCCAGATATGAGAGCAGAAAACGGAAAGATATTTTTTAGTTATTTTTATGCTACTTCACCTCAAACTCAAGATATTGAAATTGTCTCAAAAACCGACGATACCATATCCATAGATGATGATAAAATTGTAGATAGAATAGAAGAAAAAAATCATTTCTTCTTAAATATACTAGTAAAACCTCCTTATTACACTAAGACTCCAACGTACAATTACTTGTGCCCAATTAGATATTCAAAATTAATGAAAGGTGCTTCATTGAGTAAAATTAGAATAAAAGGTTTATGGAATAGCAAGCATTTTTTACAATTTAAAATAAACAGTATTTACGAACCTTATCCCATTGCATATCCTTTTACCATTCATGTAAAAGAAGTAAGACATTTCATGTTGTCTATTAAGATAAATTCAAAAAATATTCCTTTTAAAGCATTTTATTTGAATATAAAAATAGGTGGAAAAGAGATCTTTACTTATCCTTTTCCTACAGTATTAAAAATAAGAAATTCAACATTAGAAAAAAATATAAGTAGTTTTGTTAATATCGTTGGCAGTGAATATAGAGGATTTTTGATTCCTTTATTAATTTACAAATTAGAAGATTTGAGTAAATCTTTGAGACTTCACGTAATTTCGAAGAAACAACAAAAAATAAATTTACAAACACATATAATAATAAAAAAGCCCTCTTAACGAGGGCTTTAATTTTTGTATTACATTTCGTCGTATTCAACAAAGATTGAAGGAGCTGTTCCAGCACCTGAAATTGAACCTGTCCAAGTTACTGAAGCATCAATTTTTGCTTGTAAAGCAATGAAATGTGATTTATATACATCATTAGCTGTATCTTCTACAAATGTTAAATCAACTTTGTTTGAAGAATCAGCTGTTGTGATGTCAGCACCACCATTTGCACTTAAATCATATGTGTCATCTAAAACTCCGTCATAAGTTGAAGATACCTTGAAGAAAATGTGAGCTCCATTTCTTAAGTCTCCAGCTGCAAAATATAATTTTCCGTTAGATACGGCAGTATTTGCAGTTGTTGTAAGGTTCTTCAATAAGATTCTAATCCATCTTACATAAGAAAATCCGTCAGCACCTGCTGGTTTTCTTAAAGGATTTGAAACTGAATCTGTATAAACATCAGCACCACATAATGAAATAGATGTTGCTGATTCGTCGCCTGATGGTGATTCTAAAGCCCAACCTTCTGCGTTACCTGTGTCTGATCCTGTATAAACTTTCCAAACTGCTGTCCTCAATGTATCAGCCATAGTTCTCAACCTCCTGTAAGTTAATATTTAAGAAAATCGCATTTCGCGTTGTTCGATTTTATTATACCATATTTTTTAGTTTATTGCTTAATCGGTGGGGGCCTTTTTTTTATTTTTTGAATTAGATGTAGTTTGTTCATTTATAAGTTTATCTACTTTGTCAGTGTATTCTTTTACTGCATTAATTAGTTGAGTTGTGACTTTTGTATTTTCATCCATGCTATTTAATAATTGAGTAGTAGAATCTAACATAGATTTATAGTCTGGTATTTCAGATTCAGCTACTTCGTTTTCTAATTGATTATCTCCATGAATTATCATACTTGCAACAGTTCCAGCATTAACTTGGCCTGTTTCCGCTGATTCTCCTATATATCCATTTCTTGCTACTTCATCCAATCTTGAACCATAAGCATTTGCAAATGCATTTTGAAGTAAAGTTGTAATGTCTTCTGAACTTGCATTCTTTTTTATTAGGTCTATATATTTTGCAGCCATTTCATCTACATTTTCAACACCGAGTTTTGCAAACAAAGCTTTTGCTTCTCCTAAATCGGTGATATTTCCTTCCCCTAACTTTTCTAAAGCAGAATACATTTGTATTGGAAGATTTAATCCTCCTTTTTTATATACTTCTACTTCTGATTTTAAAAGATCTTGCAATTCCTGCAAATTCTCAACACTAAAAATAGAGGAAGGAGCAGCAGCAAAATGCTCAAATGCAATTCTTTTTTCAGGGGTTTCAATTGTTTCTGCAACATTTGATATTTGTCTCATCATTTCTACCATTTTATATGAATCTTGTTTGGATAATAACTTTGATAATTTAGGACCAAGGGAAGTTGCCAATTCTGATGTTGCTAATAAATCTTTTGATACTTTTAAGTTTTCATTTCCTTTAATTTTTATAGATTCTTGTTCTCCGGGATTAATTTTGGTAATTTCTTGTGCAGCTTCTCTTCCTAATGCTAATTTTGCTAATCCTCTAGCTACTTCTTCATCTATCCCGAATGTTTCTTTTAATTTATTGATAAAATCACCATATGTCTCAGATTCACCATATGCTTTTGCTATAAGGTATGATATTCTATTAAAATCTTCTTCGTTTTCTTCTAAAAATTTTTGTAATCCACTAACTTGGATTGGATTAAAGACGTTTTTGCCCCAAAAATCAGAACCTTTTTTCAAGTCAATCATGACATTTCTAAAAGCTTTGTTAGCATAATTTTCTGCTGTAGTTAAAAGTTTATTTGTTTTATTTTTTAAATCTTCCAAAATTTTCACTGAACCTCTAGATATGACAGGAGTTATTGCACCCTTTTCGGTTAAACCTTTAACACCACCAAAAATAGTTGCTGTCACTGTTTCAAATGAGGACATATCTAATCCTTTTTCTGCGAATATTGAACCTAATTCTTTTCCAGCGCCTTCTGTAAAATATTTATTCATGTTTTCATATGAAATACCCATATCTTTTAATGTTTTTTGAAGGCTTTCTACCGAGTTTATTTTTCCTGTTTGAATTTGTTCAATTACTTGTTTTCTTTGGTCTTCGCTCATAAAACCGAGCAATTTATTTAAAGTATCTTTGTTGCTGCTTGCATAAGCATCCCTTATATTTTCTTGGGCTTCCTGTACATCTTTTCGTTTTCTTCTCATTATAGTTTTCAATTCATCTTCTTTTGTAATATTTATTCCTATGATAGCTTTTAAATTATCAAGGAAACTTCCTTTTAAATTGCCTTTTTCATCGTATTCAGCATTTGCGACAATATATTCTGCCTCATTTTCGGATATATTAAATTTAGAAGCTAATTCTTTAATAATTTGAGGTGTAACTTCTTTTTCTGTAGTTTCTATGACTTCATTTTTTGCGACATATCGAGCAGCTTCTGCAGCTTGCTCCAATGCTCCAGTTTTATATTTTTGATAGTCTTTTACTGAAGATAAAGAAAAACTTTTGATCGATGTTTGTATTATATTGAATTCTTCTTTTATTTTATTGAATACTGCTTTTGCTTGTTCAGGAGTTTTTGCATTTTTATATTCTTCTTCATAGGAATCGAGTTTATCTAAATATCCTTCTAATTTTGACACAAATTCTTTTACACCTTTTTTGTTTTTATATTCATCTGAATTTAAAGTTTCAATTAATTTTTTTGCAGTTTTTTTAGTGTAGTTTATAACAGAATCTAAATCGCCTTGTGCATAATTAACTTCTTTTATCAAATTAGTATCAACAGTAGCGAAACTGGTACTGATTTTTGCTAGTTTGTCCATCGCAGTTTGATCTATACTTTCAGCAATTTTTTGTACATCTTGTGATAATCCTTTTATTTCATTTATAGCAGTTTCTGTTGCATTAGAACCAAGTTGATTTATCAATCCGCTTTGTGTAATGGATCCTAATGCCATGAAATTCAATTTAGTATTTATGTATTGATTAGTTTTCTCTTTTTCTTCTTCTTTTAATTGAACTTTTGCAGTAGGTGATAATGTTTCTGTCCAAGACACTTGTTGAGTTGAAATATTCGCAACATTTAAAGCAGCTTTTATAACGTCGTTTTCATATTTTTCTTCTGCCATGATAAATTCTTTATTTGTTGTAACTATAGCTTGAGATGCTTGCTTTGACAATTTATCTGTTTGAGGTTTTAATTGTCCATTTTGATCATAGAATCTTTCATAAATATTATTTATAATAGAAGTAATATTTTTTTGTAAAGAATCAAGTTTAGACTCTGCTTCTTTTATTTTTGCACTATCTCCAGTTGCAAGAAGCTTTTTTGCTATTTCAATTTCTTTTTTGAAGTCTGACACATCTAGGCCTGGAATTGACATTCCCATAGCTTGGACTTCAGCTTCCAAAGCCATTAATTTATCAACTGCAGAAAGGTTTTTCTGTCCTGCTTCGTCATTCATTAGTTTAAGATTTTTTATAGCTTTAGGAATTTGAGATATTTTATTTGTAATTTCCATAATATCACTAACAGATTTAGTGCTATAATCAATTTGCAAATTCGGAATACCTTGTATAGTATCATTGTATGTTGCGACACTTCTTAATAATTCTGGTATAGCATTTGCATATACATCTTTATATTTCATCATTAATTCGTCATTTAAACCTGTAACTGCGAATGTTTTTGTTCCAGATTGTTCATTGACAAAATAAGCTAAACCTGTATTTCCTAACATCATAATATTTACATCGTTCTTTTGTATTTTTGCATTGTAATCATTTAATTTTTCTACAAATTTTGACATTATAGTTCCTTCAACGCCTAAATTCTTATTGAAAGAATAAGCTTCTTTCATTGCTTCGTTTTGCCTATTTGCAATTTTTTCTGTCAAAGATTGGAATTCGTCTTTCAAAGATTTAAAGTCATCCATTATACCTATTTTATTTGCTGCATTAAATGCTTTTCCTATGTCACCCATTATTTGAATTAATCTATTAAAATCTTCATCGCTTAATACATCTTTATTTAAAATTGCATAAGCTTCTTTAATATTGTTAGTGATACCTTCCTTCAATGGCTTTTCATATTGTTTTAATACTTCTTTTCGCGAATTTTCTTTTTCTTGTTTTTTAAATTCTGCAATTTTCTTTTCTGTTGCGGATACATCTATACCTGTTGTTTTTGCTGAAGATATCAAATCTTCTAAAGCACCTAATTCATAAGTTCTTATAGCTTTGTTAGATTGTGATTGTACTTGATTAAATAAATCTTCTATTTTATTTTGTAAATCTTTTTTATCAGCAGGAGTTAAATTCCCTTCATTTATTTGTTTAGCTAAAGCTTGTATGCTTTTCATTTCTGGAGTACTTGGCGGTTGTTTCAATTTCTCTGCATTTTTAGAAGTGACATCTAAAGTTGTATCTACTTCTTCAAGTAATTTATCAAGCTCTTTATTAGTTTTTTTAGTAGAAATTATAACATTTATTTGCTGCTTTAATTTCTGGAGTTTTTGTTTAAATTCTGCAGTTTTATCTGTTTCTTCTAATTTATTTAGTATATTAATATCATTATCAATAGTATCTACAAATTTCAATAGGATTTCCTTATATTGTTCAGGGAAATTCTTAAGTCCTTCTGCATTATCAACAAAGAATTGGTTTATAGTTTGAATATCTAATCCTATTTGTTTTATAAGATTTTTCTTATCTTCATCGGATAAAGTGCCACTCCCTAAATTAGCAAGTTTTGCATCTATGTCTTTTACTAATTTAGAACTAGGACTAAATCCTTGTTCCAATAATTTTTTCTTTGCTGTCTTTAATAATTGTTTTATTTTCTCTTGTGTTTCAACATCTATTCCGGTTTCTTTTGATATATTTTCAAGATTTAACACAGACCCTAAAAGTTTAGCCGCTGATTTTTGTTTATCTTCATCAGAAATTGCTTTTACAAAAGTATCTAAATTTTTCTGTAATTGTTCAATTGTTTCTACAGTATATTCTGAAATATCAACAGGCTTAGATGCTTTCGCTATAGTTGTGTCTAATTCGTATATTTTATCTTTTAATGTTTCCGTTTGAGTGTCAAGACTTTTATCTATGACACTACCCATATCTTTAAGTCTTGACAAAATATCTTTTCTAACGCTTTCGTCTGTGATTTTAGCAGCCTTTTCGGTTGCAGTTTGTATAGTTTCAAATAATTCTTTTCCTGCTTTTTGTATTTCTTCTACGTTCCCTGTAGAGACTATTTCCTGGTATTTTTTTACTTCTTCTTTTATTTGTTCTAAGTCTATTGTTTTTGCGACTTTGTTTAAATCTTCTTGTTTTTTACTCAAATCCTCTTTGTTAGCGGATAAAAATTCAGTAAGTTCATCAATTTTTGATATCATTCCGTCAGGTGTAGAAATATTTTGTAATTGGGAAGATTCTGTTCCCAATAATTTTAAGTTAGCCTCTATCTCTTTCAATTTCTTTTGTGCTTCTTCTCTTTGTTTTTTATCTTCAATTTTTTGAGTATCAACAAAGTCTTCTTTTAACTTTGTCAAAGCCTCTTTTATTTCTTTGTTTAAAGTATCGTAATTTCCATTTTCAAGATATTCCTCTGCATGATTTATTAAATCTTCATACGCTGATAGATCTAATTCTCCAGGATTTTTTATAATTTCTTTTACTCTGTTGATTGTTTTAGTAGCTATATTTTTTGCGTCTTTAGAATTGTCTTTTAAGATATCTTTAGAAACTTCAGTGTATAATGATTCAAGTTGTTCAAGTTTATCTGCATAGTCTCCTAAACTCAAATTCCCTTTTTGAAGTTGAGTTGCTAAATCCTTTATCTTTGAAATTCTTTTATCTGTTTTGGTTAAATCATCTTTTCTTGTGTTCAAGACATCCTTTAAAGAATCAATAGTTCCAGATGAAATAATGTCAGATTTGACAGATTCCATTTCCTGATATTTTTTCATTATTTCTTCTTTTAATTTTTTCATGTCAATTTTGGAAGGATCTACTTTTAAAGTAGTTAGCATATCAGATAATTTTTCTGTCATCAACTCATCAAATTCTTCTGTGCCTATCTCATCTTTATGCTTGTCCAGAAAATCCTGTATTTGATTAAATTCATCTTTTATGATATTAAATTGACTTGTTTCATCTCTTCCTTTATATGTTTCATATTTTTCTTTGAATTCTTTAATGAGATTTTTCCCTGTTTCAGAGGACAATTTATATTTGTTTTTTATGATTCTATCTACTTCATCTTGTAATTCCTTAGGTAATTGTCCTTTTATTTCCTGAAGAGTTTGAACGCCGTGGGTTATTCCACCACGTGTGCCTTTTTCTAAAGCACCAATAACGGAATCAATTTGTTTTTGTATATTTTCAGGAACTAAATTAGAATTCATTTGTTGATATGCAAAACTAGCAACATTAGCAAATTCTTCTAGACCGTTCGCTTTTAATTCTTTGTTTGCAACTAATAAAGTAGATTTATCTCTTATATTAAATAATGCATTAAAAGCAGCATATTTCTTACTTGTTTTTGCTTTTTGATTGTATATATCTTGATAAGGTTGAATTATGGATAATATTTCATCCTTTCTAGCAGTGTCTGACATTCCGGCTGCTATTTTCACTATTTCATTAATTGCTCCGGCTTTTTGTTCTACAGTGGCATTTTGATCTTCAAGAGTGGTTATTAAGTTTTCTATTTTAGCATATTTTTCTTTATCTTTATCAGTAATTAAATTCTTTTCAATATTTCTAAATTTGGAAGTAAATTCCTTTCCTACAGTTCCATATTCTGTAGCTAATTCTCTTCCAGCTTGTGACATTCCTGTTTGTTTTAAAGCATTATCTATGTTCTTATTTATTCCTTCAATTTGTTTATCTACAGTTTCTAAATCAGATTTCATAGAATCTATTTTATCGTGAATTTTAGAAATTACATCCTTTAATTTGTTTTTAGTTTCGGTAAGCTGAGTTTTGATTTTAGAAGTATCAAATCCAGAATCTTTTATTTTTTCTAATAAAGCTTCGTCTTTTGTCAATAAAGCAATAAATGAATTTGCTGTTTGAGCATCTTCTTTTTTAGGTATATAATTGTTTGCTGTAATTGTATTAACCCAATCATTTACTTTAGAAATATCTTGTTTAATTTTATTTGTAATTGCATCAAACTCTTCTTTAGTTATTTTAGCACCAGCAAATATCTTCTGCTCAGTTACTTGCTCTTTTAAATCAGCTGGGAGTTCCATTTTTGATAATTGTTCAAGCGCTGTACCTACTAATTCTTTGTTAGAAGGTGCAATTAAATTCGATTGCTGAACTATGGAATTACCTTGCTCAAGAATATTTTTAAGTTTTTTTGTATCTAATTGTTCGGCGCCTACAACTTCTGCAAGTTGTTGCTGGTATCTTTGTAGATTTTTATTAAAAATTTGTTTGGATACAGGCTGCGATAAAGCAGATTTTGGTTGTACTATTTCAAAACCTGCAACTTTTTGTTTTACATCTTCTGTGTTTAATTTTATATAATCTCTTATTTCTTTTGTAATTTTTATAATTGCTTGACGACCTTTCTCGTCAATCACATCTTCATTCGCAATATTAATTGCATTATTCAATTTTACTGCAATTTGTTTAGATATTCTCGCAACTTCTTCAAAATCTCCATTTTTAGCAGCAGGTGTTAATTTGTTTTGCAAATCATCTATTATAGAATTGAAATTTTTAATAACTCTTGTTCCAAAAATTTCTGTATTAGAAGCTAAGAAACCTGGAATTTTATTTATATCATTAGGAACTGTTTCGATTGTTGCAGGTTGTGTCCCAGTTACAGTTTGCCCGGTTGCTATTTGTTTAATTATATCTTCTGCTTGTTTTAAATCCATTGAACTAGCTATATTATTCTGGGCCGCAACTAAAGCTGTTCCGTATTTTCCTGCTTCTAATATATTCCTTTTGTATTTGCTTAGAGTTAAAGTTGTATTATCTCCTACGAAAGTATTTCTCTTTGACACAGTTGCTTTATATGCATTTATATAAGCATTAGTTTGCTTGTCAGAACTAGTTCCTATTTGTGCTATTGCTCTTGTTCTTGCATCGACCAAATTCATTAAATCTTCGCCAACACCTGCAGCAATATCTGTGAAACGTTCTCCTAGAGTAACATTTCCTGTTTCACCAGGAATTATAACTTTTCCTTCCGGAGTTTTAAGTGATGTTCCTTGAGTATTTAATATTTTATCAATTTCCATAAAATTCATAGAACCGATTTCTTGCTTTAAAGCTTCTTTTTGTTCTGGAGTTAAAGTTTCATAACGTTCTAAATCAGCGCCTCCACCAAAAATTGGTATTTTTCTAAAAATATCTGCCATATTTTCCCCTAATTTTAGGGAGCCTTGTCTGACTCCAGATTTTAAATCAGACCAGAATTTAGAGGCACTTGTTCCTAGTCTTCCCCAGAAACCATATTTTTTTAATAAGTATTGATATTGGTCAGCTTCTTTTCTCCTTTCACTTTGCATAAGTGTTCTATTAGCATTAATCATATTGCTTCTTGAAAGAGAAGAAGCCATCATAACTGCGGTTTCATAATCCATTCCATATTGATTCATCAAATAATTTACTGAGAAATCTTTAAAACTTAGTTTATCTTTATAAGGTAACCATGCTTGATAAATTTGGTCACGCATTCCGGCAGAAAGTACATTACTTACGATATCAGGACTTGCGGTTTGTGTCAAGATAGAAGTCAAGGCTTGGTTTGATGTAATCCCCATAGAACTAGCATTCGCTGCACCTATAGCAGAATAATTTGTATATAGTTTCATTCTTTCTTCAGGTGTATTAGCTTGTTCTAATTGTTGATTGAATCGTGCAAAAGCTTGTTTGTTGAAAGAATATTTTCCTTTTTCTTTATCATACTCCAGGAAAGCAGCCATAGCAGATAATGGTAAAGAATTTGCACTGCCAACGTTTCCTTGAAGCATATTTGACATCATGCCGGTAAAACCTGACATGAATTTTTCAACTGCAATTTGTCTTCCACCAAGTTGCTCTATTATTTGATTTCCTTCTTGTGTCATTGCATAATTGGAGAACAGAGCTTGACCTAAAGCAGTAGTAGCTGCAGCAGATTTCCCAGACATACCAGTTTGCCTTAAAGCAGTTGCATATTGTACATTTTGTTGTGCCATTGCTTGAGGGTTCATTCCTACTTGTTCTCCAATAAACTTTGTTCTATATGCCAAATCAGATGTAAAATTAATATCTGTAATTCCTAATTTTTTATATTCACCCATAAGTTTAGTGGCATCTTCCAATGACATATGCAAAGCACCACCAACTTCTTTTACTGTTTCGACTAAATCTTTAAACTTTTTCTTAAATTCCTTTGTATCCCTAACCATACCAACTAAATCATATTGATTTAATAAAGGCAGCAAGTCTTTTTTTACTACATCTTTTGGGATTATTTCAGCCATATCAGCAGCAACATCTTCTATTTGTTTATAATACCTTTCTAAATCTTTTAATTTCATTATAGGGCCATTTTTATTTGGAGCAATAATAGAAGTAAGATAAGGACGCAAATCTTTTACATCTGACAAACCAGAAATAGCATCAGATAATCTCACCATTCCCGTACCTATCGTACCGCCAAGAGTAGCACCTAAAAACTCTCCACCTAATGCTCCTACAGCTGTTCCTACTGGTCCTAATAAAGAGCCTAAAGCAGCTCCAGCATATCTACCTGCAAAGCCTCCTACTCCCATTCCAATAATAGATGCTCCTGCATCTCTTATGTTTTCATCTAATCTTAAATTAATTGCTTTGTTATATTCGGTAGGAGTTATATTAAAAGCAGTTTTTGAATATAAAGGTGCATCATATAAACTGCCGTAATAACTTAAAGGATTATAAGGCCCTAAACCCATTCCTGCGTTTTGAGCATAGAAAGGATTAGCAGGAGTAAGAACACCAGAAACTGTTCCATAAGTGTTGCTCATAGACATAGTCATTACATTAACAAGTTTATCTAATTTAGAATTTAATTGTTGCATAGATTGATTTAAAGCTAAAGAATCAACTGAAGGCCCTATTTGAAGAGGTTGAGCGGCGGACGACGCCATAGGTATAGAAGTAACCGGGGCTTGATATACAGGCCCCGTGGATGGTATGCTCATTTCTTGTGCTTGCTGCATCAATAATGGTTGGTTAGGATCTATCATGAATTAAACACCACCTATTGTTAATTTGTTCCTAGAGATTTTGAAAGTTGGTCAAAGAATTTTTTTACATCCATGGCTTTCTTTATGTTATTGGTTTTTTTAAGTTGTCCAAATAAAGATCTATCGAATTCTTTGTGTATTTCTTGCAACTTATTCGAAGCTTCTTGACTATTACCTACTGCAGCTATTATTGCAGTAACAATCATCATAACTCCATAATAAATGCTTCTTCTCTCTCTCATTATTTCGAAGAGCGCAAGATTTTCATCTATTTGGTCTTCAAGCGGAGGCTGACCCAGTTTCTTCAGATGCGCTGTCACTATCCCCTTCTGACTTTCGAAAAAAGTCTTTTACACCTGAAACACCTGTTTCTGTACCTTCTAAATAATTATTCAAATCATTAAGCATTTTGTTATAAGTTTCCATTAACTGTTGTAAATAATTTACTGGAAGATTATTTATAAATTCTAATCTTGGAAGAATAAACTCTTCATAAATATCATCAGCTGTCATAGGTCTTCCTTCAAATAAAACTCTACCCTTAAGTTTTGCTTGCATATACAAATCTCCTACAAAGTCAGCGCCTTCTACTGGTTCTCCATTAACTTTAAAAAGAGAAACTGCTAAAACTGCTTGTGTGTTGTAAGATTGCAACCTTGTCAAACTTAAAGGTACATCTTCTGAAGATTTTAAACTTAACCTGTCAAGAATAGATTCAGCTAACATTCCGTCTTTTGTGTTTAAACTTCGTAATGTAATCTTTAATTCCTTACCTTCTTCGTTTGTTAAAATGACATCCTCAGTTAAAAACTTTTTCTTAAAAAAATCTGTGTAATCTCTTAAACTCATATAAGACACCCCCGTAATAAAATTTGTTTCTAAGTTATTATATCATAGAATATATTAAAATTGCTAATCTTTGAACGTTAGTATTGACTGGAAAAATATGTTATAATGAACATAAGAAAAAAAATTGAAAGGAGGCTTCCTTTTATTATGAAGCGTGCAAAAAGAAGTATTATGAAAGCATATGTGGAAATCTTCAAAGAAGCTTTTCCAACTTTTTCTAAAAGATTTATTAATGGAATAGTGATTAACGAACAACAAAAATCTATAAGTTTTGATGTTGAAGTGGATTCATTAAAATACAAAGCTGTTTTACGAATAGGTCTAGAAACCGAAATAATCACTATCTTTGAAACTATGGTCACTATTTTAGAAAACACTTCAACTAAAACATTGGAAGTGCCTTTGGGAGCAAGTAGAAGAAAATACAAATTACCTCCTAAATCACAGGTAGCTTGGGTTGGAGAACGTACTATCCTCGAAAAAACATTAAGAGATTATTTAAACAGAATTGAATATGAAAACAGAAAAGTAATGCTTAATCCAAAAAACAAAGTAATATTACAATATAAGATGATTCCTTTTTCTAATAAATCAGCTGTTAAAAAATTTTTAAAAAGGAAAACACCAATTTTATATGTGGATTTAATAGATGAGTTAAATTAAACGCCCTTTTTTAGGGCGTTTTTTTATGCTTAAAAAACGAGAATATTTTTGGTATATATAATATGTTCAGTGACTTCTATAGGAAGTTCTTGAACAAAATTTAAGCCTGTAGGATTCTTTCCCACATTCCTGCAGGCGATATAACGGAGGTGGGAATATGTTGTTTAAGAAAAAAGAAGCCCCTAAAATGGGGCAAAAATTTGTGAAACTCTCGGTCGAAAAGGCCGAGGGTTTCGAGCTCGGCCTAAGAATGGCCGGTTTCGAGAAAAGCAGCACCCATAAAAAGGTGCTGCGTGAAATCCCCTGGGGGTACAGGGGATTTGTAGTAGATCTTGATGAAAAGATCTACTATATTGTAATAGGGGTGTGATACCCCTTTCTTTTTTACAAATTGCATTGTAAAAAAATAAAAAAATATTGGTATATATATATAGGTAAAGGGCGCCGCCCTGAATATTTTATTATCCTGTGCATTTAAATGTCTAATAATAATTTGAAAAAACGCTTAAAAATGCACAGGGTTTTGGTATATATAAATTGTGAGCAGGACTTCCTTTAGAGGTCCTGCATATCTCCCTGGAAGTCAGGGAGCGGAACTGCGAGACATCGCAGGCGGAAAACTCCTCTACTTTTTATAAGTAGGGCAAGGGAGGCTCTAATATTAGGGCTTCCCGGTAGCGAGTACGCCGCAGCGCTCTGCCTCGTAGGGAAGCTGTACTGATTTTCAGGGAGAAGTCCTGGGCCACGGGACTATAAACAATGTGGAAGTGCCCGTATAAGGGCGCGTTAAACAAAAACCGGCCCCACAGGAATATTGCTCTCAGTCCTGTTGGGGTGACATGGAGGTGAGAGCATGAAGTTATTTTTAAGGGTTCTGAACGAACCCTCAAAATTCCCGGAGGAAGTTATTATAGCTTCCCTCCGGGAAGCTTTTAAGTACGGCCGTCGGTATGAGGCCGTCATAAAAAAAATGTTACAGGACCCGGAATTCCGGGTTCCTGTAACAATCAAAATCCCCTCAAGGATGAGGGGATTAGTCCGCAAGGATGCGGAAGAAAAAAAGGGCACAGGCAGGAGTGCCCGCCCTGGCTCAGCCAGGGTATTAAAGAGCACTGGAAGGTGCTCTATATACATCAAATCTTACGGGGTTGTTCCCGCGAGATTTGATGTAAGAGGCACTGTCGTAATGATAGAGCCTCTTAAAAAAGGAACCGCAGCATATGCGATTCCTACAGAATTTTTCTTCGGAGCTGTGCGCTCCGGAGAAAAATATCTAAACCTAGATGAAGTACCTTTCAAAAGGTACTATCATCGAGGTAAAAGTATTGAAATCATAGCCGGTAAATAGTCCTGCCTACCGGCTATGATTCTTTTTTTATATTGTGTATTATAATATTATCGCTTAAAAACACATCAAATCTTGGTATATATAAAATGCAAAGGGAGTTAAATACCCTGAGCAGACAGCCTCAGTATCGTCCGACTGAGGTGGTGATGGTAAGGACGACAGGCTCAACTCTACTGGCCTGTATAAATATACGGTAGGGTAGCGGTTGCTCACGACCGCTATATAAATAAGTGAGGATTGCGCGGACTGACCTCCGACAGTTCGCAATGCAATCAAATTTTAAAAGGAGGGGTTGTCTTGAAGAAGATCAAATGGATTTCAAGGCATCCTCTCCCAGCTGAAGCTCTTGAAGCTTTGGCTAAGGAATTAAATGTTTCTGCATCCGATATTGTTGTAGATGCAGAAAACATTTTATTCCCAGCCGATGCTGATGGAGCTTATGCAGCTTTAAAAGAAGCTGCAGCTGGATATGACGCTGTGGGTTTTGTTGCCCCAGCTCAATTGACAGCTGCTCTTCTTAGAGCTGCAGCAGCTGGGAGAGGCCTTGGAACCAAAGGGTTCTTTGTAATCTCTGTGCCAAAAATGGCACCTGATGGGATTACAAGAACCTTTGTATTCGATCACATAGAAGTATTTGATATGTGATTGAATACAGGTTCCTCGGAGGCGAGGTTGCTCAGAACCTCGATGCCGAAATCTGGGCTCTGGAGTAGGTCTCTCCAGAATAATATAAAAAGACAAGCATAATCCTATACGATGACGGTATAGGACTATGCTAGGGTGGCAGGTCTTTTTCGAGGCCTGTTTTCTTCTTGTCACCCGAAGGTCCGAAAAGGGCCTAACAGAAAACAGGTGGGCTTAACGCCCTTTCTTATTTGAGAAGGTTGTCATTGATAGCCTTCTGAAATAAGAAAAATAATTCCAACCTCACAGGAATCTTACTCCCAGTTCTGTGAGGAGACATTGGAGGTGGGAGTATGTTAAAAAAAATTTTTTTTATTTTAATCTTTGCAGCCGCAATTGCGGCTGCATTTGTCTTCGGCTATGCCTATGGCAAAGCCGAAGGCAGAGAGCAAACCGCAGCATACTTGCAGCTGCGGTTTGAAGATAAAATAAAAGAAACCGCATCCCAGGCATGGGATGACGGTTTCGAAGAGGGTTCCATCGCAGGATGGAACCTTCTTTTGTCCTTCCTTGAATGGAAGGATATTACAAGCGTTGAAGAAATTCAACGCTTGGTTAATTCGGAAGCTGTAACTTTAACTTCCGAATTAAAAAATTTCCAGGAGCAGCAGAAAAAACTGTTTCTGGAATCTCACTAAACAAAACCGCGCCGTAACTCCGAGGCGCTCCTAAATATCGGAGCTGTAATATGTAGGGGAGGTTCCTACACACGCAGCACACTACTGCGCGGACAATTAAAGTGTCGGAGTTTG